CGCATGCGGCCGAGAGTGGTGTTCCCGACACCAGTGATGTGGATCTCCTGGTTCAGGTTGATCCGGTTCTGGCGGAACGCGGTCTCGGCGTCGTCCTTCGTCTTGAAGGGCTCGCCGTGCTTGCCGCGAGCGATGCTCATCCGGTAAAGGCTGAGCGCGGCCTCGTTCGCCGGAGCGAAGAGAACGTCGCCGCTGCTGTCCGACAGCGTGCGCTGCGACGGCAAGATCCGATGCGCCTCTTCCACAGCGCTCTGCGTCAGCGGAACCATCAGAGCGACGGTGTCACCGTCGATGTCGCCGCCGAGAGGCGGCAGGATGAGCGGGCTGACCTTGATGGCGGGATCGTCGGTCAGGCGCACTCGCTGCGCCACGAGCCCGTACTGGTGCAGCACGGGATCCCGCTTCATCAGCACCGGCCGCGTCAGAACCTCCTGTTCCAACGCCCTCACCGCCATCGGATCCTTGCGGCTGATCATACGCTGGGCTTCGTCCGGCTTCACGCGCGCCTGGATGAGACGACGCGCCACCATCGGGCGCATCAGCTCCATAGCGATCTTCTTCGGCAGGCCCATCTCGTCGACGCTGAGGTTGGGGTCCACGACGATGGTGGCGCGGGACGTATAGTCCTGCTTCTTCGCGATCATCTTGTCCTGGAAGAAACCGTCCTTCGGCTGCTCACCGGAGATCATGTGGATGATCCCGGGCAGCGTCTTATCCGGATCTTCCTTGGTCCCGCGCATGTCGAGATCGAGCGCCTTCTTTCCCTTCGGCGTGGTACCGAAGAGGTTGCCCATCTCCTGGTAGAGCCCGGCGCGAACGTCGAGCGTGTTGTTGTACGGCACCTTCTTCTCGCCCTTGCGGATCGTCTCGTTCACCATGCCGAGCCGCTTGTACAGCGAGTTGAGCGGATTGTTCTTCACCGTACCGTCGGGCAGCGTGGTCTGCGGACGAAACACCGGCGGCAACACCGGGATCGCGCTCATCGTCCAGGCCTCGGCCAGGTTCTTCCCGCTCTCCTTCACGGTCTTGAGCGATCGGTACTTGAAATGCAGCTTGTCGAGCGCGGTGCCCTTGACCTTCGGGTCTTCGAGCGCCGACTTCGTCCGCTTCATCTCCTTGTCGATGTCGATCTTGGCCAGCGCAGCACGGATGGCCGCACCGCCATACGTACCGTCGGGCAGCTTCGCCTTCCCCTCGATGATGTTGGGGATGTCGCGCTCCTTGATGCCGAGCGTGTTCGCGATCGAACGTGCGTAGACGGGATTCGGCATCGGCTCCACCAGCTCGATGTGGCCCCAGTGCTGGCCGAGCGGGCCTCCGGTGATGACGGGGTCGAAGAGGCCTCCGGGCTCCGGCCTGTCGTCCTTGCCCCGGATACCGCGCGTCGGGCGCGTGATCTCTCCACGGCTCAGCGCCCGCACCTCTTCATCGCTACGCGGCATCAGACGGATCTCGGCCCCGGTCTTCTCCACGTTGACGCCGAGACCCGTCAACATCGCCTCGAACTTCTTGAAAACGAAGGGCACCTTGGGCGCCGGTACACGATCGCCGTTCGCCAGAGCACCCCAGACCTCTCGGGCCTGCGGCTGATCCGACTTCAGCGTCTGCATCTCACGGAGGTTTTCCTTGAGACCAGCAGCCAACGCCGCGTAGACGCCGAGCGCACCCAGACTCTGGGCGCCGGAGTGACCACCGCCGCGGGGCACGCGCGTGTCGTTGTCGTAGTGGATTTTGGGCGCATCGTACTGCGCCAGCTCACCGCCGTATCCACCCGAGCGGACGTGCGTCTTCTTGTCGATCTGATGTTCGAGCTGGAACGCGTAGTGAGGACCCACCATCACGTCACCGAGACGACGCCCGGTCTTCGGGTCGTAGAGCGCCTCGGTGTCCGTGAGCCCGTGCGCCGACAGCTCGTCCTGCATCTTCTTCAGATAGTCGACCCCGCCCTGGAAGTTCTTCACCAGGTACGGCTTGCCGGTCTTCTCTGCGATCTTACCCGCTGCGGTCTCCAAGAGCTGCCCGGGATTCATGCGTCCCGGTACCGAGACCGGGTTGATGAGCATCTCGACTGGACGGCCCTTCTCGTCGTGCGGCATCTCCTTGTCGGGGATGATCTGCGTGACGATGCCCTTCGCGCTGTGACGCGTCGAAATCTTGGAACCGATCTGTGCGGGCTCCAGGGTCTTGAGGTGCACGACGATGTTCTTGCCCTGACGCTCCGCTCGTACCACTTCCGCTTCGTAATCCCCGTCCCAGACCATGGCGCCGTTGTTGAACTTGCTGCGAAGCCGCTTGCCGATCTTGAACTTCGCGCTGAGATCGGCAGTACCCGGAAGCTGCGTCTCGGTGAGCGCAAGCACGAGCGGATCACCCGGCTTCACTTTCTCTCCGGCGCGAATGATTCCGTCGTCTCCGATCTTGGCCACTCGATCCTTCGAGTAGATGGCGCCCTTGTCGATGAGGAACTGCCGCTTGCCGACCACTGTGGAGTCGGAGATCAGCATGGTCGGTTTGTACAGGTGGTCGGAGGCGAGACGACGGGCCGCGCTGTCGGAGATGACGATGCCGTCCTCGTGGTTGGAGCCGTTCGCGATGTAGGCGGTGCGCAGGTTTGCGCCGAGAGCCAGTACGCCGTCCCTCGTGTAGTTGTTGTCCGCGACGATCTGCTTGGACGTGACGGAATCGCCGGGCTTCACGAGCGGAGTGCTGTGGAGCTGACCCTTCAGATCGTTGGTGGGGTAGTGGTGGTAGAGATGGACGGAGTGATTCCCTCTGTCCTTGCCTCGGATGAGGATCTCGTCCGGCTTCACTGCGGTGACGATGCCATCGACGGGGGAACGATGGCTGAGGAACCCAGTACCGACGATCTGCTCGAAGCTCCTGCCGGCACCGGCCTCCACCTGTACGAGAGGAGCCTCGCGCCCGACGACACTGATCGCCTGTGCCATGTGACGAGCCGACATCGTAGAGCGGCCCGCGCTGTCGTTCTGCATGAACGGCACGAGGTTGGTCTCCACGGCGAATATCTGCGCCGCCGTAGGCATGACGTAGTCGGCGGACGACATCGGTAGATCGTCGACCATCTGACCGCGTCCGTTCGACATACGGACCGACTTGCCAAGCGGAACGGGAGTGCCCTTGTCCCACTTCACCTGATCGGGGAGCACGACGTTGCTGACCGCAGCCGTGGCGGCGTCGACATCCTCCATCTTCTTCGTTTTGGTGTTGTAGAGCCGCATGTGCGGCTTACGATCTTTCACCATGACGCCGAACGTCAGGTGCGTGTTCACGCCCGCATTCGACTCCGGGGTGAACACTGGGTCGAGGAAGCCGAGATGGCTGGGATCGAGGCTGGTGTTCGACTTCGAGAGCGCGTGAGGATTCTGAATACCGCCGGGGCCGGTGATCGTGACCATGCTGTGATCGGCGAGCATGGAGACCGGGTTCGTCTGCTTGCCGTTGGCGGACAGCGACGTGGTGAAGACGTGGTACAGCGGACGCTGAATGACGTCGGGCGCGAACACGTCGCGCAGCACGGTGGCATCGCCGGAGAGCAGGCGGCGCTGGGTCGTGGGCTTGCTGAGCGCGCGCTGCACGCGCATCTCGATGTCGTCCTTCGCCTTGGCGATACGATCCACGAACTGGTCCCGTGCCTGCCACAGCTCCTTGTACCGGAGACTGTCGATCGGGTCGGGGTCGCGACGCTTTGCCGCGACATCGAGCAGCTTCTTCGACGCCTCGAACAACACGTCGCCGTTCACGCGCTCCGACTTCACGCCGACGTTGGCCTCGGAAACGATCGGGTCGATGCGTGTACCTTCGAAGATGGCGCGGGCTTCCAGCGCCGGATCCGTACCGGCGGGAAGCGGCTCCTTGCGCCACGTCTCGTAGAACGACTTCAGGTCACGAGCGACGTTGGCCTTCTTCTTCGACGCCTCGAACGCATCCTTGCCCCACGACGCCTTCATCTGCTCCTCGGACACGCCGAGTGCGGTGAGCACGGAGAAGAGAGGGATCTTGCGAGAACCCAGCTTCATGTAGAGCTGATCGTCGTCGCTCTTCTGCACGTCGAAGCTGCGCCCCTTGGCGAGCTGGAACTGCGCCTCGAACTCGCCGGGCTTCTCCGTCGCTTTCACGTAGACGCCCGGGCGCAGTCGCCACTGATTCGTGATGAACTTCTCCTGCCCCGCGACGATGTAGGAGTAGTGACGCGTCAGCTTCGGGATCTTGGCGACCGGGTAGTCCTTCTTCGTGATCAGCGGCTTTCCGGTCGTGGTGTCGACGACGCTGAGCGTGCCGGTGACCGGCGCCGCCCACGTGCGTCCTTCCATCTTGTGCTTCTGCTGATCCTTGATGTCGTCGACCCCAAGGCGGTCGTCGACACGCAGGTCGTCGACCCGCACCTCGAAGCGCCCCGTCCGGTCCTTGACCGGAAAGGTCTGGGAGATCTGGGAGAGAAGCTGGGTCTTCAGCTCCTCGAACTGGTGGCGCGGGTCGGAGGTGAGCACACCGCAGTCTACTCGGCGCCGAAACAAAGGGTCAACGCGCGTGCGTACGCAGCTATCAGCAGGTGGAGGCAGAGATGCAAGATCCCAAGGAAACAAGCACCGAAGACAACGACAGCGACAGCCTCAGCGACTTCGAGAAGTCCCTGAACGATGCGCTGGAGCAGTCCACGGAGGAGAAGAACGAGGAACAGAGCTAGATGGGCCTGATCGATATCTTCTTCTGGTCCGCCCTCGCCGGGTTCGCACTCGGCGTGATCGATGCCATGACGTTCAGTCCCGCTTGGCGGTGGCTCTTCGGAGGAACATGAAAGACAAGGTAGAACGCGCTCAGATCGAGGAACCCGATAGCACAAGTACCGGGTTCGACGACATCACCGCACCCTGCGATGCCTGCGGCGAGGAGAACGTCGGCGTCGGCACGCCCGTCATGATGATCATCCCGGGCATGATCTTCAACAACATCGAGTACGACGTGCCGATGTTCGTCCCGGATCCCGACGTGAAGCTGCGCATCGTGCAGCTTCCGAACGGGCAGCTCGGGTTCGTCACCGACCACAACGTGACGAAGTACACGCACCAGGACTGCTACACGCGCCTCGTCGACGAGGTGGCGTACATGGACCCGGACGAAGACGAGAACGACGAAAACGAAGAGATCGAGGAGAGCGAAGAGGAATGACGTACTCATTCACACAGTCAGAGATCTTGGTCCGGCGTGAGCTGGAGATGCAGACCAACCTCATCAAGAAAGGGGTCCGTCATCCGCTGAACAACCCGCTGCTCCTCGGTCCTACCGGTATCGGCAAGACGGCGATCGCATCGCGTGCTTGTGATCTCTACGAGCTGCCACTGCTCGCCATCAACTGCGGCGAGAACAGCGACCCCACGGATGTGTCGGGCGTTCCGGTCCCCAGCATGGTTCGGCACTTCCTGCACAACGGCAGCAACAGCGAACGGGAGGGCGCGCGCGTGGCGTACATGGAGTGGGTGCTGAACCGCTACGCCGCCATGGCATGCGTGGAGCCCAGCTTCCTGTTCTTCGACGACCTCGACAAGGCCGACCCTTCGGTGCAGGGCGCGCTGCTCGGGGTCACAGCGAACCGTCAGTTCCGTGATCGCACGCTGCACCCCGGAACGCTCATCATGGGGGCCGGCAACCGTCTCGGCGATGACCAGCACGCGAACGAGATCAGCGAATCGCTCCGTACCCGGATGACCATCATCGAGATGATCCCGGACATCGGCAGCTTCGCGACGTATGGTCGAGCCAGCGGAGAGATCCACGACACGGTGCTGGGCTACCTGTTCTTCAAGCCCGCGCATCTCTTCGAGCACATGGACAACGTGCCGCGCTTCCCCACCCCTCGTGGGTGGTGGGAGGTGTCGCAGCAGTTCTTCGCCTACCCCAGCCCGAAGCAGGACGTCTTCAACAACAACACGCCCTCGAACTGGAAGGGCATCGTGGAGCGGAAGTGCGGCCAGGCAGTCAGCAATGACTTCTGGGCCTGGCACGAAGTCATCAGCGAGGTCAACGTCGATCAGATCCTCCTGAACGGTGACGTGCAGTTCGCGTCGAGCGGCGCGGAGCGTCGCATGAAGCAGTTCGCTGCGATCTACGCCGTGGCCGTGCGCCTGAACCAGAGCGGTGTGCAACCGCAGTACACCGGTCTGGAGAAGGCCGTCGCATCGCTCGATCCCGAGATGCGCGTGGCTCTCGTCGTCCAGCTCAAGATGAAGGTTCGGGTCGACATCGCCACGATGTTCCCGAAGACCGCCGACGTCATGATGTCCGATCTCGTGCAGATGGGAGACGGCGAGAGCACGCTCGTCGCCCCCAAGAAAGGAAGTACTCCATGATCGATGAGTCCAGCTTCAGAGATGCGGCCGCCCTGCTTCTGGTGAAGCGCGCGATCCGCGAGCTGATGATGGACTTCCCCCTCGGCGGCCTCTCCCTCATGGGGGAGGCCGTGCGAGTCGTGGAAGACGCCAGCATCGGCACGATGTGCACCGACGGACGAATGGTGTACGTGGCCCCGAACTGGGTGCTGAAGAACGCATCGTTCGGGACAAAGTTCGATCTTTTGCACGAGTGGCTCCACATCTTCTTCAACCACGTCGCACGTAAGGGCGATCGTGATGGAAAGGTGTGGAACGAAGCGTGCGACATGGTCGTGGTGCGAGAGTGTTGCACCATCTTCACGAGAAACGGCATCGTGGTGACTCCGCCTGCGGATGGCGTACAGCCGGCCGATTGGGCGAAGGACATGACAGCCGAGCAGATCTACGATCAGCTTGTCTTGAACAGCTCCTTGCGGCCTAGGCCCAAGGGCGGCGGCGAGACGCAGTCGGCCTCCGACTTCATCTACACCCCGCATCCGCAGGCCACAGAAGATCAGTTCAAGCGACAGTTCACCGAAGAGCTGGCCCAGGCCGCGATGATCCAGCAGCAGGTCAAGGGGAAGAGCGTGGAGGAGGTCTACGGCGACATCATCGGGAACCGTCTCGGCAACGTGCTTCGTACTCGCGTGCCGTGGTCGCGCCTGCTTCGAGGCGACCTGATCTCCGACATCGGTGCCGGCTTCCCCTCCTACACACGCCCGAACCGGAAGCACTACCCCGACATCATACTGCCCACCCGACGATCGAGGACGGAAAAGAAGCTCTTCATCGGAATCGACGTCTCGGGATCGGTGAGCCAATCCCTGTTTCAGGAGTTCAAGTCGAACGTACTGCCGGCGGCGCTGCGCGCGAAGAGCGTCGTAGTCGCGACGTTCGACGCCGCGGTACGAGAGGTCGTGCGAACGAGCAAGCCTCGCGAGGTGCTCAACCAGGTGAAGTTTCTCACCGGCGCGCACAGCTACACAAGCACGCGTGATCTGTTCAATCTGATCGAGAAGGAGAACCCTTCGGCCCTTACCATCTTCACCGACGGATTCATCGCAATCCCCCAGAAGCCCTTCCCGAAAACCCTCTGGGTGATCCCGCAGAATGGACAGCCACAACCCTGGGGGCGCAACTACATCATGGAGGTGTCGTGGTGAACGAACTGCTCGAAGCGGCGGCCAGACAGATCCTACGGGACCGCCTGTCCGCCGGGTACGCCGATCGAGCACTGCTGCTCGTGGCTGGGTACGAGACGGTCGAGCGCATGAACTTTCTAACGGAGCATCTAGACGCGCTCCAGAACAGGTCGATCACCTACGTGGAAGCCACTGCCTACGGGCTGTGCCCGGCCTGGGTGCAGAGAACGGGGTTTCGGCTCACCAACCCGTACCTCGACTCCGGCGACTACGGTTTGTCGGACCCGCTTCAGATCGCCGCCTTCTTCGCCTCGAACTCGATGATGCCGGAAGCGCAAGCGATGATGGTCGATCGACAGCGGCTGTTCGACTCGTACACCGCGGCTCGCGCTAGTAAAGTCTCCCCCGTGGTCAACGAAGGGATCTACGAAGTCGACTACTTCGAGAAGGTGGAACCGCGGGTGTTCTTCCGTACGTGGGTCTGTCCTCCGTTCGAAGACCTTGGACTGGTCCCAGTTCATCGAGATCCAGTGGGCCGCGGTCTCGACACCGTCTACTGCTCGGGCGGCCACACCAAGGCCTCGGTGGTCCACATGATGGAGCATCACTTGAATGGCGAGAACGTGTGGCTGTTCTCCGCGCTCTCTGGTCGCCTCGGGAATCGGTTCCACGAAGAGCTGAGCCAGCTCGCGTACAAGGAAGTGGTTCGACAAGGTCTCGGACCGACGGGGTCGATCAACTACACCGCCATCTGCCGCTTCCTACAGCTCTGCACGCAACCTCGTGCCCACGAAGTTATGAACGATCTGTCCGGAGTACGTAAGGCCGCGATCATTTCGCGATACGACGCCAACTCCGAGCAGTACGTGGAAGGACTTCGCGCCCTCTCCACACAGTTCACCGAAGCGAATCGACGAGAACTTCTTCGGTTCATGGCGAGGACGCCGAAGCTCGACGAGCTGAAGTCAGTCCGCACCTCCGGCATCATCAACATCCTAGACGAGATGCCGTGGGACCTCCTGGAGCCCATCGCCCGCGAACCCGGGCTTCGAGGCCTCTCGCTGCCCTTCGCCGAGCGCCTGGGCCCGCAGGTGCTCCACCGCTACCTCACCAACCACGACGCCCGCGTCACGCGAGCCCCAGACGCGCACCGCGAAGCCTCGCAGATGGCGCATCAAACGATCGTTGCCGGGAACCGCTCGATGGCGGACTGGGGCATCGTGATGAACAACCTCAGCTCATTCTACGCCGACTCCACGCGTATACGTGAAGGGATGAAGAAGCTCGTCCCCGATCCGTACATGGCTGCGTTGATGGTACTGCGCTGTTTCGCCGAAGGCTCACCGGACATCGATACGATCGTGAAGCATCATCCCGCATACGACAAAGTCCAGCGCCTCATCGAGGACTGGACTCCGCCGATCATCACGAGACTCTGGCTCTAGGCCGCGGCGCGTCGCGGCGGCAGAACTTCCGGCAACGGACGCATGTCGACCTCAGGCATGGGCGGGCCACCCGCCCCCTGTGCCTGGGGTCCACCGCCGATCGGCATCAGCTCCTGTGGCATCTGGATGCCCTGCTGCGCCAGCAGTTCCATCGCTTCCGGCGCCTTGGACTGAAGCTGCTCCAGGTAGATCTTCTGCTGCTCCGGAGGCATGGCCTTGACCTTGTTCGCCAAGGCGGCCGAGACCGCATCCATGGAGGCTCCGCTCTGCTGCGTACCAGCGCTCTGTCCTTGGATCTCGTCGAACGGCGTCTTCTTCGGCGCCATCTCTCGTGCGCCTGCCGTGGTCAGAGCTGCCTGGGCAGACGCCTGGTACTTCGCCATGACGAGCTGCGCCTCGCCCTGAGCTTCCGCTTCTGCGATCATCTTTTGCTTCAGGGCCTTCGCCTTGATGGCGCTCTCCTGCACCATCAGGTTGGCCTCGTCCTCGACCTTCAGGTCGGTGTAGCTGAGCAGCGTGGCATCGCTGATCTTGCCCATCTGGTTCAGGCTCAGCATCATGCCCTGGCGCTGGAGATCGTCCGCCATACGGAAGGGCTTGAAGCGCCCGTCCGGCACCGGCCAGCCGAGGTACGCACCCATGCGCTTCATCATCCAAGCGAGGAAGCGGGAGTGACCGTGCATGTTGGAAAGGAAGAAGTTCTCCAGCATGCGCAGGTTGACGCTGTTGCCGGCGTAGGTGCCGTCGCCAAAGACTAGATTGATCGGGAAGCCCATGCCCGCGACCATCAACTCGTTGAGCTGCTGGATCTCCGGCATCATGAGCAGCGCGCGCCCGTTCTCGCCGATGACCTGGTGGCCGAGAGGGAACGGCAGGATGCCGTAGTAGCTCGGATCCATGCGCTGACGCGCCAGCTCGCGGCGGATGTGGTCGCGCCAGTTCGAGAGGTCGACGGTGGTGAAGGGATCGGCGCCAGCGGTGGCCGGCTGCGGGAACAGGAAGATCTGTGGCACCAGGTGCGTCAACATGATCGCTTCCTGGGCCTTGCGCATGACCTGGGCGTAGAAGGCGTCCTTCAGCACCGGCATGAGCAGCGGCACGCCCCATCCACGGCTCATCGTGGAGAGGCTGGGGCGACGCATGTGGAAGACCTCGGACTTGTCGAAGACGAGCTGGCGCCGAGTCTTCACCGCCTCCAAGAAGATCTCCGGCGTCGTTGCCACGAGATCCTTGCGGCCCATCATGACCTGCGCGCGGAAGTCCGGGCTCAGGTCGAGGCCGTAGTCCATGCGGCCGGTGGCTTCGTTGTAGAAGATGTGCACGTACTCGGGGTTCCACCGGATCATCCCGATGTCCGAGTACTTCGGGTAGTAGTCGTCACGGCTCGTCGCGAAGTCGGTCTGGCCGCACTTCGAGCACTGGAGCCACCAACGGTTGTTGACGTAGCGCCACGCCGGGCGCGAGTTCAGGGCGTCGTGCTCCGCACCGCACAATGAGTTGCCGCAGATCAGCTTCTTCCGGAAGGGGAAGCTGGCCGACATGAAGGCGTTGCCGTACACGTAGTAGTCGAGATTGATCTCGAACTGGTGCACTCGATAGTTCATCACGCCGAGAAGGAGATCCTCCCAGCGATTGCGCACGCCTTCGTTCTCGTGCTGGATGATCAGGTCGGTGACCGGGTACTCGGACGCCTTCGTGATGACGGCGTTGATGATGCCGTGGGTCAGGTAGTAGAACCGGCAGAAGCCGAACAGCGCCTTGATCGAGGGCGGCGTGTACGTGCTTGCCTGATCGAAGAAGGGATTGGCGAACGGCTGATATCGACGACCGAGTACCTGGCCGCGATCGGCATTGCCGCCCACCGCACGGCCGCCACCCATGGCCGAACCTGCACCACTGAAAAACATCAGCCAGCCCTCCCGAGCGTGCGGCTTGCGATCGATTCGATGGCGGCACCACCCAAGGCTCCCGGGATCACCGGTACCCCAGCGGTCAGCGCTCCGCCTGCAACCTGAGCGCCGAGCCCCACAGCCTTCTGGCGCAACGAACGTCCGCCCTTGGCGCTTTCATCACCTCGAGCGAGGTCTGGGGCAGCCAAGGCCAGCGGCAGCCCTACGCCGAGCCCCAGGCCCGTCGCAGCGCCCCCGCTCAGCGCCTCCTGCCCCACGGCGTGTAGCGTCTCTCGGGGGCGGCTTGCGAGCCCGCGCGCGAGGCCGGGCAGGGACGTGACTCCCTGCTGCACCGCCTTCGGGCTCAGGCCGATACTCGCCGCCTCGTTCGCGTAGGCACCGGTGAGCCCGTGCGCCTGCCGCTTCGCGAAGTTGCCGAGAGTCTTCGTAGCCCGTGCCAGCAGTGAGCTGCTGCCCGCCCGCTTCTCGACCTCGGAGTAGAAGACTTCCAGCGCTTTCATTTTCCGCCGATCATCCTGAGCTGCTGGATCATCTGGGCCTTCACCGTCGCGGCGTAGGACCACTCGACCAACAGCCGGTATACCGCACTTCCGGCAGCGGTGTCAGGAAGGTTGCTCACCGCGTCCGCCAACGGCTTGTTGTGGCGAGCGTTCCAGAGATCCTGGGTCTGGGACTTCTCCGCCTCGAACTCGTACGGGACCTTGACGAGCGGTCCCTTCCCACAGGTGACGCAGGTGACGTCGTTGTCGTCTCGATGCAACGCGTTGCAGTGCTGACACTCGATCTTCGTTTCTTCCAGCTCACGCTGAGCGAAGTCGAGTGGCTGGGGGATGAAGGCGATCCCGTCGTTCTTAAACACTGCGGCGATGAACTTGTCGATCTCCCACGCCGTGGTGCGGGCGGGATCGACCAGTTTCATCATCGCGTAGCCGGCGACCAGATGCCCGATCTGCGGCTCTTCCAGATAGACGAAGTTCGGGCTTTCACCCGCGAGTGCTCGGCAGACCCAGTGGAACACTTCCCACTGACGCCACGGCGACGGTGAGGCGAGCAGCACTCTGCCGGCGAGAATCTTGTTCCACACGCTGTTGGACAGCGCCACGCCATCACGATCCAGCGTCAGCTTCAGAACGTCGGGATGCCACGCCAGGTACTCCTGCCCGTACTTGTCGAGGAGCAAGAGCATGAGTGCGATCGGATTCGCATTGGGATGACGCCAGATGCTCTTCGTGTTCGGTACGTACCCGGTAGTATCGATCGACGCTTCCGAGTTCAGGGCCGCCAGCTTCATCCCGTCCGCGATCGCCTGGCTGTGGTCGTCGATGGAATCGACGGCCCGTTGAGCCAGCATCTCGACGTCGACTGGATCAGCCTCGGGAGGTGTCTCCAGAACAGACGACACGGGCTCGGCCCCACCAGGAGGCCAAGCCCGAGTGCTGCCCTCTTCGAGCAGGACGTCCATCGATCAGACCGTCGTGTGTGCCGACAGGTAGACGAGAACGTAGCTGCGGATGCCGTCCGGCACCACCGAAGAGTCGGGGATGTAGCGGCCGAGCGGGCCCGCGTTCGACACCGTCGAGGGATCGACGGCACCCGCCGTCGGAACGGCCCAGATGCCCGACGACGGCGCCGAGGCCTCACGGATCACGCAGACCGCCTCGACGTCGCTGAGCGCGTCGATGTCGAGTCCCAGCTCCGTGTTGAGGATGCCGACGTCACACGTGCCGGTCGTACCGCCCTGCTCGCTGAACGCGAGGCTGACGACCTGCTTGACGAAGAACGACGTGTTGACGGTCGCGTTGCCGCCGGACGGGATCGCGATCGTTCCGGTACGGCGGACGTTGCGGGCGTCCAGGTACACGATCGTGAGGTTGCCGGCGAGCCAGCTCGCGTCGTTGTTGAAGACGAACGAGAGACGGCGCGCATGCTTGAGCACGCGGTTGCCGACACGCGTGCGGTTGAACACCGCGTTCGTGCCGAGGCTCTGCGCCGAGGCCGAAGAGACCAGCGACGCGATGCATGCGGTGTCCGCCGCGACGCCCAGCTCCAGGCTCGCCCCGGTGCCCGCCGCCGCCGGGAGATCGACCTCCGTGACGGTGGCGAAGTACTGCGTGCACGTCGTGGTGCCCTGACCGGCCGGCGCCACCACGGTCTCCGAGAGCGCCTTGCCGTCCACGTCCGTTCCCTTGAACGTGACGTTGCCGCCGAGGAAGTTCGCGGGCGTACCCGTGGAGTTGACGAAGATGGTCGGGCGCTTCGGCGTGTTGATCGTCGCGTTCTCCGTGCCGGGCGCGAGGATGCCATCGAAGTCGGCCGCGACGAGCACCGCGGGAGCGACCTGCGACGCGAACGCCTGCTTGATGCCGTCACGATCCACCACCGGCGTCTGCACGCGCGAGAAGTGCTTCGTGACGACACCGTCCTCCACCTTCGTGAAGGCCTGGTCGATCTGCGACCGAAGAAGCTCGATCTCGTTCGCCTGGCCGCCGGGGCCGGCGATGAGATGAGGACGCGCCGGAACGAAGGAACCGAATGCTTTGCTACCCATGATCTCTCCTCCTGGTTGTTCAGACTCGGAACGTGCCGGCGCTGCTGTCCGACGCGAGGCGCGAAAGTACCACCTTCTGTGGCGAGGGCATGGACTTGAAGGTTCCGATCGGATCCTTCTGGAACTCGTCGGCGAACTCCTGGCCGAACAGTTCGTCCAGCTTCAGCCCACGCTTCGAGAGCGCGCTGAGCTGGATCCCCGAGACGTAGTCGTTGCCCTCGCACCACGAGTAGGCGTCGTCCTCCGGCTTCTGGGCCGAGGCGAGCTTCGCGCTGCCGTAGACCGCGGCGTACGGATCCTTCAGACCGAGGCGTCCGTAGATCTCCGCCGCACCGGTCTGGCCGTCGACCTCTCGGAGCATGTCTGCCATGATCATCGGAGAGATCTCGGCCTTCTTCTCCAGAAGGACCTCGTACCCGGCGCTCCGGCCCGTGCCCTCGTACGCCGCGATGCGCGCGTGCAGCTCGCCCTCGATGAACGGACCGTAGCCCTCACCGAGGTAATCGAGCACACGACCGGCGGTCTTCACGCCCAGCTCCTGCGCGCGTTCTCCGACCGAGAAGGCGAACACCCGGCGTTCGATCGGCGCGATGTCCATGACGTGCTCGTCGAAGTACGCCATCGCCGTCTTGACCTGCTGCTCGGTGTCGATCGGATACCGATTGACGTGCGGCAACGCGAAGTTCGTGTGCGACGCCACCTTGCGCGTCGTCGGCGGCTCTGCGATCGAGAGGTCGCCGCAGTGCTGCCAGCCCACCGGGATCAGCTCTTCGGCGATCTTGGCGGCCGAGGTCTTCTGCGGAAGACCCAGACGCGACGGGTTGTTGCGCGTGGAGACGCTGCGAAGCGTCGACTGCGGCATGATGTCGGTGCCGTTGAGGTCTGCCTTCTTCGACACCTCGACGCCCTTGGCCTTGCCGGGGTTCCCGCCCGCCACCGGTTCGAGCTGATCCCGCTTCGAGAGCTGCTCGTCGAGCTTCCGGTGCGTCGCGTCGTGCTGCGAGAAGAGACCGAGGGGCCCGAAGATGTGCCCGGCCTCGGGGCCGTCACCCTTCTGCATCGCCTGATCTTCGTCGAGGCTGAGGTCGATGGTACGCCCGGCCGCGATCTTCGAACCCGAAGCCTGCGCCTGACGGAACGCGTCCATGTTCGCACGGCCCTGCATCGAACCCTCTCGCGCCTTCGACGCCATGTCCATGACGCCGAGCCCGACGTTGAGCGCGCTCAGCGGATTCAGCGCGATCTTGACGAGACCCTCGGGAGGATCCACCTCGTACCACGAGCAGCCGTTGATGAGGTTGCACGCCACCTTCTGCTGCGTCTCGTACGGCAGCAGGCGATGGGTCTCGTCGAAATAGATCAGCGAGAGGGAGAGGTTCTCCGCGCTGTCCATCGCGAACTTCCGCACCGTCTCGTCACCGCTCGTCGCGACGAGCGCGAACAGACGATCCGGGAGCGCATCACGCTGCTCCTCGTCGAGCGGACGGTAGCTCGCCAGCTTCTTCGGCAGGTCCACTCCCGAGGAAGCCAGCTTGTTGCGCAGCACGAGGCCCTTCGGGTCGTCGTGCAGGTCCAGAACGATCCCTGCGATTCGCATGCCAGAAGGGTACTCGGTAGCGGGGAAACTGGTCAAACCCATCCTATCAGCAGGTGGAGGTGTTGATGCAGACACAGACCGGCGACACGATGATCGGACCCGCAGGCAAGCCCAAGAACTGTCGAAGCTGGGCGGAGTACGAGGAGCCCAGGAAGAGCCAGCAGGGCATCCCGAACACGGCCAACCTGTGCAACGGCGGGTGGTACAAGAGCGAGTTCTACGAACCGTGCGCCTCGATTACGGAGTGCAAGACCGAGACGATGGCGGCGCAAGGGAAGCGATTCCTGCCGACGTACGGATCCCAGACGCATGCCCCGCGTCCGATGGGAAGTCAGCTTCTCGCGACGACCCCGAACCTGAGCGAGATGATCCGAGCTGATCGATGGAGCCCGATGCCGGCGACGATGCCGAAGTCGTACGTCGTGCAACCGGGACAACAGAACCAACAACAGCGCCCGATGCAGGGCGTGCCGACCCCCTTCATGGTGAACCAGGCGCTTCCGTATCCGGTGCAGCCACCGCCGGAGTGGCCGATCGCGATGCAGAGCGCGTACGTCGGCCCGTCTCCGGTGATGACCGGAGGCATCACGCCGACGTTCCTGCCCGCGCCCGGTGAGCATCCGTTCGCTCGCCTGGCACGCAACATGGCGAACGGCGTCGTCGGCGCCCTCGGCTGGCAGACGTTCGACCTCGCCCGCAGTATCGACATGTTCGGTCGAAGGAAGTGAACCCCTAGGGGCGGCTTCGGCCGCCCCACCCTACTATGCAACAGATCAAACGCGAACCTGGTGTCGGATATCTCGACTCGTGGCTCTGGCTGCCCCGCACGCACGTCAGCAAGATTCAGATCGAGTCGACCTTCACGTACATCGGCCGTGATCAGTGGCCGATCGAAGCGTGGCGAGAAGAGCCGCATCACTTCCGGGTGCCGCGGAACTTCCTGTCGCATGAAGCCCTACGAGCGATGCCGTACCCGTTCTACGACGCGCGGATCCGTTCGTTCCCAACGATCAACGTGAAGAGCCGCGCGATCATGGATGCGCGCGAGCCTGGCACGAACTACCAGAGCACCGGCTGTCAGCGGCTACTGGCAGCTCAGGATGGCATTCTTTGCTTGAAGTGCGGCGCGGGTAAGACCGTGGTCGCGCTTCACGCCGCCACACAACTCCGCGTACCGATCCTCATCGTGGTGAACGACGAGAGCCTCGCCGAGCAGTGGCTCGAAGAAATCGACGAGTGGCTCGACATCGATCTCGATGACGTCGGGATCCTCGGCGGACGAACCGCAAAGGGTAAGCGATTCGATTGGCGGAAGCCGATCTGCGTCGCCCAGGTTGCGACCCTGGCGAAGCGCGTGGACGAGAATCGCTTGCCGCCCGAGATGCTTCGCCACTTCGGGGTCGTCATCCCGGATGAGGCGCACATCATCGGCGCGCCGTACTTCAACAACGCACTCACTCCCTTCCATGGACGACGGTGGGGGCTCACGGCGACGCCAACGCGCGAGGACGGCTTCGACTCGCTGCTCCAGTGGACGCTCGGCAACGTCGTCTACAGCTACCTCACGCCAGATCTCATCCCAGATGTGTGGTTCCGTCAGTTGCCGACGACGCTGAACCTCGACGACAAGATCTGCTACAAAGCGACGCACGGCAAGGGCGGTGACTTCCACCACGGCATGACCTACGGGTACTTCGCTCGATCCAACAAGGACAACCGGACCGACCGGATCGAGAAGGAGATCAGAAACGCTCTCGCCACAGACCGCCAGGTGCTCGTCCTCACACACAGCAAGGAGATGACCGAGATCCTCGGCGGTCGATTCCCCGGCAGTGGAGTGGTGAACGGGGCCGTTCGCGGAAAGGAACGCAGACGGCGTATCAGAGAGTGCAACCCGGTCATCGCTGTGATGACGCTGGGCAAGCAGGCGCTGAACAAGCCCGCCCTCGACACTCTCTTCATCGTGGAGCCGTTCGCGAAGGCGGGCGTGCTCCAACAGACCATGGGCCGCGTCCTTCGCCGCTTCAGCGGAAAGAAGAAGCCTGTTGTGATCTTCTTCGAGGACGTGTACATCGAAGAACTCAAAGGACTGTGCGGGAAGCTTCGGCTACTGCTCAGCAAGTGGCCCTTGGAAAAGGGCGGTAAGATCGCGTTCAAGATACTGAAGGTGTGAAGCATGGGTACGAAGATCAAGGCCAAGAACAACACGTACGACATCTCGCAGGAGGTCCCCGAGGGCGCACGCGACTGGCTCAAGCGGCTCTATCTCGTCGCGACGGCCCAGCACCGTCTCGTCGGTATCATCGAGGACGAGACCCCGGAGGAGACGATCAAGGTTCGCTCGCTGACGATGTACGGGGCGCTGATGTACATCTGCAACCTGTCCTTCCAGCCGATGATCCGAACCGACGACACGGGCCGGCCGGTCAACAAGGAGGGCAAGCCCCTCGTCGGGAACGAAGCGCCCGAGATCATCGGAGTTCGGGGCGGCGCGCAGATCCAGCTCCTGACGAAGTACGACATCATGTTCACGCCGGCCATTCGGCTCACGGATGTGCAGTACGTGATCAGCATCAGCGACATGGAGCCGGATCAGGCGAAGTTCTTCGTCGACGAGTTCCTGCGCGTCTACGACCCGCCGCGCATCATCCGCTGAGGAGCCATGGACGCGCAAAAGTCTCTGCGCGTCCTTCGCGACAAGTGGGCAGGCTGCACCAAGTGCGGCCTCGCCCAACTTCGCGGAGGCGCTCCCGTGATCTTCGGCGCCGGTCACTTCAGGTCTGACTTCCTCCTGATCGTCGACGCTCCCACCAGTGAAGACCTCTCCGACGGGGTCCTGCTCAGCGGAGAGCCGGGACAGCTCGTGGAAGACATGCTGACCCAGGCAGGCATCGACCCAGCCAAGAACGTGTTCCGCACCGCGCTGGTGGGCTGCCGGCCCTTCGTCGTGTTGCCGGCGACCGACGATACGCCCGAACGACAACAAGACCGCCACCCCGACAAGACCGAGATCGAGACGTGTTCGCCTCGGTTGATGGAGTCGATCTATCTCGTCGACCCCCGCGTCATCATCACCATGGGTGACGAGGCGTGGAAGTCGATCGTCCCCCCGAAGAACCGCAACAAGAAGAACACCATCGCCCAAGCTGCTGGCGAGTTGTTCGAGATCAGCCTGCCAGGCCGTACCCGTAGCATCACCTACCCGGTGCTGGCGACCCTGTCTCCTGCCCAGATCGTCGCCAACCCCAGCCAGGCGGCTCACGGTCCCATCACCACCACGATCGAGGCGTTCATGCGTATCCGCCTCTATGTCGAAACTCTGAAGAAGGACGAGTGAGATGAGCAATCCCCCGATCCAAGCCATCGCCGCCAAGGCGAAGTTCGAGGCCGCCCGGGCCGCACTGGAGGCGTTCAACAACGAGAACGCGAAGCTGATCGAAGAGCGTGCACTCCTCGTCGCCGCGTACAACGATGCGCTCGCCGCGGTGAAGACGGAGTACAAGAAGTCGCACACCGAGATCGGTAAGACCTGGGGCGAGTTCAAGGCCGTGCCCAAGGTCGAAGTCGACGCTGCTCGGCTCTTGAAGCTGATGCCCAACGCCGAAGGCCTGGTGAGGATCGAGTACAAGATCATCGCCGAAGAGTGGAAGAAGGCCATCGGTGCCGGCCTGATTCCCGACGAGGTTCAGTCTCAGGTAGTGATGGAGGGCACGCCAGCCATCTACGGCCCGAAGGAGGCGTGATGGACCTGATCCTGGAGGGCACCGTCGAGCTGTTCGACGCCGACGGTGTCCTCATCGAGAAGGTGAACGAGCAGATCGCATCGAAAAAGGTGAAGAACATCATGAGGCAGAACGATCACATGAAGGCGCTCCTCGGTGACGGCAACGCGCGCGTCACTGTTGGAGTCGACGAGGCAATGGGTGGCCCGTACGGCTACAGCAGCGTGAAGGTGCGCGTCAGCGTCACGCTGAGCTGCGACCAGAACGCGGAGTCGGTCACGAAGGCGCAGCAGATCTGCTTCGACCAGTGCACGAACTTCGTCGAGGACAACATCAGCGTTGCCCACACCATGCTCTGCGCGCACCTCAAGGCGAACTACGTCAAGGAGGCGTGATGGCGAACTCAGGCTTTCGTGGGTCGTCGATCAACATCGCAGAGTTCAGCGTCAAGGGCACCGGCACGGGATCTGTCGTGAAGTTCCGTGTCCTCTTCGCTGATCCCGAGAGCCACATGGTGCACGCCCAGACTACACACGAGGTGGAGATCGGAGAGGAGTCACCTCTCTACGAGCCCGCGAAGGCCATGCTGGCCGGGCTCAAGGCGATGGCCGAAGGCATCCACTTCCAGAACACCGAAGCTACCCCCACCGTGGAGAAGATGCGTGGAATCGTCGAGGCTGCATCTGATTCCTCTGAAGACCCTGGCCGATCAGGTTGAAGCGTTCGCCGCACAATGCCTACCGGACTTCGTCTACACGGAGTCCGAGACCCGAGAGCTGAAGTTCATCGAGACCGATCTCAGTAACTACCTCGGCGGTAGAATCGACGAGATCGCAACCATCTCGATGAAGGAGGGCGACACCGTCTACCGCTACGCCTTCACGAAGTGGAGCCGCGGCCAGCTCCTCAACCACCTGGGTACGCGCGAGAAGTGGTTCAACACTGTGACGCGCGTGCAAGAAGTAGACGAGCTGAACAAGCGCTCGCACGCGTTGAGGAACTTCCGTCTCCGCACGATGAAGAGCTACGACAGCGACGAACTGCGTCTGATCCGCGGCATCGTCTCTCGTCAGTACTCCGACATCCCGGACACCTCGATCATGACGGCACTCACCGAAGTGATGCCCGAGGGGTTCGTCGTCCGGCGATTCTCCGGCAAGACCGACCGTGCGTTCTACGCCGCGGCCGTCACCGGAGAGAAGGTCTCGATCCCGAACACGTCCTTCGAGGGACATCCTGGGGTCGTGGTGAGAAACAGCGAGGTCGGATACACCGCGCTCACTCTCACCCCCATGATCTTCATGCCTGCGTACGGTTTGCACGGAACGTTCCTCGTGCTCAAGAAGAAGTGCACGTTGAAGCGGATCCATCGTGGCGCGCTGAAGGACCTCTCCGAGAAGTTCCAGGAAGCGCTGGACAAGGCGAAGATCGTGTGGGGTCCGCTGAACGACAAGCTGCGCAAGCTCGGTCAGATCGCCTATCTGACGGAGGACGATGCAGTCGAGAAGATGACCGCGATGCTCGACAGCGTTCGAGCGGACGGCCTCTTCATCGACGGCTCCGCGCGCACATATCGCTCGAAGCAGCACGTCGTACACCACGCCCTGCACGTCTTCGAGGCCATCCTGGGCAACGTGGCAGGTGACGACCAGGACGGCGCCTACACGAACGCGGAGATGGCTGGAGCTGTTCTTCTCAACCTCATCGAGTAGTCCCGGGCGGGGACGCACACCCCAACAGGTGGTGCGTTGATTCCGCCAGAAAGTATCGATACAACGGTCGGTCCCGACATGGTCAACATCGAACTGCGCCTGTTCGCGAAGATGCTCCAGATCGGAGACTTCTCTCCGATCCAAACCGGGGACATCTCAGCCGAGACGTGTGCCACTGAGCAAGGGCTCATCGTCTTCAACTTCATCACCGGGTACAGAGACGCAACGGACGGCATGGCGAGGTACCCCTCGCTCTCTGTCGTCCGATCGCGCTTCGCCAACTCCATGATCGAACTCCCGGACCCGGATCCGGGGGACACGATGGAGGCGCTGGTCTACGAAGCGCAGACCTCACGCATGCGAGGCCGCGTCCAAGAGATGGCGGTCGAGCTGGACACGCTCGCGAAGAGTGCAGACGACCTCTTCGCCGGCCTCGCCAAGAAGCAGGTCGAGATCCGGAAGATGACGGATAAGCTTCAGCGGTCGAAGCACGTCAGTCTCGCTTCCGGATTCGAGCAGGTGATCGCCGACTACGACAACGGCACCATCGTCACCGAGGGCATTCCCTGGATGTGGCCGTCGATGCAGAAGGCAACGCGCGGCATGCAGAAGGGGGACTTCATCATCGTGGCCGGCCGACCAAAGGCGAAGAAGAGCTTCACCGCCTTTGCTGCGGGCGTCTGGCCGGTGAAGCATCACCACCAGCGTCTGCTGATCTTCACGCCGGAGATGAAGCGTAAGATGGTGCTGCTGCGCGCCATCGCATCGTTCTGCGAGCTTCGGTACACCGAGTTCAAGAACTCGGGGCTGGACGAGGCCGAGACGCTTCGGCTGCTCGAAGCGGCTCGTACGTACGGCCAACTCCCGAGCGAGGACTCGGCCGAGTACTCGTTCAGGATGCGCTCCAGGATTCCCGATCTACCGGTGTGGGCCATGCCCAGCGTCGACATCGTGGAGTCAACCGGCCGTTCCATCTCGTGGATGGAATCGCAGATCGAGCTGTACAAGCCGGACATCGTGATCGCGGACTCGTTCTATCGGCAGGTCGCGGATGGGCAGAAGCGCAACGACGTCGACCACAAGGTCATGACGATGCTCTCCCGTAACCTGAAAGATCTGGCGATGACCACGAATGTCGTCATGATCGGCACGCACCAGCTCAACCGCGAAGCCGACAGCAAGGTCGGGTCGCTGTCGAATCTGGGCTACTCGGATGCCTTCGGTCAGGACATGGACCTGGGCTTCCGCGTCATCAGCGGTAAGATCGAGGGCAAGGATGTCTCCGCCATCGTCGTGCTCGGAGGCCGAGAGGTGCCCTTCGAGGGCATTCTCATCAACAGCGTGGTGTGTTCCGACTTCTCGGAAATCGCCCCGATCACGAGCCGTAAGACGGTAGAGAACCTCCTGAAGCAGGAGGACGCCGAGGACGCAAAGGAAGAGGCCGCAGAGGCCAAGACCAAGGCGCGGAACCTCGGGCACAAAACCCGAAAGGGGCTGACCTCAGCGGCGAAGAAGGCTGAAGCTGAGATGCAGAAGAACTTCGGCGGCGGGATCGAAGAGGTCGACGACGCCGATGATGACGACAACGAACCCGAGTCTCACAACGAAGCTGCGGCATGAGAGATCTTGCTACGGCGCTCTTCTCCCTCGCGCCGAAACTCCAAGACACGGCCCGCCGTGGACGGGACGCTGTGATGATCCAGTGCCCGTTCCACGGCGGTGGTGAGGAAAAGACCCCGTCGTGCTCGGTCTCTCTGGAATCTCCGGTGTTCTTCTGCCACGCGTGCCAAGAGAGCGGCCACATTTCGCGGCTGCTGCGAACGTTCGGGCTGGGCAATGACGGCGTCCAGGCCGTGCTCCAGTCCACTGGCCTCGACAAGCCCTACACCGTGCAGTCTCGCCGAGGGAGGCTGGCTGCGAGGGTGGGATCGCACATCAATGCACTCCGAGGCCCGTTCATCCTCGACGAGGATCTCCTCGACGACTATCGCCATGCTCCGCGAGCCCTGATGCGCTCGGGGTTCGAGAAGCAGACGCTGCGCCACTTCGAGGTCGGTTACGACAGCACGAACATGCGCATCACGTTCCCGCTGCGGAACATCTACGGAGAGCTGGTCGGTATCTCAGGCAGAGCGCTGCTCGACATCCAGGAGCAGAAGTACCGCATCTACGATCAGGAGCTGAAACGCCGAACCGGCTTTCGGGTTCCCGACGAGTACACGATGGAAGACGTGAAGGACTCGATCATGTGGCATGCCCACGTGGTCCGGCCCTTCTTCTACAGCTCTGAACCCCAGGACGAATCGCTCGTCCTCACGGAGGGATTCAAGGCGTGCATGTGGGTGTGGCAGTCCGGCTGGAGGAGCGTCGTCGCGCTCATCGGCATGTACATGTCCGACATGCATACGGAAATCTTGGCTTCTTCGGTCCAGGACGTCGTGCTGTTCCTCGACAACAACGAGGCCGGCTGGCGTGGTACGGTCCGAGCCGGTCGGCTGCTTTCGAGACTTGGGATCGTAGTTCGCGTCGCGAAGTACCCCGACGATCGGCAGCAACCCGACGCCCTATCCTCTGAAGAAACTACTCTGGCGATCGCACAATCTGAACCCTATCTACTCTGGAGACAACAACATGTCGGACTCGTTCTTGAAGACGCGCGCTCTTTCCGCTCCCAGCTTCGGTGATCAGGGCCGAAAGCGAATGGAACAGGGTCGCCGAAGTGGCGGCAACCGTCAGTTCCCCGCCGGTCAGTTCGATCGGTTCTTCCCCGGTGAGACGCCCATCTGGATCAACGTCTCGCCCTACTCCCTGTACCTCCAGAAGATCTACGACCGCAACGAGAAGCAGGTCGTGGACACCGAGACCACGTGGTACGAGTCGCGCAAGCACTACGTGCCCCGCAACAAGGGCCGCAAGGACAACAAGGGCAAGCGGATCGACACCGACTTCCTCTGCTCGTGCGGCCCGTTCCGTACCGATCCGTGCTGGGGCTGCTCCGTCCGAGCCAATCACTTCGCGATGCTCGACGCCGTCGAGGCGGAGAAGGGCGTGCGGCCGGACAAGGAGTCGCCGGTCGGCTGGTCGTCGCAGTTCTCGCTCGCCATCACCATCATGGAGAAGATCTACGAGGTGCCGGCGCGGAACAATGACGGCAGCATCCGCAAGGCGAAGAGCAGCGGCCAGATCATCTACAACTACGTGCCGCACCCGCTCGCGATGGTGAAGCACGAGGGAGAAGATCTCAACCAGTTCAAGCACAAGTTCGGGCATCGCGTGCACTGGACGATGGGCACCGAGCATCTCGATCAGCTCATCAGCTACGACGCCAAGCTGAAGAACTCGTGCAAGCACTGCGCGTCGAACCTCTTCTGCGCGAAGATGATCTGCCCGGGCTGCGAAACCGGGACCGACATCGAGATGGTCTCCGACGCCGACGGAAGCCTCAGCATGGCCCGCAAGATCGCGCGCACGTGCACCTCCTGCGGCGAGAAGGGACCGTTCGTCCCGTACCTCGTCTGCGGGGAGTGCCAGCGTGAGGGCATCGGCGACGCCATCGAGGGCCGCCTCACCACGTTCGACCTCCGCCTCAAGCGCGAGAAGATCGGCGACACCAACAAGAGCAACCTCGTCGTCGTCGCGATCCGCATGCCGGGCGTGAAGAACAACCTGGAGGACCACAAGAAGGTGATGGAGATGATCGAGAACCCGCTCGACCTCGCTTCCATCTTCGCGCCCACGGGCCTCGATCGTCAGAAGTTCATCCTCGGGGAAGAGCTGACGAGGGGCCTGTCCCCGAAGCCGCCGAAGAAGGAAGCCTCGGCGGCCGACGAAGAGACCGAGTCGTACGCCCAGGACCAGGGCACCAACGACGAAGTCACCTGGTAAGCCATGCCGAGACTGCGTCTACTGCCGCCCGTGACGGTGGCCGAGACGCCGGAACAGGCCGCCCCGATCATCCAGTATCTGATGAACCGGGGCGGCCCGGTCGCCATCGACACAGAGACCACCGGCCTCGACGTGATGAGGTCGCGCGTTCTCTTCTGGTCGATGGCGACCGAGGACCGGCGCTACTTCTTCCCCGCCAACATCCTGGGGTTCTTCGACCCCCTGTTCCTGAACTCGAAGATCCGCTGGTACCTGGCGAACGCCAAGTACGACACCCACCTCCTCGCCAACGCCGGTTACTCACTGGCGGGCGAGACCTGGGACATCATCGACATGGATGCGATGGAGGACGACACGCGCGATCACGGTCTGAAAGACCAAGCGCAGTTCGCCTACGACGCTCGATGGGGTGATTTCAAGGAGCTGTTCTTGGATCCGCACATGGTCTCGGAAGAGCTGGGGCTCGACAAGGTCACGTTCGCGCGATTCAAGCAGCTCGACGTCGGCAAGAAGCTGCTGTTCGTCTACGACGAGCGGCCCGACATCGTAGAGAACTACGCCACCTGCGACTCGTACTTCACGTACATGCGGGCCACAGATCTGGCTAAGAACCTCTCGAACGTCGAGCTGCCAACCACGATGGTACGCGGCTTCCACACGCTCCTCGACTACTACAAGACGATCGAGGTTCCACTCACCAAGGTGCTGTGGAAGATGGAGCGTGCGGGCTTCCTCGTCGATGTCGACTACGTCAAGTCGATCGACGGTCCAATGCGGGACGGTATCGCGGCAGCGACGAAGAAGCTGTTCGACATCATGGGCTACGCGTTCAACCCCGGCGAGGCCGACGAGAACGACTTCAACCCAAAGTCGAACGAGGACATCCGCGAGATCTTGTACGGCAAGGACCACTTCGGTCTCAAGCCGATCAAGTTCACTGCCGGCGGCAAGAGTGGCGAGCCGACTCCGGCAACGGACGAGAAGACGCTCAACATCCTCAAGCTGCGCTGCCAGGTGGACTCACGGGAGTGGCAGTTCATCGACACCAAGCTCGCGCTGGCGAAGCTCCAGAAGCTTCACGGCACGTACGTCAAGGACATCATCGGCGACACCTCGTTGCCCGATAGCATGCGGAAGAAGCTGGGACCGGATGGCCGCATCCACTGCCGTTTGAACCAGAGCGGAGCGCGCACCTCGCGCCTCTCCTCCTCTGGCCCGAACATGCAGAACATCCCGACCCGCAACGATCCGTACAAGATCCGCGGCTGCTTCATCGCCGACCCCGGCTACGACCTCATCGACTTCGACTACCCTCAGATCGAGTTCCGCATCGCGGCAGCTCTATCTGGGGAAGAAGGGATGATGGAGGCCATCCGGAACGGCTGGGACATCCACTCCGCGAACGCCGCAGCGATGTACAAGTCGGACCCCAAGGTCTCGTACGAAGGCATCATGGCGGCGATCGCTCGTAAGGACGCCGGCAAGACCGACAAGACGATCAAGCTGACGGCCGACGAGTACTACCTGCTGAAGAAGCGCGACGGCGCAAAGACCTCTGGTCTCGGCGCGCTCTACGGCGAGGGCCCCACGAAGATGTCTCAAGATCTGAAGTGTTCCAAAGAGGACGCGATGGATCTGATCGAGACCTTCTTCAACACGAACAAACGCATCAAGGCCGAAATCGACCGGATGCACGAGTTCGCACACAACCACGAGTTCACCTACACGATGCTGGGCCGCATGCGCCGGCTGCACCGCATCAACAACAACTACAACCAGGGTCTCGCGCGCGCAGAGGAGCGCCAGGCCTACAACACGCTCATCCAGGGCTCCGGCTCCGAGATGATGAAGCTCGCGATGCTCCAGATCTCGCACGACGAGGAGTTCAACGAGCTGGGCGGCATCCTCATCCTCACGGTTCACGACGAACTGATTGCGCGCGCCCCGAAGGCGTCGAGCAAGCGGTGCGCCGAAATCATGAAGGCGAAGATGGGCGACCCGTACAACTGGGGGCCGATCCGGCTGAAGTATCCCGTGCCGGTCGATCCTGACGGTGCAGTGGGGTACCGATGGACGGACGTGAAGTGATGCAACTGCTCCAAGCTCGCGGCTGGTACGGAGTCTTCCTCTCCTCCGTGCCGAAACAGATCGACTCGTCAGAGGACGGCGGCCTACTGGAGACCTTCACGGTCTCGGTGAGGCTCCGTCCTCTGGTCGGGTGGATGTCCGCAGAAGGAGGCTTCCAAGGCCTCTACTACCACGAGGGGCGCGGCGCGTTGTACTCGCACGCAAAGATCGTAGAAGAGTTTCCCGGCATGTTCGCCGGAGACATCTGCGTCGATGAGGTGCGCACGATCCAGGCCATCCTCCAACAACGAGTCGTGGAGAAGGTTCGTGCCTACCTCCAGGGCATCGAGAAGCGGGGGATGATCAGGCTCGACCTGTCTGAAGAAACAAAGATCCTTCGCGAGAAGGGCCGACTCCCCATCCCACGACCGATCGAGTAGGAGAGAACATGGCGACGAAGGCACAGATGAAGAAGGCCGCGGCAGCGAAGCCGGCCAAAAAGACCAAGACCAAGGCAGACGCCGAGGAGAAGGTCTCGAAGAAGAAGGACAAGGTCGTGCTGGGCTCGGATGCCAGCATCGACGACATCATCGATTCGATCAACGACGAGCTGGGCTCGGACGTCATCCGGCGCGCGGAGAAGATGAGCACGACGTACCTACTGCGTCGGCCCACCGGCATCACCACCCTCGACTGCGAGCTGGCCGGAGGGTTTCCCGCCAGCGCCACCACCGTCTTCGTCGGGCCTGATGGCTCGGGCAAGGACTACCTCATCTGGAGAACGTGCGCCGAGGTCCAGAAGATCTACGGTGACGACTTCTGCATGGCGGCGTTCTTCACCGAGTTCAAGGCCGACAAGCCCTTCATGAGGAACCTGTGCGGCCTGGAAATCGCGATGTCCGACGAGGAGATCGAAGAGTACAACCAGGCCCGGGACAAGATCGGACAGCCGCGGCTCACCGACGATGAAGTTGCGACTTACCAGACGCAGACCGGTCGGATCCTCATCATGGACGGCGTCACGGCGGAGAAGGGCTTCGATGCCGTCATCAAGCTCGTCGCCGCGAACAAGTGCCAGATCGTCGTCATCAACAGCATCGGCTCGCTTCAGACCGAAGCGAAGGAGGCGCTGGACAGCTTCGAGGAGTTCGCCCGCCAGGCGAGCGAGGCGACGCTGATCAACAGCTTCATCCCGAAGCTCGCGATGACGATGAACAACGACCGGAACGGCCGGAACGAGACCGCCCTCTTCATCGTCAACCAGATGCGTTCGAAGCGGGACGCTGCTCCGGTGCGCGGCCGCCCGGTGACGGAGCGCGACAAGTACGAGCCCGGCTCGAAGTCGTGGGCACTGAAGCACGGCAAGGCGATCGAGCTGTCTCTGCACAAGGGCCCGAAGCACATGGACGCCGTCACCGACTTGGTGGCGGGCCGCGTGGTTCGCTGGTCCGTGGACAAGGGCAAGCTCGGCACTCACGACGGCCTGACCGGCGAGTACAACTTCTTCTACGACGGCGGAGTCGACGTGGTCGAAGATCTCATCATCGCCTGCCGGAAGTACGGCATCATCGAGGGCACGAGCTGGATCACCTACGAGCACGAGGAGTGGGGCTTCAAGGTGAACGGCAAGGACGCGCTGCGGATGAAGATCCAAGAGAACCCCGACCTCTACGACCACCTGCGGCTGGAATGCTTCCGGCGCGCCGAGGTCATCTACCGCTGGCGCTGACTATCAGATGGCGGTCCTGGGGTTGCCCGGGACCGCCCGGGAGATCCCATGACCGAGCAGAAGAAGAGACAACGTCGAGCCGCGCGCGAGGAGAGGAAGATCGCTTCCGACATCGGAGGACGGCGCGTGTTCATGTCGGGCGCAGGCCCGGACAAGGGCGACGTGAAGTCGGACCTGCTGAGGATCGAGGCGAAGACCACCGCCAACTCCTCGTTCACGTTCAACAGCGCCGACTGGAGCGACATCGTCCACTCCTCCGACAACAGCGGCAAGACGCCGGTGTTCGTGATCAAGCTGGCGCTCAAGGCATTTCCGTTCTCGGTGGCCATCCTGCCGCGAACGTTCTGGCTGGAGATGGAGCCCGCAGGGCGAGCGATCCCGATGTTCGGGGAGGCGGCGCGGAGCATCGTCATCAACCGCGACTGGGCCAAGTCCTGTCCAAAGGACCTGGCGGGCCATCCATTCCGTCAGATTCAGATCGACGTGCAGCACTGCGCTTCCGCGCTCATGGCGAGGAAGAAGGGCGATCTCGTCATCATCGAGTACTCCAGGTTCATCGAACTGCTACGCACCGCGGGGCTCGATGCCTCCTCGTAGCGCTACCAGCATCCTGGACGTGCCGAGCTTGTCGATCGCCGACGTGTTCGACATCGACGGCACGTACCAAGAACTGATCAGCACCATCCCGCGTGACAACCGCCAGGGCGTCTTCCACCCCTCGGGAGTGGGGCGCTGCGGCCGGGCGAACGTCTACGAGTATCGCGGAGAGCCCTGCCACCCCTTCACCACGCCGGACTCCATCGAGTACTTCGATCTCGGGCACGCCATCCACGAGCTGGTGGGTAAGCGTCTGGGTGATCTCTCCCGCATTCTGAGCCCGAAGAACATCGGCTACAGCTTCAGGCGTGAGGTCCCCTTCGATCCTGCGTGGGACAAGCTCTTCGTCGACCTCGGCATCGCCGGCACCACTGACGGGTTGCTGGAGTTCTGGGCCGATGACTGGCGGCAGCGCTCGATACTGGAGATCAAGTCGGCGAACAAGGACGGGTTCGACACCCTGTCCAAGCCGAAGCTCGAACACGTGATGCAGGCCCACATCTACGCGTACCGCTTCGACTGCCCGATCATGTACATCTGGTACTACGGCAAGAACAACTCCCAGCGCAAGATCTATCCAGTGCTGTTCGACCATGCCATCATGGCCGCGGCATTGGCGAAGTTCGAGGGATGGCTCCAGCACTTCGAGGCTGGCACGCTGCCTCCGCGCGAGGAGGACTACTACAAGTGCCCGCGGTGTGAATACCGCGGCTCGTGCCAACCCGGAGTGCTCTACAAGATCCAGAACAAGAACAACGAGAAGAAGGCCACAAACCTTCGACAGCGCGGGAGGCTCTAGTGCCGAAGATCGATCTAGGAAAAGCACCGGTCTTGTCGAGCGACGAAAGGGAGCAGTACAAGAACGCCCAAGAGATCATCGACGAGGTCGAGGCCCAGGTGGAAGCCAAGGGCCTGACGAAGTTCCCACGGCCCACAGGCGAGCCAGCGGACCTCACTCAGATCGACGTCACCTCGATGTCGAACAACGAGCTGGGGCAGCACTTCATCCGCTACACCGCGTACGCCCAGTACGTCTTCGGGGACCTCGCGAACATCGAAGCGGCGTACAAGGTCGGCGCAGCTTCGCTAAAGCTGATCGAAGCGAACCTGAAGTCGAAGCTCTTCGCGAAGGACATCCCGAAGGTCGAGATCCCGGCCCTGGTCCGAGAGGACCCGGTTCGCGTGGAGTACGAGCTGGAGCTGCTTCGTCTCTTCGCGATGAAGGAGATCTTGGAGGCTCGCTACAAGGCGTATCAGCGCAGTGCCGACGCGCTTTCTCGCATCATCGAGCTGCGCAAGCTCGACTTCGACCAGTCGATGCGGGACGCCAACATCGCGAACCACCGCAAGCGACCGACCAGGCCCTCCGCCGGGGACTTCAGCCGTGGCGGTTCTTAGGCGGAACGAGATCGACGAGGAGTTGCGGCGGATCGAAGATCACGACGCCCAGAAGATTCTGGTGGTCGAGAACTGGGTCCGTCTTCGTGACCCTCGTCCGATCAGCGTGAACGCGGCGTACACCCGAGCGCGCGGCATGGTCTTCCTGTCCAAGGAGGGCAAGGTCTTCGAGGATGCGCTTCGGGCCGAAGTCTCGCAAACCCTGATGCACAGCCAGGTGCCGTGGGGACAGGTGGTCGACCTCGTCTATAAGCAAGGGGGGAGTCTAGCCCTAGAGATCTGGCTGTACACCGACATGCTCAACGGAGCGTGGAAGGTGGGCGGCGGCACGACCTCAGGAGGCAAGACGGGAAAGCCACAGCCTCGTTCCCCCTACAAGAAGATGGACGCCAGCAACTACATCAAGCTGATCGAAGACGCAGTGGTGAAGGGAAGCGGTGTCGACGATTCCGCCAACCTCGACGTCACCATCTGCAAACGCCACGACCCGGTTGACCCTCGGATCGTAATCCGGTATCGAGGCTTCGAATGAGCAAGCCCACCGAGCTGATCACCCTCAACAAGGACACGACCGAAGACCCCCGGTTCGCGGTCTGTTACGCCCGGGGCTCCGTGTTCCGCCCCGAGGGTCACTTCTTCCGTGTCGAGAAGGGCAAGCGGAGCGTTGTGCTTCGCGCCCTCTGTGCATCCCTGTACTTCGGCCGTAAGTGCGAGATCTGCCCGAACAGCCGGTTCAAGATGCGCTTCCGCGCGGGAGGCCCTGATGCAGGATCTCCTTGACTCTCTGAACGTCAGCGAGCTAGTGCTGATGGCCCAAGAGACGAACCCCAGTGCTCACCGCGGCCTACCGCGCGAGACCCTGATCCGCCTCGCCCTCGGCGAGGATGTGGATCTTCCCCAACGAAGAGTAGATAAGACGCGTCTGCTGGTGATGCAGTGGATCGACGCGAACTTCAAGCAGGTGTCCCCCATCGTCGGTGGATGCCCCGCTCGAACCCGAGATCTTAGGGCGTGCTTCCAGTGCACGGATGTCCAAGCAACGGAATGCGCTCTGACGAATAGCTTCATCTTGAAGAACACGGAAACCAGGTAGAGGAGAACGATCAAAATGGGACTTCCCGCAGGAATCGAGAAGCGCAGCCGTGAAGCGTGGCTGGAGCTGGCGAACAACTCCGACGCTGCCAAGCGCAAGGTCGTCACGGACGCGCTCCGCGCGCTCGGCAAGTCGTCGACCGACTACATGCCGTGGGACGCGGCGACCCGCGTCCAGCACATCATGGACGCGCAGGGCGCGGACGAGGGCGGCGGCGCGAAGGCGTCGAGTGCCAAGGACAAGGTCGACTCGTCCGAGGGCACGAAGAGCAGCGGTGGCGGTGGTGGCGTCGACGCCGCGACGAAGAAGGCCATCGCGGAGCTGGACGCGCGCACGCGCAAGATCCACGACCTGCTCGTGGTCCTCGTCCTCTCGACGCCGTCCGCGAAGGCGAACGCCGAGGAGATGGAGATCAAGCTGGAGCTGCTGGGAAACGGCTGACGTCCTCTCGGCCGATTCGAGGAACCCCGATCCAAGTCATCCCCGGAGTGGAGCCCCTCCCTCCGGGGATGATGATCGAGGTGAGTGCCACCAAGCTGCGTGAGATGGGTCTGGACGACCTGAAGATCCTCGCGCAGCAGCTCGGCATCAACCTCACCGGCCTTGAGGACCGTGAATCCGCCATCCGCACCAGGCTGGTGGAGAACGCCGTCGAGATCGAACCGGAGGAGTGACCTGAGGCGGGCCCGTAACTGGGCTCGCCTCTTGTCTTTTTGCCTACGATCTCACCTATAAGCAGATGAAGGAGAACCCCCATGAAGACCATCCTGCTCGTCGAGGACGCCGACTACAAAGCCAACGCCATCCGCCGCGTGCTCTCCAAGGCCGGCGTTGAGGTGGTGCGGGCGTCGAGCCTGCACCAGGCCATGCACGCGCTCCGCGAGGAGAGCACGAACCAGTACATCGGTGCCGTGATCATCGACTGGACGTTCCCGTACCACGGGGACGGCGAGCCGAGGAAGGGCGCGGGCTCCCGCGTCGTCACGGAATGCCAGGAGCGCAACCTGCCGTTCGTCGTGGTCAGCGGCGACGATCCCCAAGACGATATCAAGCCGTGGATCACCTTCAAGCCGGAGGTCGCGCTCGACGCGCTGAAGGCTTGGGTGGAGGAGACGAAGAAGACGGTGCCGGAGCTGGTGTGCTGATCTAGGCCCGCAAGGGCCGGGGAGACAGCTCCCTTTGCTTAGAGCTGACTCAGCAAACCGGCGGTCACGCCCACCACCAGACCGACGGCCAAGACCCCCATTACGAACCCGAAGACGAAGGTGTCGTACCAAGGATGCTCTCGGGCCTGAGCGAGCTGCTGTGCTGCGGTCGCCGCCTGGTCTCGAAGGTCCTGACGAAGTCCGTCGATCTCTCGCTGCATGCTCGTGGTGGTAAGGCTCAGCTCGGTGGCGTGGCTGCGGCGCTCTGCATCGAGCAGGGATGCCCGCAAGCGGTACTGAAGCTGTAGCTCCTGGCGATACCACTCGATGCGGTGGGTCCAGCGGATGCTGGTGTCCATGTCGAGCAGCATGCCCTCGACGGGGGCTGGAGCCCTCAGCGCCAGGTGCTCGATGACGTCGTCGCCGGGCGGGACGTCCGGAGCCACCAGCGGCTCTTCGGCGTCCTCCTGGGCCCTGGCGAGCCCAGGAGTCGTCCAGACGGCCAGAACGAGCCCCAGGACCGCCCAGAGCCGGCTCACGGTGCCTCCCGCAGGGTAACCGCCCAGTCGAGATACTGGAGCGTCGGGCCCATGTCTCCGGACGCATGTTCCACCACCACCTTGAGCGGATCGACTCCGAAGTTGATGAAGGCGATCTTCAAGGCCCGCTCGATGTTCTCGCGAGTCACCTGTAGCGCCCCGTTCACTCCGTAGTGAGAAGCAGAAGGAAAGCCGATCCCGTATTCCACGGTGGTGTAGTCCGGACTGCCGAAATGCTCGACCAAGCTCACGAGCCGCTGATCTCGCGTCTCTTCACCAAGGAGTAGCCTCACGGCTTCCCCGCTCGAAGCATGCGGGCGCGGAGTGTGTCGGGGGCGGTCCGCAGCGCATCGACCTCTGCCGCCTGCTGCTGTTCCACCGCCGTCCGGTCGGCAGTCGCCTTGTCCGCCGCCGCCTTCTCCTCGGCCGCCAGGCGGGCACGCTCCGCTTCGAGCTGACGCTGCCGCGTCTCTTCCTCGATCTTGGCGCGCTCGTCCGCCTTCTCCGTCGGATCGATGATCTCGACCTGCGGCTTCGGCTGCATGGCGCGCAGCACGAACATCAAGATGCCGATCGGAAACAGCACCCACTGCCAGTTCGCCTTGAGCCAGGGCCAGGCGGTGTCCTTGAACCAGTTCATGCCACCACCGTAGCATCGTACGGGTTCGCCCGGCCGGGCAGGCGAGCCGCCGGCACCGTGGCACCAAGCGCTGGAGAAGCCAGCGGACGACGCCCACGCGGCACCGTGGCGCCAAGAACCGGAGCCGGTGCCGGTGCCGCTCGACCGAGCATGTTCGGCGCCACGCCCGATACCACCGATCCTGCCGAGGTCATCGAGTGCACCTGTGCCGAGGGGTTGGCGAGCGCGTTCATGTACCCCTGGCTGTACTGATGCGTGTGGTTGAACGCGTCGTGCGTGGTGAGCGGCTTCGCCTGGTTGAAGCTCAGCGGCGTCTGCGCGATACGCTGCTGAAGTCCCGCCTTCGCAGGAGCCAGCGCCTGGACCTGCCGAGCCGCCCTGACGTCGGCACCAGCGTTGAGGGCCACACTCCGCAGCGCCCCGGGTGCCAGCGACTCCGCCTTCGCCAGCAACCCGGGCGCCACGCGAGCGCCCTGCGCCGCACGCTGCGCCAGGAACGACGACATCACGCCCGCGCTGAGCGCCGTCTTCACACCCTCCTCGAACCCCTGCTGCACGCGCGGATCCATGATCAGCCTCCCTCGGCCTGACGCGTCGGAACGCGGAACCCTTCGATGCCCTTCGAGATCTTGTCGAAGATGTACGAGCTGAACTGCCCGCAGATCGCGCCCCACATCGCGTAGATGCCTGCGCCTTGCCACACGCCCTGGACCTTGGAGTCGACGTAGGCGGTGAGGACCTCGGGATGTACCGGCACGATCGCTGCGATGAGCGCACCGACGAGTACCGGGACGATCGGTAGCACGATGCGGTTCATGATCGGGGTGTCACGACGTACGTCGCGACCCACCGCCGCCTTCACCTGGACGGTCGCCGGCTTGGCCGGATCCCGGTAGGTGACGGCCTTGTCGTCCTTCGTTTCCGGTCCCGGCACGATCTCCGGATCCGGCGGAGGAACCGAGGTCTGCTTCTGGATGACGCCGTGGCCCGTGTGGATGTCGATGGCGGTCTTGACGAACTGCGTGATCATCCAAGCGATGCCCGCCACGAGCATCGCCTGCCACGAATAGAACATCTCCAGCGGGCCCATGATCACCTCAGTTGTTGCGTGGACCGGGATCCGTGTAGTGGATGCGCACGCCCCAGAACGTATCTTCCTGGCCGCCCGTGCCGGCGGTGTTGCCGGCGCCGAGGATCATCCAGTAGTCGCGACTGCCGTTGAAGCTGTCGCGCACCACGGTGTGGCTGAGGCCGGTGATCGAGATGATCTGCTTGTTGGCGGTGGTGTCGTCGTACTCGAACGCGACCTGCACCGGAGCAACGGGGTTCGAGCCCGCCGACACCCAGCTCTGGGGCGTGTAGCCCACCAGGGCGTAGGCGCGGTTCGTACTGGAGCGCGCGGCGCCCGGCTTCATGATCACCTCGATGCCGGTGATGATCATGCCGTCGCGCAGATACGGGTTGAGGTCGGCATAGATGTCGCCGCCGTTGCTCTTGATGAGCCAGTAGTTGTTGGTGCCGGCACCGATGTGGAAGTCGGCGACCGTGCTGTTGAGCTGATCGCGATGGAAGGCGGGCAGCGAGATGTTGTTGTAGCGGGTCGGCGGGTTGACGTATCCGAAGCTCTTCGCTTCGTACGTACCGTTCGAGTTCAGCCGCGCGTACTCCGCTGTCACGCCGTCTTCGGTCGTGAACATCCGGAACGCGTACTGCGCGTCGTGGCTGCTGACGAAGAACGAGATGCCCGAGGAGTTCGCCTGAGCCGGAACCTCGATGCTGGCCGCTGCCCGATGTGCCGCGATCTCTTGTCCGAACGTGCGGTCGCCGAGGTTGACGCCGTGCAGGATGCGGAAGGTGCCGGTACCCGTCGTGGGGAAGCCCGTGACTGCGGCGCCGCCGAGATCGATGAGGTCGAGCTGGCCGTTACCAGCGCCACGCGCGCTGACGCGGTAGATGCCCGCCTGAGCCGACGGAGTAAGGATCTCGATGAAGGTGGCGTCCGGCGCGACGAACCAGTCCGTCGCTGCGACCGTACCGGACACGATGCGACCACCCGGCGAGCCGAAGGTGAAGTTGATCGTTCCGCCCGTGAAGATTGCACTTCCGCGCGACTCGCTCGACACCACCACGCCGTAGTGGTGGTTGATCTGGTCGTCGATGCGGACCACGACCCCGGCTTCGTACGGCTGAGTCCCGCCGATCTGCGAGTAGTATCCGGGATTGCCGAAGCCAACGCCCGACGCCAACTGCGCCGCCGTCAGCAGAGCACTGGTGGCAACGCTGAAGATCTGGCCGAGACCGTCGACGCCCATGATGGCGGCCGTCGTTCCGGTCGCGAAACGCGACTTGACGAGGAAGGCGTAACCGGCTCCGCCCGTCAGTAGCTGATCGAAACGCCCGCCCACGGCACCCGGGATGAACTCCATGGCGGCGCCGGCTCCTGGCATGCCGGTGACGACGATGCCCTGGAACCCAAGTCCCGTGGAGGCGTTCGGCGCGTTCGTCATGAACATCGGACGGAAGATCCGGATGTTCACGCTCTCGTTCGCCACGAAACTCGGAACCGTGCCGTCGAGACGCTTCAGCGTGCAGCGCGTGGTCGTCGAGAGCAGGCTGACGTAGTAGAGCCCCGGGTTCGTCCCGTTCAGGATCTCGACCATGTCCCGCTTCAGCATCAGATCGCTGTTGCTGCCGCCGTCCTTGAACGTCCCTGCACCGAGGGTAACGCTGTCCACGACGCTACCGCCCACGTTCAGCGTGGCCGCGATGATGCCGCCGGGCAGCGTGGAACCACCTCCGCTGAGGATGACGTCTCGTCGATCGATGTAGCCGTACGACTGCGTGGGCAGCGAGACACCGCTCCGCCCCACGAAGTCGAAGCCGCCGCCACCGTCGATGCTATCGCTGATCGCGTTGGCGCGGAAGTGCGCGTTGGCGTGATCGTCCGTGTACATCGTGGCGAGAGTGGAACGCGTCTCCACCGCACCGGCATCCTTCGTCACGACACGACCCGAACCCGCCGGACCGACGGTACCGAGGTCGTAGGCGGCGTCGAGGCCGCCCACCTCGAACGAGGCCAGACGCGTGTTGAGGTCCTGGTCGTTCAGCGCCAGGGCGAAGTGCGTCCGGTTGGCGATCGCAGCCGTGAGCTGCTCGCCGAACTGGACGCCGCGGTTGCCGGCACTCGTCCCCGGAGGATTCGAGGTCGAATAGGGAACGGCGGGCCCGAACCCGCCACCATCACCGAAGATCTCTGCTGCCGTCTTGAAAGACATGTCTCACTCCGTGATCAGAGGCGGAACTCCCAGCGCACTTCGATCGAGAAGAGGCCGGTCTTCGAGATGGTGTCGAACGTGTCGTAGGCCATGGTATGGCCGCCCGCGCCCGGGTACGCGCCCGCAGATCCGTTGGGAAGCGTGGGATCGGCGCTGCTCTTGTACAGCGCGATCTCCGACAGCGGCACCGAAGTGAAGCCGCCGAAGTTGATGTCGGTCTGGCCGAACACCGCGATGAAGCGCGTCGCGGTGGCCGTGGGGAAGGTGCCGGGAGTCGAGATCTGCTGCATCCAGATCGGATCTGCGGTCACCGCAACCGGACGCTCCAGGCGGCTCACCGTGACGTCGGTATCCGTCTGCGCGTTCGTCCCGCCGTAGCCGGTGGGGTACGAGCTGGAGTACGGAGCCGATGCCGCCGCCGGGTTGTTCTGGCGGGTGCCGCCGATGCCGAAGCCGATGTACCGGACGACGGTGTCCTGAGTACGGGTGAAACTGCTCGGCCCGAGGCTCGATGGAGTAATGACCTCGCAGATCATCTGGCGCCCGGTGTTCACGACGATGTTGTGCTGTCGCTGATGCCACAGCCGGCGCTTCCCGCGCTCGAACAGGTCGATCTCCAGGTTCCACTTCACTTCGAGTTCTTCGGCGATTCTCATGGGGGGATGACTCCTGCGCCCTTGATCACTGCGGTGACGCTATAGGTGCCCGCAGGAAGATTCATATCATAGGTGGGCGAGAAGGTGGACCCCGGAGACCCGAGGGTGCCCGAAACGTCGGTAACCAAGGTGTCCATGAAGAAGATCGAGTCGTACGTGATGACTCCGCCGGGCCAGTCGATGGTCAGGACGAACGTGATGATGTCGAGCGGGCAGTCGACGATACTGTCGTAGTGCGTGATGCCGTCGTCGAACAACGACCAGATCGTACCATCGCCCCGATAGTCGTCGTACATGAACGTTCGGCCGGATCCGCACAGGCTGTCGAACTCGTTCATGACGAGCGTCATCCCCAGGTCGTCTTCGATGTCGATGTCCTCGTTGAGTTGCTTCAGGCCCACCAGCAGATGATGCGTGTAGGTCGGCTTCACGCGCGTGATGAAGCTGAAGAGCAGGCTGAGGTTCGACAGCGAAACCAGGTCGAGGTCGAAGCGCACCAAGAAGGTGTGGAACTTCTCGATCTCGGTCATCAGCCCCGAACGAACGTACGGGATGTACCACTTCGGGTCGTTGTACATGTCGATGAGGTCGACACCCGCGCCCAGCGGAGCGAACTGCGGAACGTGGTCGCCCACCTGCCACGGCCGAGCCGGAGTGATGGAAGGATCGACGTTGTCGGCGAGGCCACTGATCGCACTGAGGTCGAGCGGATCCTTCTTGTAGTAGTAGGTCCGCACGATCTCCGACTGCACGTTCGGGATGCCCGAGTCGTCACGAATCAACATGCGGCCCTGGGACGGCGAGTAGTCATCACGGATCTCTTCGACCGTACCGGCGGCTTCCGCGAACGGCTGACCGAACAAGATCTGGGCGCCAACCTTCGTAGCGAAGACCGTCGGACCCTTCTGTTGCGCGTACATCAGGCCAGCAACGCCGCTGACGTAGTTGAAGTCTGGCGGCAGTAGCGACGCGTCGTCACGCATGAAGCCAACGAGACGACCGAACAGGTCCTCCACGTTTCCGTCGTTCGAGAACACGGTCAGCTCCGCCCACAGGATGTCCGGCGGCTCCAGGTCGGGATCGATGAACACGGAATCCCGAAACTGAAGCTGAGGAATCGGCGCGGAATCGATGTCGCGGTAGAACGGCTCCAAGATGTAGTCGACGTTCTCCGACCAGATCGTGCGGGCGGCGTCGATCTTTGCTCCGGTCTCATCGTACTGGTGAAGCGGGATGATGTCCTGAAGCCGAGGAATGCTGATCGTATCGGCGTAGATGGGCAGCGCCTTGCGCCGCTTCACGCCCAGCAGGCGGATTTCGTACCGCGAGACATCGGTAAACGCGCCGAAGAACCCTGTCAGGTTTGCGGCGAGCTTCGTGCCCTTTTGAGCCACGACGAGACCCAGGACGTCGGAGGTCGAACTATTTCTCGTATCGAAGACCTCGGCCTTGACGAGATCGCCCGGGTACGCGCCTTCGATCTCGTAATCGACGGTGCTGGATACGATCGAAGGAATCGCCCAGGTTGCCGAGACGTCCGCGGGAAGCAGGTCGAGCAACAGCAGACGCTGTCCGTCGAGGGGGTCGTCGACACCCGAAAGTACACGATCGATGACGTACGATTGACCATTGTTCGTGACGAGTAGGTCGCCGCGGGTGACGCCCTGTTCGAGGAAGGAGATCCCGTCACCGGCGTAGTAGCTGCGGTCTGTGACCAGTGCACCGTTCGAGCCCTCCAAGTAGTTGTAGGAGCCACTGAAGCCGAGAAGCGCGGCAGCCGAGCCTCCGCTGATCCGGAAGCCTCGCTGGCCACGAAGACCCAGACGAACGATGCGGTAGACGAAGAACGAAACGTTTGAAAGATCGTCCGGCAGGGCCTCGTCCGTGATCGTGAGGGTGCCTCCGGGGTTGTTCACAGTATTGATCGTAAACCGCTCACCGTTCAGCACGAGGGTGGTCCCGGCCCCTGCCCACGTGGGCAACGAGTTCGGCGGGAAGCTCAGCGTAGCCGTGACACCATCCCCATCTCCATCGTCCGTGGTCGATCCTCCGGAGATCTGAAGACGATAGACGGGATCGTCCTTCCGCGTCGCGTATCCGAAGGCCGAGATGTGCAGCGACGACAGTGCCGCGTTCAGGTCGGTGATGATCTGCGCCAGGGTGTTGCCGGTGAGAGTCACGACGACGGTCGAGATGCTGGTGGGCGCGACGCCGTCGAAATACTCGACGTCGAGCGTGAGCCCGGTGACCGGCGGGTTGCCTGTCTCGAAGGCATAGCTCGCCGGCACGATGCCGTATCGGGGACTGATCGACACCGCATCCGGCTGTGTCTCGGTGATCAGAGTGCGGTAGGCCACCCACTTCCTCTGAAAGGTCTTCTGCGCATCACGGATGCTGTAGTTGTAGTGATGCTGCCACACCTCCAGCAGACGGCCGGAGAGCACCTGGGCGATACCGCGCCACGCCTCTTCGAAGACTTCTTTGCCCTGAACGAGCCCCCATTCGTCCCCGAGAGCCTTCCAGATCGGAGAGACGTCGGGCTCCACGCCGAACGGCGCACGCGCCCCCACGATGTTCGCCAGGACCTCGCTGGGCTCGGAGTCCGACACACCGTCATTCACGACCAGGAAGACGCGAAAGATGCCCTGCACGTCCGCCAGCATGTACGGCGTCTCGGTATCGGCACCGACGATCACTGACTGATCGATGACACGGAAGGGCGTCGACACAAGATCGTCCGGGATGGTCTCTTCCTCGGTGGTCAGCACGCCCCCGGCATTGTTGACCGTTGCGATCGGATGAAACGTCGAGCCGACGCGCAAGATGTCCCCGGGAGCCACCCACGCCGGCAGTGAGTTCGCAGTGAAGCTCAGCGTGTTCGTGAACCCGTCGGCATCACCATCATCGACGGTAGAGCCCGAGCTGTTCTCGGCCGCGTACTGCGAACCGAAGGGCGCATCGATGGCGGTCCAGGCATAGGTCAGCGGGGCGCCCTCGACGTCGAAGCTGCTGCGTCCATCGAAGCGAACCGCCGAACCCACCGGAGCCACCCGATCTGGGCCGGCATTGGCCGTAGGCGGGAAGTTCGGGATGACGAGCGTGCTGGATAGCCGAAGAGCCTCGATCTGCACCTGCGACGGCTCGTCCACGAGCCCCTTCACGAAGACGCGAAAGAGATCGGTCACGCTTGGGGGCGTCTCCTCGACCGGAAGGATGTACCGGATCTCGGGAGTGACCCCGGTGCCGTTTCCGATGAAGACGTACGCACGGCCCAGGCCGGAGTCGACGGCGATGCGAATGGTACGGAACTCGGTCGCGATCTCCTCGGTCGTGTCGGTGGTATCCGGCAACGCCGTGACGCTTCCGAAGTCATCTACTCGGCTCACCGCGACGCCGGTCTTGGCGAAGTAGATCGAGATGCCACGGCCACCGTCATCAGCGACGGTAAGGCCGGCCCGGCGGTCTGCGAGGTCACCCAGGTTGTGGGGCATCTCGGGGAACTTCGCCGTGATCTCGATGGTGAACTGCGACGAGATGGCGACGTGGAAGTCCAGCATCGCAAGCGCCCCGTCATTCGAGCGCGCGGTCAGGATCGTCAGATTGTCGTTGTACGCGAAGTACGGCGAGACTGCCGGAGTGATGGTCAGATCGCTGGGCCCAAGCGAGAGCAAGCTGCCCATGGTGGGGCCGCTGAAGTCCGCGATGTTCCAGGTCGGCGAAGTGGGGAGCGCCATCGGCGTGATAGGTTACTTGTGCTGGACGAGGTACTCAAGCGCACGTTTCACGCGCACTGGATCGTCGCAGAACTTGCCCAGTCCCAGGTTGCACTCCTGACAGAGGAGCCCTCGCACCTTCTTGGTCTCGTGGTCGTGATCTATCGCTGGTGCCTTCTTCAAGTCAGCAAACGGAGTCTTACAAATCTCGCATTTCCCTTTGGCCCTCACTTGGAGAACCAGAAGATCTTCTTCTCGCAAACCACGGCGGCGCAGAACCTTGGTTCGAGCATATTTGATCTGCGTTTTCGCTTCACATGATCTACAGCAGAAGGCCAGCCCATCCGGCCTTCCTCGGCGCGTAGAGAAGTCCCGCGCAGGTTTGGTCTCCTTGCACCGCGGACATCTCTTTGTTGATGGAGGTACGATCGACGGCCGGCTCGCCCAACGTCTGCGAGTTTCTCTCATGACAATGCGCTGACAGCCCTTACATCGCGACGAAAGTCCCGCGCCCTTACTGCGATCCGCATAGAACTCGGAGGCCTTCTTACGGCGACGACACCTGGAACACTGCTTGAGCATCGTGCTAGGTTACCCGTATGCCCAAGTTCAAGCCACTCCCGCCCGGGGCCGCGCAGCGGATGATCCAAGGAGTCCAAGACGAACTGACGCCGCTGGCCGAGGAAAGAATGGCGCGCATCAAGGCGATGAGCTGCCCGCGCTGCCACACCTCGATGGCGCCGCGCCTGCACTCGAAGCCGTTCAGCGAGCATGATCCGTTGCCCCGCACCCTGGCCGCGTGCCAGGAGTGCGGAGCAGAGATCGATCCGGTGTCCGGTATCGTCATCAACACCGGAGACCCGCGGAAGGTGCCGGACCCCGAGATGTTCGTGAAGCGACACGACGATGACGACTAGCGGATACCGCCGGTCGAGATCCGCTTGAGGGTGATGGCGTCCGGGATGTAGCGCTGCGTACGCACCGTCTGCACGTAGTCCTTGACGATCTGAGCGCTGATGCTTCGATCTACGTCGTGGTGCACCACGACGAAGAACGGAGCGGTTCGTCCGTTCGGAACCGAAGCGTCGGGGGTGAACACCGACGTCGCGCCGTTCTTGCGCAGCACATCGGTCAGATCAGACACTTCGAGCTGCGTGTTGGGCTCCACCGCATCGAGGGTGCTGTTCATCGCCGACTTCATTTCCGACTCTGCCGCGCCGCCCGCGTAGCTCCACACCATCGAAACGTAGTGCGGCATGAGATGGCGCACCAAGATCTCTTCGCACAACACACGCTGGAACTGCGAATCGGAGAAGCTCTGCACGTCGTCGGTGAGCTGACTTCGATCATACGTCACCTGCAAGTTCTGCTGACTGAGCTGAACGGCCTGCGACGGATCGTCCGGGCTGCCGACGAGGATGATGCTCCGACTGAGCTGTGCGTTCAGGACCTCGGCTCGGCTGAAGGTGAGGATGTTGTTCTCCACCATCAGTCGGTAGCCGTCGGAGCGAACGCCTGTGACGCGAAGCGAGTCCCCCGCGCTGATGTTGTAGATGTCTCCGGGGCCCATCGAGAGCATCTGCACGTCGAAGAAGTAGAGACCGGAGGACTCCAGGTTCTGGTTCATCTCGGTCGGAGAGATCCGCTGGACGTAGCGCCGGATGCGATACGACGTATTCGCCTGAGTGACCGAGAACTGACGATTCGTCATCGAGCTGAGCGTGAGCGCCGTCTCCGTCACCGTGACGATGATGTACGTCCCTTTGTCCGGGTGATCGCTGTTGAACGACGTCAGTCCGGCGAAGAACAACGGGTTGGAGCCGTGCGTGATGGCGGTCGAGCTGGGATCCAGCTCGATGCGACGGCTCGACTGAAGCTTGAGAGCACCGCTTCCGTCGAGTGACGCGACATCCTCGCCCACCTGCGCGTTGATGAAGTCGACCACGTTCTGACGCGGCATCGGGAACGGAAAGCTGATCGTGATGAACGGGTCTGTGTCGAGACGGAGGCGAAGCGTGTTGTTCAGCCCGGTGAACGCGATGTTGCCCGAGGGCGGAAGCGGAGAGGTGCCGATGATCGGGACGTACAAGACGTCCAGAAGATCACCGCGCTGGATGTTGTACAGCAGGAAGTTCGCCGAAGGATCGGTGAGAAGACTCGGACCCGCCGTCGTCGTACCTGTGTTCGGAAGAGCGGTGGTCGGCGGAGGTGGACGCACCACACGCGTGTTCTCTGGATCGGGCCGGAAAGTCAGCTCTGCGGTCGTAGTGGAGTCGACGAACCGCGTCGTGCGGTAGTCGAACTCCGCGCTCGTCGGCGCGAGGAAGTAGACCCTCGTCGAACCCACGGCCGGCTTTCCGATCCTCACCAGGACATTCACGTCCGGGTTGAACACCGTGCTGTTGTAGAGCTGCGCGGTACCGCTCGTGTCCTCAGGTCCCATCGGGCCGCTTCCACAGATCGCCGTATCGAAGAAGGCCGACGAGACGAACGGCCCAGCGATCACCCGAGACTGGATGCCAGCGCTCGTGCCTTCGATGACCTCCACGAGATCGCCAGCCAGCACGTTGGAGTCGGTGAAGCTTTCGTTCACGCTTCGGATGATCGCGTTCGAGTACCCTGGCAGCCAGGTGGAAAGACCAAGGGCGGAACCGCTGACGAACCGGACGTGAAGCGTCGACACGATGCCGACGTACTCCTTCCCGAGCTTCGTGATGACGCGGGCCTTGATGCCCATCAGATCCAGCGTGGGATCGGCATTCAGATCAGCCGCCACCTGCGCCGCGGTCTTGTTGAAGGGCGACACGCTGAAAGTGAAAGTCGCCGCGTTCAAGACTCCGAGCCAGATCGTATCCGGGTTGTAGGCCTCCCAGTGGATCGTGAGCCCGCCGACCGGGAAGCCCGTCACGCCGGTCGGAGTGCCGAAGCTGACGAGTCCCACGACCGCGATGTCCTCGAACGCGAAACCGGAGCCCTCGTTCTGGAACGAGTTGCTGAGCGCAAGGACGGGATCGCGGTACGGGATCGTGGTGCCGCTCGGGGCGCCCGTGCTGTCCAGCAGTTCCAGAGAGCTGACGCGAACCACCGGCGTCTGCACGGCCTCGGACCTACGGAAGATCCGATACGCCGCCACCGTGAGAGTGCGCGTAGGAGCAGCGGTGAGCTTCAGGCTGACCGCGCTGACCTCGTCGACCGTGAACTCTCCGCCGAACTCCCCGAAGATCTCCAGGATGTCTCCGTGCTGGATGTTTGCGTCGATGAAGTTCGTCGCACTCGCCGTGGTCACGACGACGTTGCCTGCCGCGGTTACGAGGTCATCGCCCTCGACCTTGATGTCCTTCGGGTCGGTCAGTTCGACGTCGATCTCATCGACCACGCGCCACGCCAACGAGCCCTGGGTGCCCGTCATCGTTGTATCGAGGCGCACCGTGACGTGGATGTTCGGAGACACGCCGGTGACTGACGTGATCTCCAAGATGCGGTAACTGCCGACGTCGACACCTTCTTCGAGCACGAGGCTGTACGTCGGCTGTACATCCTCCGCGACGGCGACATCGTTGAGAATGACGAGATCGGTCGCCTGGGTCTGAGCGTTCTGTCCCTTGGACGACGGGTTCTGGTCGGTAAGGCTTTCGATCTGCGCCGTAGAGACGTCGGTCTCCCCTGCGATGTAGATGTCGGTCTTCCCGCCGATGTGAACTTCATCCTTTCGGATCTCCAGCGTCCCGTCGGCAGTATCGGGGAGGGTGATGCCACCCGGGATGTTCGAGATCGTGAGCCGGCGTTCGCGAAGCGCCCAGACGACGGCGGTGGCCGGCGTGGTCACGGGCATCTCCAGATCGATCCTGATCTCCGTAGCGCTGATGACCTCCAGAACCTGCACGTCCTTGACGACGAGGGTGTTCGCGAGCCCTTCGCGGTAAGTCACCGTGACGAACCATCCCTCGGGTTCAGTGGAGGCGGCCCCGAGACGGGAGATGAAGCTGCCGGTCGGTGCGCTGAGGATCGGAGTGGTCAAGTCTCCGTCCAGATCGTCCTCGGCGGTACCGTCTCCGAAGAGATTGCCGTCGGTGTCGGGGTCCGGGATCGGGCCGAGGCTTCCGCCCTTGATGACATCGCGCGACATCTCAGGATCGCGGAACCCGATCGAAAAGAGGGTCTTGATGTCGGGGAACGCCTCGGTCAGCGTGGTGGTGATACCTCGCTCGATCGTGAGGGTCTTGTCGCTGAGACTGGAGTCGGCTCTGGCGGCGGCATCGAGGCTGTCCTCGCGCGTGACGCCACCGCGGAACCGCCGCGCGTTTTTGACGCGCGTAGCCGTGGGCAGGTTGGCGACCGACGTGATCGTCGCCGGATCGATGTTGTACTGGTCTCCGCGCTGCTCCGCCGTGTAGTTGACGTCGAAGTAGAACTCCGATCCCTCGCGGTTCAGCAGCATCTCGTCGGACGTGATCGCCTGGGGACGAGACGGCATGAAGCGGAGACCGCTCCGCGTCGTGGCGGGATTCGTCTGCGTCACGCTGAGCGTCTGCGGGGTCGAGAAGTAGATGCGAACGACGCCCACGGCGTATCCGCCGCTGAGGCGAGAGAAGAAGAAGTTGCCCAGCAGCGAGTCGACTTCATCGTCGGCGAGGCTGCTGATGTTCCGCAAAGAGCTGCGGAGCTTCACCAACTTGATCTCTCGAACGAGCGGCTCCACGAGCACGCGCATCGGGTCGATGACGGTGTCGGTCAGCTCGTCGGCCTCGGTGATGGCGAGGTTGGGGAAGGCCTGCCGTACGCGCTCGACGACGAACGTCGAGATATCATCGTCGAACGGATCGAGGCCGATGCGCTGAAGAATCGGCTGCACCAGCTCCTGATCCGCCCTCGATCCATCGCTCAGATCGATGGTCGGGTCGTACCGGGTGATGGCGTCCTGGAGAAAGACTTTCGTGTCGTTGTTCGACATGGTCGGATCCTACTACGTCTGGAGCGTCGCTGCGCCGCGACGTCCGGTGTGGTTGGTGAGCACGATGGTGACGAAGGCCGAAGTCTGGGACGGATCGACGGTGAGATTCTGGATCTCCGCTGAGAGCAGACGCTCCGATGGCGGGATGTTGCGGTCCGACGTCTGAACGTTGATCAGATAGGCTCGGGCCGTGCTTACTGCGATGGCGATGTCGGCCGCGGTTTTGTCGGTGGCGTTCGAGCCCACCCGCTTCAACATCCCTCCCCCGCTCCGTGGGTGAAACCGGTTCGAGCCGGGCGTCCGCAGCAGGATGCGCAGAAAGGTCTGCATCAGACGCAAGATCCCGCTCACCGACTTCGGCCGCGTACCGAAGGTGAACTCCACGAGGCTGCGCTCGGTCAGCGTGAGCCCACCAGACAGCACCGCAACGTCCGAGATGATGGCGTCCTGGATCGCTTCTGGCACCTGCGCGATCAGTTGGGTCGGGCTGTAGGTGACGAACTCGGGGGAGGCAAAGCCGTTCATCAGCACCTGTTCGATGCTACTGAAGTCCTGCCCGTCCACGATCAGACTGCGCGGCTTTACGCCGGGAGCGTTGCGGAAAGCGTTCACCTTCATCACGTCGAGAAGGCGAACGATCTGAATCCCATCCATGGTCAGCCCTCGTCCTCGGTATCGGGCGCCGTGTTGGCGTCATTGTCGGGATCGTGAGGACGGAACTCGTCAGGCGAAGTTGCCTTCATCGCGGCGATGTTGTCGTCCAGGTCCTGCTTGATCTTCGCGATACGGGCCAGCCGAGCCGGGTTCACCGGATCCACGTTCCCGGAACTGCTGCTGCCCTCCAAACGATCGAGCTGCTGATCGATCAGCTCTTCGAGCCCGATGCTCGCATAGGTGTCGCGCACCTCTTGCGAGCGCAGCTCACCTACGGCATTGGCGATGATGCGGCGGAACTCACGCTGCTGCTCGCGCGTCGTGCTGGTAGTGGTAGGTCCGTCGGCCACGGCCCTAGACTACTAGGGGTCGACGTCTTTGTCCCCCGGGTCGTACGGATTGGGCTGGAACGAGACCGTTCGCCATTCCTGCACGATCTGCTGGCCTCGACCAAGCTTCGAAACCGGCACCACCTCGCGCGCCACATTCGCGCTCGTCCGAGTCAACCACGTGGCGTACGACACACCGTCGTCGTCCATGGTGAAGAAGGTCGCCACGTCTAGAGTAAGGAACAGATCAAGGGCTCGGTCGAAGCCCTGCTCCCGCATCGTACGCACCGCGTTGTCGATCGTCTGTTCACGAGGAACCAAGTAGTCGTTGCTTTCGTCCTGGTACGTGACCAAGGCGGCGAAGTACGACGTGAGACCATTCTGAATGTCTCCGGTGTACTTCGCGCCACGGATCAGCCGACCAACGAGAGTGTCGAGCGCGGAGAACCCCGCGACGAAGGTGGAGTTGAGCCAGGTGTTTGACGCCTGCTGTAGCTCGACGTACGCCCCAGAGCGCGCGCTGCTGACCACGAAGGCCCAGCTTCCGGTTTCGTACGGGACTCCGCCGTCTGTGGTGATCTGCGACGAAGTCGCCGATACGACGTTCGTGTTGTAGATCAACGAGGTCGGGCTGGTAAGCGTGACGACGTCTCCGGCCTGCACGTTGCGAAGCAAAAAATCACCCGCACCTTGGATCTGAAGAATCGTGAGGCTTGGACGAGCCGGAGAAGCCGTTACCGCAAAGCCGAGGGCCGTAGCTCCAGCGCTTCCGACCAACGCTCCGACGCTGCTCGACGTCGTTGTACCGCGGGCGGTCAAGGTCAGGGGCCTCGTCGCCAACGTCACCACCAGCCCGCTATCTGCGACCTGGAGGTTTCGGTCCACGGTGATCTTTGCGACATCAGCGCTCAGCACACGATAGAAGCCGCTGTTGTCGCGATTGCCTCCGCTCACCACCTGTACGCGCGTCCCAGCAGAGACAGCGCGGTAGTCGGGACCGATGTAGTAGATCAGCGTTCCGGCTGGAGGAGACGAAGCAAGTGAGAGCGTGTTGCCGCTGACCGCCGTGATCAGGTAGTCCGCGACGCCGGGTGACGTGGTGTGCAGGGCCATCCCGACCTTCACACCGAGAAGCTCGAAGTTCTTTGTAGGGCTCGTCACCGTCGACGATCCGGTCGACGCAAGGTTCGTGTCGGCGTCGACCTTGTTCCAGATGATCGCTTCTTCGCCACCTACCGCCGTTCGCTGGCCCGTGAACGACGAAAGGATCGTCTCCTGCACCTTGGCGGAAAGAAGCGGGGTCTGGGCAGCGATCGCCTGAATCACTTCTGCATGTGGCACTGGCTGGCCCGCAACTTCCGTACTTACGACGTCAGTGATCGGAAACGCCCAGTCACGTCCTCCGATGCGCAACGAGGTATCGAAGAGCAGCCGAAGATGCGAGCTATCTCCTGGGTTCTTCGACTGGAAGACGAGCTGAGACGCCGCGGCGTCCCACGTCACCGCCATCGTCGCGGTGAGCGCCGCGTTCAGCGCAGCCGCCGCAGCAGTTCCGTTGGCGTACGCCGCCAGCGTAGCGGTAGTGGTGCCGCTGAAGTCGACGACGAAGGAAAGCTGATCTCCGGCGCTCGGTGCCACCCACGGAGACAGAACCTTGCTACGAAGCTCTGCCCGACTGCCCATCGTACGAGGAAGCGCGATGCTGAGCGGCGATCCGTTTGCGCTCAACGTCAGAGCAGCGCCAGGATCGTAGTTGTAGGGCCCGTTGATCGTGCCCACGATGCTGGCTTCGACGCTTGGCGAATCAACGAATGCGACCTGGTTGGAGTCGCCCGTGAGCGGCATCAGCACCAGCTCAGGATTCGTGAAGGTAGACGCCTTCGTGATGAGCGTCCGCATCGTCAGAAGATCGAGCATCGATACGCGGCTCTGACTGATGGCGTCCGACCCCTCCATCGTCGTCTTGATGCTATTCAGCCGATCCGAGATACGACCCACGATGTCTCGGATCGACGACTCGGGAAGCTTCACCGCTTCGAGGGCGCCGAGCGCATCTGCGATGTTGGTCGCCAAGGACACGATCTGTGCATGACGAGCTACGGCTCGCGTCCAGGCTGCCGAGATGTTGGACTGGATCTCAGCTCCAGTGGGCGTGACGCTTCCGCCTACCACCACGTTCTTCGTCAACTCCGACGTCACGAAGTTCGACACGCTGGCACGGAATCGATCTACCGACGGACCAAGACTTCCCCGAACGCCGCTCGTGCGGCTGTTCAGCCCAGCGTTGAGGTCGAGCAGGGCCGCCTGCGCGTTAGCAAGATCTGTGGTGCTGTTGACTTTCTTTGCCGGACGCGTGGAGTTCGGCGCTTGATCAACGATGGTAGTAAGATCGTTGACTTGCTGCTGGATCAGCCCGGCAAGCCTGTTCTTGGCCAGATAGATGACGTAGAAGTACGCCTCTGGCCGGAGAAGTAGCGATGTCGTGATCAGGTCATAGACGCCGGTCTTGAGCGCAAGGATGTCGCGCGCTCCGGTCTTCGTGACGGGAACGCTGACCGTGCTGAGCAGAAACTGCTCTACGGCAGCTTCCACCTCATCGGCGGTGAACGTGGTCGCCATCACTCCTCCTTGATGTGGTTATTCATTCGCTGGATGTCGTCACGTTCGAGACCAGCGATGAGGCTGCGCACGCGAGCGGGCTCCAGGTTCAGAACCTCGCAGATGTACCGGAAGGTGTAGAGCCCGTCAGGATCTGTCTCTTCCTGACCATCCCAGAACAACCAGCCCGCGGCCTCTTCGGCAAGGGCCGCCTTCTCTGGATCGCTCTTCTTCGTCTCTTCCTTGTAGAGGACGAAATCCCAGATCGCGCGGCGCAAGATCGCCACCAATAGCTTCTGGGCGGGAGGAGTTCGGCTCCTCTCGCCCGAGAAGTCAGCATCTAGCGAGATGCTAGGCGACCGTGATCGAAACGACCGCTCCATCGATTCCGGGATCCGGGATGTAGACGATCGACGGGTCCTTGCGGGTGACCCGGAGATTCGTGCTTCCGCCAGTGAGTCCATTTAGTACGATCGTGTTCTGTTGGATGAGTACGGTTGCGATGGTGGGATCGTCCACGGTGTAGAGTACGTCCTCCGAGGCCGTACCCACCAGCGTACGATAGTCATTCGACTGGACCGAGGGCGTGACAGTGAGGATGCCGCCGAGCGGGACGTTGAGCGGTGGAGTCGGGCCGTAGGCGACTTTCACCACGATCGGGAACAGTAGGTGCATGATGTTGATGCTGGGACGGTCGGGAACGCTGACGATTCGCGTCACGTTCTCCTGGCTCTCGACCGTGGCCTCGTACATGCCATCTCGCCAAAGATCGATCTCCACGTACCCATCTTGGTCGGTCTTGATGTTGCGGCGCTCCCCGAGTACTCCGATGTCGTCGACCACGAGCGGGTTGAAGCAGGGGATGAACGCCAGATCGATACCCCGGTGCGGACGACCATCGGGTCCCCAGATGTAACCGGAAGCACGACACAGGCGCGGATTCGTGGCGTCCGGCAACGTGAACAGGTGCGCGGTGATCGCGAAGTTGTTGGCGTGTGTGGGCGCGTCCGACGCCGGAGAGAACACCGTGATGTACTGCGGAGAACGGATCGACCCGCCCATCAGGTAGAAGCGGAGCTGATACGTCGTCGGCGTAGGCGTGCTGCCCGGCAGCGTGAACTGCACCTTGCCGGTGATGACGTCGCCGGTCGTACCGCTCGTGATGAGCGTCGTGCCAGTGGAGTCGTAGACGCGCACGACAACGTCGTCGACGAGCTGAGGAACGAGCTGGTCGTCCTTGACCGTGATCTCGACTGTCTCCATCGCCATGCACTGAAGCCTACACGAAAACGGACCACGAATCCTCTATAAGCCAGAGGAGGCGAGACGCCCCAAAACGAAGGAGGATCCCATGAACCAGAAAGAAGAGATCGCACACCTGAAGGCCGAGCTGCAAGAGATGCGCCTCAAGGCCGAGTCCTACGCCATCTTCGGTGATCTGATGAAGACGATGGCGATGCTGCCGCTGACCGAGCAGGCCTCGGTCGGAGACACGGCGATCCGCGTCCATCTCGCTCTGATGCTGCACGGTATCCCCGACAGGTCGCGCGAGGGACAGCGCATCACGGCGGGGCTGATGTCGATGCTCGGCGAAGAGCGCGAGTCGCTGATCGCCAGCTTCCTGCACACCGACCGTCTGCGGACCAAGGACAACGGCGAGTGCACCTGCCCGCTGTGCGAGCACGAGACGATGGCCCACAACCTCGCCGATCGCGGCGGGCCGCCGCGCGCCAAGGCGCACTACGGCGCGACCATCCTCGCCGGCCCGCTCCCGCCCAGCGTCGTTCCTCACGAAGAGCGCATGCGCCGCACCACGGATCTGCTCGCCACGCTCATCGAGCAGATCTCTCCTCGGCGCGCTCGTGGAGGTTCGGCGGCCCGAAGCCCGCTTCTCATGGCGATCGCGTCGCTTCTCGACGCGACCGGCACGGTCCAGGTGCTCGATCTGTCGAACGACGACCTGCTCGATCTGTCGAACGACGACGACAACCCGCTGTTCTGATGATCTGGCCGGGGCTCCTTCGGGAGCCTCGGCCCATCATCTTTGCCTAGGTTGCCGCCTTCTGAACGACGTTATCGACGAGCGTACGGCTGGTCTCGCCTCGGGCGTAGCTGGCACGAGGAGGCCGCTCGTCCTTCGCCGGCCCGGTCTTGTCGCCGCGCAGCAACCCGAGGCTGCCCGCCAGCTCGTCGTGGTTGTCCTCGTCGAAAGCCTTGATGACCCGGTCGTAGAAGCCCTTGAACACGGTCTTGTCTGCTACGGAGATCTTCTTCATGGAGTGCTCCTACGACGTACGAACGGCGAAGTCGATGTCGGGTTGCTGGATACCATACTCGTCCTCGACGACCAGCGAAGGATCGAAGAGGTCGAACACGTCGGTGTTCGGCACCACGATCCGGCGGGTGAAGTCCGAACCATCCACGTTGAAGTCGATGGTGGTGCCCTTGATGAGCCGGATCTGAGCGTATCCGTTACGATCGGTCTGCATGACCTGGTAGTTCCGAAACACAGCGTAGCCGTTTACCCGGTTGGGCTGGAACATCACCCCGATGCTCACGCGCTTGCCAGAGATCGCGCGACCGCTCGCATCCGCTATCTGAACGAAGGCCACTGCTGTCGACGACAGGGGCACGACTTGAGCTTGATCAGCAGTGAACGGAGTACTCAGCTCCGAGATCTGCGCTGTCGACGAGCTGAGGTACTGCGTCCGGTACCAGAAATCGGAAGAGCTGTTCTGATCGGTATAGAAGTACTGGTACGTCCCGGCCATGAGCGTGGTGTCGAGGTCGAGCCCCACCGCTGCGGCTCCGACATCGAAGCCGAGGAACGGGGCAGCCTCTGACGACAGAATCTCGATCGAAGCCGCACTTCCAGTCGCCACCGTCGGGATCTTCAGCGTCCCGTCGGTGTTCGGCGCAGCTACCACGAGCCCGGTGGCCAAGTTGATCGCCGCGGCTACGTTTGCTGCCGAAACCGGGTCTGATCCCGAGAAGGCGACGTCCACCTTCGTGAGACCGTTCACGCGAAAGCTCAGCGTCTTGCCGGTGACCTGAAAGGGACCCACGAGTGATCCCGACACAGCAGCAACCGTGGCAGACGGACCAGTCGCTGCTTCGTAGAGTCCATCGACCCCTGTACGCGATCGGTACCACCGAATACGGTCGAACGTGTCCAATACGCTCGTGATGTCGGGAACCACGAACGGCAGGGTCAGCGGGGTATTGGTGACGACGGGCATGACGAAAGTCTATCACCGGCGTCGGATACGAGGAACCTTCGCAGGATCAGGCATCGGCGTCGGAGGATTTTGGCAAAAGAAAAAGATCAGGCGCCATCGCCCGTGAGAAAGCTCGTGATGTCATCGATGACCAGGATGCGCGCCTGAGCGGTGTTGCTGCGCGCCAGACGCTCCGACCCCGTCCGACCGCGAAGCACAGACTTCAGGTACGTGATCTCGTCCTGAACCTTCTGTGTTTCGCGATCGGCCCAGTCGTCGGTCGCCTGCTGAAGCTCGTCCAGCAGTTGGTTCCGTCTCTGGGTTGCGGGATCGTCCGGCATCAGCGCTCCTCCTGTCCCTTCTTGTACGCGGCCTCCAGCGCCGCCTCCAAGCGAGGCTGTAGATCTTTCAGGGCCGACATGTGACGCAGCCCGAGATGCGACTCCGTCCAGGCGTCGATGATCTTCTTCGCTTCGCTGCGGGGCGAGAAGACGTGATCACGGGCTCGAAGTGAAGTGGTGGAGATCTTATCTCCCGGTACGACGGCGTAGCGCATCAGTGCTTGTCCTCGCGCGGCATGTTGTTGTAGTTCGGGCCCGAAGACGACATGCGGCCGGTGACGACACCATGCGTCTGCACCGTGGGCTCGTCCTCCCGATGCCGACTCGGGTAGCCCTGGCGGTACTTCTTCTCGACGAAGGCGGTGGCGAGCGCGACCGTACACTCGTCGCCGAGCGTGAACACCTCCTCGTCGGAGATGTCCATTTCGAGCTGCTCCTCCATGGCGAGCACCAGCTCGACGATCATGAGGCTGTCAGCTCCGAGGTCGTCGACGATGCGCGTCTCCGGCTTGATCAGGGCCGGATCGACGTCGAGATGCTGAGAAAGGGTCTTGATGACGAGAGCGCTGATTTCCATGTCACTGTCCCTTGATGACGGGGGCGAGAAGCGCCTCGACCCTCTTCTTGATGCGGTAGACGCGGTGCTCGGGGATCTTCATGTTCTTGGAGATGGCGGTGATCGACATCTGCGGTGTCCCCTCCTCGGGGTAGTGCAGGTCGGCGAACTGCCGTTCTTCCGGCTTCAGCTCACTGCGCATGAGATGGTAGGCGCCACGGATGCGCTGGATCGGGTCCTCGACCTGGACGTCGTGCTCCAGATCGGTACCCATGTCGGTGAAGGCCTCGGATCCGAATCCCTTGTACATCTTGGCGACGTACTTCGGCTTCCACGCCGGCAGCGCGCTCTGAAGCTCGGTCAGCGTAGGATCGCGCCCGTTCAGCTCCTTGAACTCGCGCTTCGCGTTCTGGAACATCTCGTACTTCTCGACGTCCTCGCGCGGCATGTACTTGGGATTGCGGTTCTGCGCGACGAAGTCGGTGATCCGCATGAAGTTGTTCACGACGTGGGTGGTGAGCTGCGTCCCCTTGGTCGGGTCGTAGCTTTCCAGCGCTGCCACGGCGGTGTTGCGGAGCGCGTTCTTCAGCGCGATCTGCGGAATCGACCCACCGAGCCCCTGCATGCGCTTGGTCGTCTCCGAGCGGATCAACGGATCCAGCGACTTCAGCAGGGGCTCCAGGTGCTCGGGCTTCTTGCCGTTGTCCTTCCAGGTTTCCCAGAGCTTCAGCTCGGCACCACGGCGCCCACGAAGCTCGGCGTGCCGGGCATGGGCGCGCTCCACCTTGGCCGGGCTGTCTGCCGCGTCCTTGATGAACTTCTCGACCGCCTCGATCTCCTTCTTGGTCGGCATCAGCGCTTCTTCCCCTTCTTGGGCTTGGCCAGATCTTCGCCGTTCTGATGACCCAGCTCCTGGCTCACGTACCGCGACGCCTCCATGAGACGCGACAGGGCTTCGTCGAGACGTGCCAGCGCCGGGCCGGTCCCGGTGGGCATGTTCTTGGTCGCAGGCTCCCCCGTAGGATCGAGCGCGTAGATCGCGTCCTTGATGAGGTCGAGAGCGCCCCGTCCCCCGAACGGAGATCCGTCTCGAAGATGCTTGAGGGCGTGAGTGCGAAGTGTCTGTCGTGCTTCTTTTGCGGTGATCGGCATGTAGCCTCCTTCACCCGCTGATAGGTGCTACGTGCGCATGTTCTTCGTCATGGCGTTGCGGATGCTGAGACGCGGGTTCGTCACTCCGGCGGTCGTCGATCCCGGTGCCTTCAAGAAGTTCGCCGTGGCCTGGCCGCTGAAGCTGCCGACGTGGCTGGCTCCCATCGAGACCTGTCCGGGCTTCGGAACCGCGAAGGCGACCTTGCCGCCCGTACGTTCGTCGATGAAGTCGCGCACCTTGCGCTTCGCCTTGCCCAGCTCGACTCCCTCTCGAACCGCTTGGATCACGCCGCCACCGAGAACGCCCCGGGTCACGTTCTTCGCCAGCTCCGGAGTCGTCAGCACGGCCTTCGCGGCGTGCGCCGCCGCTCGCAACTTGCCCTGTCCTGCATGCGCGGCGAAGCCCTTGGCGGCCTCTCCCGCAGCATTCACCAGCGGATAGGTCATGCCACCGATCGCACCGCCCTCGGCGTAACGACGGGTCCGGCCCTTCTGCGACAGCAGCTTGGCGGCATCCAGCGCCTCGTCCTCCTCGACCGCCTTTTTCGTGCGAGCCTCGAACCCTTCGCGGACCTTTCCGATCAGCTCGTGGATGCCGATGGACGGACTTCCGCTACGGGTCTTCGAGAGGCCGTGAGCCAGCGTCTTGGGGGAAGGCAGCATCCGCGCAGTGTACTGCGCCGCTGGCCCGAGCGTCCAGGTCAGCCCTTCTCGGGCTCCGGATCTGTGTTGTCGAGAAGGGTGTCGATGATGCCCTGCGCATCATCACGCGTCCTCACCGCCTTCTGTGCGATGAGGAGCTGCTGCGACGAGATGCGCGCGGCCCTACGCACCTCTCCCCGAATGCGCAACCAGGCATCCTTGATCGCCTTGTTCTTCTCGTCGTCTAGGCCGACCTCCTTCAAGAAGTCTTCGACCACAACGAGATCGTTGGCCCGCCCTGTCTGGGTCATCCGAGTACTCCACAGCTCGCGCCGAGTTGGAAGAGGTACTTCAAGATCGGAGCGCGCTTCTCCTTACGAGTATCGAGTCGCGCCGAGATGTTGGCGTCGCGGCTCGTGTCGGTATCATCGCTGGTCTCGTCCGGATCGCTGGTGCTGAGGCCCAGAATCGTCTGAGGACGGCTACCGTCCGTAGACGAGACAAGCTGACGAAGATCATCGTAGTCGCCGAAGGCGCGGCTGTGGAACCCCTCGGACCCTCGCACTACATCGCCGTGGTCGTTGATCTCCAGATTCGCCGTACCGAAAAGGTCCACCATCGAGGCAATCGGTCGCCAGGTGTAGGACCGGATGAACTGGTGAACGTCGAAGTTCCGCGTCTTCACCTGACTGTACGCTCGGACGATCTCTTCCACCGCCTCGTCGATGGCGCTTCGTGCATCGACATGGGCGATGAGCCCGTCCGACGGCTCCGGCGTCACGGTTCCCGGCGGACCCGGCATCTCTCCGCCCGGCAGCTCGGGCGCAGCGGTGTCGCCGGGCTGTGGCGCCTGCTCGGAGGAACCGATGGCCTGCGCCACGACACTGGCGAAGCTGTTGATGAACGCGATGCTGGCCGCGCGCTGCGCGCCCTCGGCATCGGTCTCTCCGGCCGAAGCCACCGCCGCAGTGCTGTCGAACTGAGACGGATCGACTCCCGGCTCCAACACGAAGAGAGGATCCGTGATGGCTCCGGTACCGAAGTAGTACGAATACAGACCACCGATCTGATTCGTGCGGTAGTGCTCGCCATACCACGGCGGGAAGCAAAGATCCTCGGGAGGAAGCGAGACATCTTCGGCTCGGTACGCTCCGATCTGCTCCACGATGCGGTAGGCTCGGAACTCCACCAAGATCTCTCGGTCAGCTTCGTTGAAGCTGCCGGCAGAGCCTACAAGAGACACCACTTCGGGGCCGTAGTCGGACGCCGCCTGCTCGATTCCGACGGGGACGCGAGTGCCACGTCGCTGCCGTCCGGTGAAAGTACGATCCTGCACGAACAAGGGCAGCAGACTGCTGCTCTGGAAGCGTGTACGAGAGCCGCTGTGGTCCGTAGGCTGTCGTGTGCCCCGACGCTCGTACTGATCGGTGACGTCCGTGACTTCTTGAATCTCACCACCGTAGTAGCCGAGACTGCCGGTGGTCGGCGCTTCGAGAGCGGCCACGATGGTCGTACGCTGCACGTTACGCCGCAGCGTCGCTCGCGTGGAACGTCCGGTGTTGTCGCCGAGGAACTCCGTGCGCTCGTTCGTCGTGCGCGCGTAGCTCATCTGCACCTGCGTCTGTCCGCCGCTGTTGGCGTCGATGCTGTGCGAGATCATCTCGGGCGTACCGAGGTAGTGTGTGTTCGGTCGCGCCGTGATCAGATCTGCCTGAACTTCGGCCACGCGCGCGGCGTTGGCTTCGGCGATACGACTACGCTCCTCGCTCGGAGGACCGATCTCACCCTCGCCCTCTCGAACCGCGTCCGCGATACGAGCAGCCAGCGCGGGATCGTAGGTGCCGTCCCGCAATAGATCTTGTGGCAGGTACTTGTCGACGACGAGCGTCGGAAAACCGAGCACAGCGTAGGGATTGAACTTTCCCTGGAGCATCAGCTCGCGACTGCGGAACCGATACTGGAAGAAGATGTGGTTGCAAGCGAGCTGTGCGTATCCGACCCGAACGGGGCCATTCGCGCTGCTGATCTCTACGCTGCCACCGCGGATGGCGTGCAGGTTGAGGTCGCTCATGCGCTCGAACGCCGGGATGATCCCGGTGAACAGCTCGTGCTCCATCATGTCGCGGACCACCCACGCCGGAGCGTCGCTGAGATCCGGAGGGTCAGCCCCGATACGACCACGGCCGATCGGACGACCGTTGCGCTGACCCAAGATGCGAGACGGCGCCATGTAGAAGCCGTCGAACAGGATGTCGGAACCGAAGAAGGCGCTGTGCGTGCGCAGCAACAGTCGCGTCACCTCCTGCTGGTAGTTCCGGCCGTACGTGAACTGCGAGTACAGCTCGGGGAAGAAGACGTTGCAGCGCGGGGGCGCCACCATCCAGACGTCGGGCCGGTAGAGCTGTGTGAGCAAGCGGGCCGGCGGGTCGGGCTGCGCGGTGGTGCGCTGGATACGACGGTTGTGCCGCGACTCCAGGACCTGCTGCATGAGCTGGCTGATCTGATCGCAGTTGTTCTCGATGAGGTTGGCGTCGCTGGTACCAGAGATGGGCAGGGTCGAGCGAGATCCGCTCTGTGTCGCCACGATGATCTGATTGAAATCGCTACCCGCCACGGCGAATGCTCGGCTGACCTCGGGGATCCCGAAGAAATCACCGGTGCGGGTATACAGCCCGCCCTGGAGCCCGACATGCCGAGCCTGTGACCCTGCGGTGTCGCACGTCCTCGCGAGCTGCCGTAGCTCGGCCAGGAGACCACCACGACGGTCGCTCTGCTGCCGAGCCGCCGTAGCGCTGGTCGACGACTGTTGGCGCTGTTTCAGCTCATCTGCTCGTTGCTTGATCGCCCGCGCAGCTCTGGCGATGGGGCGCGTCTCCTCGTCGTCCTCGATCCCCATGGTCTCGAACCGGGGCAGAGCCGGGTCTTCGAGGGCCGGAATGAAGCGAGGCGCGTTGATCGGGATGATCTCGTGGAAGATGAAGCGCTGGAGCGCCATCATCACGGCACGCACGCTTACCTGACGACCGAGCCCCGCGAGGCTGCGGCGGAACAGCGAACCAAAGCCACGAGCGCGCAGCAGTTGCAGCTCGTCTCGCTCGGGGAACGGATTCGCCCCGACCATCTGCGTGATGTGCAGGCGCATCTCGGCGAGGCTGAAGAAGTCGTTGACGCCACGAACAGCACGCCGCCCGAAGTAGATGCCGCCGAGCGCCTCCATGAGATGCATCAGGCCGCCGAGCAACGTGCCTCGCATGCTCGGGTAGTTACGGGGCGGCTGGTTGAGTAGATCGGTGACGATGTCGGCACTGCCACGCAAGAAGTCGTTGAACACCGTGGCGCTGGTACCGGTGAACGCGCCACGAATACCCTGGCCGCCCAGGCTCATGCCGCTGACCTGGTACTGAAGCGCGACGTCCCAGTAACTCGACCAGTCCATGCACTGAAGCACGATCGAACGTGACTGCGGCTGCTTCGAAAAGCTGAAGCCCACAACCTCGCCGCCGAAGATCAGCTTGTAGTTCTCGTTCTCCAGATCGGTGATGTCCTGCTCGGTCGTCGACTCGAAACGCTCGGGAGGAAAGAGACCCGCCAGCTCGGGATCGACGCCGTCGTCTCGGTCCACGACTCGGATCCCGGGCCCACCGACGCTGACCTGTGCGTCCGGCGGCACGCCATTGTAGAGGTCGTACATGAACAGGTGCACGAGCGTGCGCGGTTTGAAGTCGAGTGCGTAGTCGTTCGCCGGCACCTGGATCGAACAGGCCACCGCCGCGTTCTTCGCCGACTGGATGTTGGCGGAGACCACCGGCACCTCGACGCCTTCGAGGAAGAGCCGGAGACGAAGTCGCTGTCCTACAGTGGCCACGGCCATACCGTACCGCAAAGCAGGCGCTGAGTGTACCTATCAGCATGTGAGGCGATCTAGCCCAGGAGAGAACATGAAGAGCGCACAGCAGAAGACCAACGAGTGGCGGGAGTACGAGGAGAAGCAGAGCAAGAACGCGATCGAACCCAACACGCCGCTGCCCACGCTGGCCGTGGGCACGGTGGTTCGTGCGAAGCGTCAGGTGGACCCCGACGTATGCAACATCGAGCCGAACACCCTCGGCTTCGTGTTCGGGGAGACGAACTGCTACGGCGACCTCGCCGGACCGATCATACAGTGGATCACCGCCAGCGGCGGCCTTCCCTCCGGAAAGCTCACAGAGGTTCGTTCGGATGCTCCGCTGCTGTCGGCCCAGAAGGTCTGCAACGTCTATCCCGGCGACATCGACGTCATCCGCACGCACGACACCGTTTTCGTCGGCCACGTGGACGCGCATCCCCCGGACGACACTCTCGGTGCGCTCAAGCGCCTGCTCCACTACTCCTGGGAACCGATCGACTACCAGTACATCGGCCTCACGCAGCGGGAAAAGCAGGCTATCTCCGAGCCGAACTTCAACGCCTTGGTCGAGTGGATCAAGGAGGGATGAAAAACAAAACCACAGATCTCGTATGAGCACCTGAAGGAGAGATTCCCATGGCGAAGAAGCGACTGAACCAGATCCTGGCGATCGAACGCGACGTGAAGAAGTCGGCGTACGGCAACCTGTCCAAGGATCACCACCTCATGCAGAAGGGCGCGCTCGTCACCGGCGAGACCGCGACCTACACGCCCAAGGACGAGACCGGCCGGCAGTTCCCGCCCGAGAATCGCCTGATCCAGCTCAAGGTCGAAGACGAGCTGCTGACCACCGCGGCGAAGATGATCCCGCTGTTCGACCTCACCGCGACGAAGGACGTCGGCAACACCAAGACCACGGCCGAAGTCGTGCTGCCGAACGGCGTCAGCCTCGGGCAGCTTCCTCCGACCACCCTGCTGTTCCTGGAGAAGCAGCTTCAGGACCTGCACACCTTCTTCGCCAAGCTGCCGGTGCTCGACCCCGACCAGGCCTGGACGTTCGACTCGACTCGCGGCTACTACGTGACGGAGCCGATCACGCAGATCAAGACCGAGAAGTCGCAGGAGCCGCTCGTCCTCTCGCAGGCGACGAAGGAGCACCCGGCACAAACGCAGCTCGTGGTCCGCGACGTCGTGGTCGGCGAGTGGAAGAAGACCAAGCTCTCCGCCGCGATCACGGAGGATCGTCGCCGAACGCTCGTCGCCAGGGTGGAGACGCTCCAGCGCGCGGTGAAGCAGGCGCGCGAGACCGCCAACCTGGTCGAGGTCGACGAGGTCGGCATCGGCCAGCAGCTCTTCGACTTCCTGCTCGCGCGCTGACGCGGTCCGCGTCATGCTGCGTGCTCCTGGCTCTGAGTGGGTCGCTGATCCGGAAACGCCCCCCTAGTACGGATCGGCGGCCCTCTCGGGGCCAGGAGCCCCACGGACCATCAATCTCAATCTCAACCTCACGAGGATGACCCCACAGTGCTGGTTCGAATCCAGCTCCCCCGATCTACCGGGGGATAGCCCAACGGCAGAGGCAAGGTCTTCAACTCCTCGACGTCAACCTGAAAACTCAGATCTCCAATGGACAATCTGAGACGCTAGGCAAAACTCGCAATCCGATTGAGCGATCACCCACCAGAAGTCTCGGTTCAAATCCGAGTCCCCCAGTTGTAGCCGATCAACTATTGGGGGATGGTCTAACGGTAAGACGCTGGTACTCAGATCTAAGACGCTCAGTGTTGCCGTGCGATGAGCTAGTGGCGGAAGACAGATGGGGCCGGGGTAGGCTACACCCCGGTCCTGTCGCTATTCGTTTGCTCAGAGCTGACCGATCACGTCGAAGAGCGGAGCCGCCTGTCGGATCCCGAAGGCGCCCATCGTCTGGTACGCGGCGAAGGCGCCACGCCCCAGCAGCAGATAGGAGTTCGAGCGGCTCGTTGCATCGATCCCGTTCTGCGCCAAGAACTGCTGCGCCTTCTTTTCGAGCTGCTCGGGTGTCCGAAGGTTCAGCTCCTCGTTGACGCGTTGGATCTCGTTCTGATCGAACTGCGCCTCTGTCGGGCCGTGCGTCACGTACTCGTCCGTCATCGTGTAGATGGGCTGGTTCACCGGAGGACGAGAGAAGCTCGCCTGATTGGTGATCGGAGCCACGGTGATGGTCTGCCCGAGCCCGCTCGGCACCACGATGCGGCGGCCGTAGAACGTGTTCTTGATCACCTCCAGCGTGTTCTGGATGCTGAAGTCTGCGGTCTGGAGGAACTGCTGCGCCGACGCGAGGAAGCCGGTGAGCCCGCCGCTCGCCCCCTGTCGCGCCGCCGCAGTCGAAACCAACTGACCGCCCTGCGTGGTGTCCGGCGGCACGCCACCGCTGTCCAGCCCCTGACCGCCGAAGTCCGTGGGCACGCCCTGGCTCGCCTGCTGCGCCGCCGCTGCCTCCTGCTGGAAGAACACCGATCCGACCGTGGAGAGGATCGCGTAGTTGCAGACGAACATCTGGAACTGGAAGGGCAGATGCAGCGGGTTCATCGAGTCCTGCTGCGTACCGGCGCTGACGATGTAGCCCTCGACCACGATGTCGTCGAAGTAAAGATACAGGCGCGCGTTCTGCTCCACGAGCTTGGTGCCGCGCAGATACTGATCGTAGTTCGCCCAGAACTCCGACTTCCAGTTGAAGTCCTTCGAGTTGATCAGGATGCCGCTGACGTTGAGGAAGCGCGGACGCTCACCGAAGAAGAAGATGTAGTCCTCGCCGAAGGTCTCGACGATCTGCTGCTTCTCGACGCGCTGCTCCACGATCTGTTGGATGATGAAGTTCGCGTAGTGCGAGCTGCGTCCGATGCCGTTCTCTTGCGTCGGACTGCTGGAGTCGAAGAGCGGGATCTCCTCGCCTGTAGCGGTGATGGCGCGGAGGATGCCGTACGTGTCTTCCTTGATCTCCAGACCACGAAGTGGACGACGCACGTTGTCGTAGGGCTGACGCTGCGCGGTATCCAGCTCACCGAACGCGTCGGTCTGGACCGAAATGAAGACTGCGATCGTACACCAGACCCCTTTCTGCGCCTATCAGCAGTAGGAAGGACACCATGAAAAGAGACGTCCGTCAACGCTTCTGGGAGAAGGTAAAGATCGTCGATGACGATACCTCCTGCTGGGAGTGGCAGGGCGGGATTGTCGACGGGTACGGCAAGTTCAACGACGGGACCAAGAACGGCGATCGTTCCCATCGCGTCGCGTATAAGCTGGAGAACGGACCTATCCCTGACGGGATGGAGGTCATGCACTCCTGCGACAATCGAAAGTGTTGCCGACCCGATCACCTGTCGGTCGGAACGAAGCAACAAAACATGGCCGACATGATCTCGAAGGGACGACAAGCCCGAGGCGAGAAGAAGTGGACAGCCAAGATGACGGCCGAGAAAGTGCTCAAGCTGCGCGAGCGGCATGACGCTGGCGAGACACTCGCCTCTCTGGCTCCGGAGTTCGGTATCAGTGAGAAGACCGCATCGATGATCGCATGCGGTGACATCTGGAAACACGTCGGCGGTCCTCGCCGCGAGAAAAGGAAGTTCGGCTAATGCTCGTCACGTCCACCGCGATTTCACCCCGGATCAACAGTCTGCTTCACAAGGCAGGCCTCGACCTCTACACCGCCGTCCGGAAGTCGGACGAAGATCTTCTGAAGCTGAAGGGCATCGGAGAGACGGCGCTTCGCGAGATCCGCAAAGCTTCGGTCCACGTCTACTACAGCGAGCTGCTGACGACCGAACATGTGCGCGGCTGCACGCTCGTCATCCGACCGGAGTCGCCGCCGACCGACTCCATGCACCTGCTCGCGCTCCTCGCCTCCGCCAACGGATTCGCCCTGGCAACTCGGGGAGGCAGCGGGCAGATCGGAGTTCTGCGGCGCATCACCACGATGTAGAAGGAGAACCATGCAACCGAAGATGATGCCAGGGCAGACGCCCTACACCACGGACGAGCTGAAGAAGCTCTACCGAGCCGTCGATGACGCCGCGGAAGCTGGAGTCACGGAACAGGACGAAGTCGAAGGACTCCTCCATCCGATCTGCACGTACTGCGGGCGCGTCGTGCGGACGTACCCTGGAGAAGAGATTCTCTCCTGCTGGCCGATCTTTCTACCGCCGTCGAAGTCGCCCACCCAGCGCATCACCGACCCGTTCTTCAAGCACCGCTCCTACACGGCGACCTGCCTGGTGATCAGCGGATACGGCCATGCCACCGGCCGACGCTGAGCTTCCGGCTAACCACGGAAAACCGTGGAGCGAGGAAGACGAGAAGAAGCTGTCGTGGGACTGGGGAACGATCCCACTGACGCAACTCGCCGCGCGCTTCAAGCGCAGTGGGTATGCGGTGTTTCGCAAAGCGATCGACATGGGCCTGGGTCGCGCCAAGCGCGGCACCATGTCGGTCAACGCCTTCTCGAAATACAGCGGATTCAGCGTCTTCAAGATCATGAAGGCAGCGCGTGCCTTAGACCTGAACCTGTGGCGCGGGCTGTCCAGCGAACCCGGACGTGATCGGGTACGTGATTACGACGTCAAGGACTTCCAACAGGAAGCCTTGATCAAGTACATGATGGACAATCCTTGGATCCCGAGCCCGGGATCCAGTATGTCGAAGCAGGGAGAATGGGGCACTGGCAGAAAACCAGCAGCCTGCTTGCGCTGCAATCGATCCGACAAACCCCACTTCTCCAAAGGGAAATGCCGCGGCTGCTACAACGCGCAGTACAAGGTCCGCAGCGGCGTCCGCTTTTCTGATCTCACGACAGAAAAAGTCGTCGCCATGAGAGAAGCCTACGCCAGCGGAGTGACGCAGCCGAAGCTAGCCCTTCAGTACTCCGTCTCTAAGTCGACGGTCAGCAAGATCATTCGCGGCGAATATTGGGCCAAGGCTGGTGGGCCGATCAACAAAAGAGCCAGGAAGGGCAGTCATGGAAGAGTGGGAAGAGACATGGCGTCAAGCACGCCTGCCGCGAATGGCGGCTCGAATGATCTGGAGCTACGGGGCGTGGCTGGTGGGCTCGCAGGCGGAGAGATTCGCGATGAAGCAACCGCCCGCACCGGAGAAGGACTGGGACCTGTTCGTGCCGATCCACACGTGGAGACAGGCCGCGATGTCGATCCCGAAGAAGGCGACCCTCAACGGTAACCGCGGGCTTCACTTCACGATCGACGGCGTGACGTTCGACATCTGGCCGGACGAGCTGTCGCGCTTCATTCAAGAAGCAACATCACCAGGACGGATCAAGGCGAAGTGGGGCTTCAGCTTCGTCGTAGACGTGCGCCACGGACTCGTCATCCGTGCCGAACGTATCTTCAGATCGCCAGACCGTTTTTGATCATGAAGTCCTTCACCTCCCGAGGCACCGGCATCAGCAGGTCCTCGGAGGTGATGTACCGGTGCAGCACGGCGGACAGCGCGTTCTCGAAGCAGTCTTCGGGACCCACGCTGTCCATGCCGCGCACACGCACCAGGCGCTTTCCGACCTTGATCTTTGCCTCGACTACCGTACGTTCCGTCATGATCAGTCTCCTGGTTCACCCGTCGCTACGCCACCACTGACCTGCGGAAGCTGGCCGCTGATGGTCCGAAGCAGCTCTACGGCCGAGCCGAGATGCTGCATGCTCTGGTACGCGACCGGATCGCGGCTTTGCTGCTGGCGCATCACGGCTTCTCGCTGCACCTCACTGAGCCGTCCGCCCGCGGCGCCGGTGGTCGTCATGCGAATGAGCTGCTCGGCTTCGGACTGGCTGAAGCCGCCGCCTGCCATGCTGCGGAACTGCGAGACAAGATCACCGCTACCCGAGACACCCATTCCGGAGAGATGCGTCTGAAGCTGACGCGCCACCTCGTCGGCCCCAGCGCCACCACGCTGAAGAATCGCCATCGCACGGCGAGCATCGACCTGACGTCCACCGACGGTGATCCCGGCCTCGCTGAAGCTGTTGCCGGTCAGCATGCCGAGCGCAGTCTCCGCGCTCTGCGCGCCACCACGACGGCCGCCACCGGTGAGCGCGCGCACCTGCTGCCGGATACCGGCACCGGCACCGAGCACTTCGCGCCCGAACTCGTCTCCACCCAAGCTCTCGCTGAGCGCGCGGTACTCCGCCGACGAGGTGTCCATGCGCGCGAGCTGCATCATGGTGTCCTGCGCCGCGGTGTTCAGGGACGAACCGCTCTGCGACAGATCGCGGAAGCGACCCGCCAGGGCACCAAACTGGCGCCCCATCGAAGTGTCGCCGAGGCGGCGGGCGAGCCGACTGTAGTCGGCACCTGTGCTGAGCCGGCCCTCGATCAGCTCGCGCTGACGACCTTCGTCGATCCCGAAACGCTCGAACTCCGATCCGATACCTCCGCCCGAGCGGATATTCTCTTCCATCTGCTGGATCATGGAACGCGCAGCACGGCCCTCGGCCGAGCCCTCGTCGGCGTAGGCTCCGCCCTGCGCCATCACGTCCTGGCGAAGAAGCTCCAGCTCCGCTTGCTGGCCTGCACGATCGCCGCTCATGCCAGACATCCGACGGATGCGGCGCGTGAACATGTCGGAGCCACCGACCGAGCGTACGGCCTCCTCGCTGACGCCACGGAGCCCTTGGAGCTGCATCGCTGCCGCTGCGCCGCCCCCAGCCGCCCTCCGGCCCAAGGAACGCTCGATGTCTGCCTCGGAGTAGCCGGAGCGGCGCAGAAGGGCGGCCTGGGTCTCGCGCGCCCCGGCTTCGTCCATCGAAGCTCCTGGACCGCCTGCCTCACGACCCAGCCGTTCGGCGAGGTGGCCGCCACCGGTGATGAAGCTCGCCGCCTGATCGGCAGGCGTCATGATCTGCTCCATCTGACCGCTGCCCATACCGAGCATGCGCATGATGTCGCGGCCCATGCCTCCGAGCGTATCGCCGCCGCCACGGGCGTTCGCCAGGCCTGCTCGGGTCGGAGAGACACCACCGACACGCATCCCGTTCTGCGCCATGAAGGCGTCGACCGCGTTCGCCGAGGCCCCGCCGTTCATGTACTGGTAGAAGTTCGACGCGTTGCCGCCGGCCGCAGCCATCACCTGCGCGTTCATGATGTCGCGTCGAGTCGCGTTCGCGTCCGCGCTGAGGCGCTGAAGCTGATTGGCGTCTGCACCGAACACCGCTCCCGATCTCGCCATCTGAGCGGAGTCGACCGCCTCCATGAGCTGCGACGCCCCCATGCCACGGACTCCTCGGACCCCGCGCGCCGTCAAGCTCTCGCCCACGCTCATGTATCCGGTCTCGATGCCGAGCCCACGAAGCATGCGCTGGGCGAGAGGCGTTCCGAAGGCCTGAGATCCAGACACCCCGGCACCGCTGACCCCAGAGCCAACGGAAAGCCGATCCATGTCCGACTGCGAAGCCTGTCCGATGCTCATCCGAGCCATGGCTCGGCGATCTTCTGTCGTCATGCTGCTGGCGGTGACGCCGAGCACGTCGTTCATCGTGCGCTCGGCGAGCGACGAGATACGGGTGAGGAAGCTACGGCCCAGCTCGCGCGCACGCGTGACGCCCATCGTGTCGGACATCCCGTGTTCGAGATGACGCATGAAACCGTCGAAGCTGCGGTTCTCCGAGATGTCCTGCGACAGCGCCTGCTGACGACCCGACGCCATGCGATCGATGCTCTCCGACGATGCGATCGCGCCCTGATTGCGCATCAGGCTCATCATCATCTCGGACTGCGGCCGATCCATGTGGAACCGTCGCTGGAGAACCAGGCTGGCGAGATCGTCACCCTGGTCGAGCACACGGTCGCCTACCATCAGGCGCATCATGCCGATCTGGGCAGCCATACCGCCCTGCTCCATCACGGCGCCGCGCAGCATGCCCTCACGGTTCAACGCCCGAGCGCGACCCATGCCGCCGACACGTCCGTGAGCGGCTCGACTCACCTCGCCGGTGGTCAGGTCGCCGGACATCATGCGCTGCATCATGTCCTGATCGAGCCCGGTACCGTTAGCGTTCGACATCGCGAAGAGCGAGTACCGCCCCATGCCGGTGCGACTGAACTGTCCCGCACGCTGAAGCATGTTCGTGGTGAAGGCTGCTATCGCCTCCGGACCCTGAAGACCTCCCGTTGCCTCCGACAACATCTCCTGGTTGATGGCACCCGAGCTGAGGGCCGCTCCGAGCGTCTGCGCGCCCCGAAGCGCACCCATGGCGCCCTGACGACCGAGCCCACCGAAGCCTCGGCTGATCTGCGAGCCCTGCGCACTGAGTGCGATCAAGCTCTGACGATCCATACCCGTGACGGCCTCGGCGCTACGCACCTCTGCCGCGAAGTTCGACTGATCGCTCGACCTGAAGATACCGCTCTGTTGCGCACCTCGGACGAACTGAAGCGCGTCCGTGAGCGTGCCGCCTAGCTCACGCTGCACGTCCCGAAGCGTGTTCAGCATCGTGCGGAAGCGCTGCGTGAACTGCTGCACGTCGCGCACCGCGGTGAACATGCCGGAGTCCGCGCCGCCCTGGACCAACGACGTCATCTCTTGGGCCGAGCTGAACGGACTGCGGCGCAGCTCGCCGCCCATCATCGATCCGATCTGACCCATCTGCTGCTGGCTGAAGCCGCGCCCGAAGGCGCCCTGCCCGCCCATGAACTGGAAGTTGTTGCGGAGCGTTGAGTTCAAGGCCGCCTGCTCGTGCATGCCTCCGGCGAACGCTCCTCCATAGACCTGAGCCGCTTGGCCCGCAGCGTAGAGCGGCAGACCCATCGCGGCCCCGCCCACGGCACCCATCGCGGCCCCGCCCATTCCGAAGCGGGCTCCCATCATCGCACCGCTGAACGGATCCATCGGGATAGGCGCGAAAGCGCTCATCATACCGAGCCCAGCCATGCCGACGCCCATTGCGGTCGTGCCCAGGTTTCCCATGCGGGCCGCGACCTGCTCCCCGTACATCCCACCCATACCTCCACGCATCGCGCCGATCGCGCTGAGCTGGGGCATCTGGGGCGCACCCATCATCGGCATCTGGCCGCCGCCCATGCCGATCTGCTGGGCATAACCGCCATAGCCGGCGAACATGCCCATCTGCTGGCCCACCATGCCAGAGATCATCGCGGATGTGTACACAGTCATCGCAGGTGTTAGCGTACCCGAATCCCCTGACTTCGCCTATCAGCTCTCGAAGGAGGATCCATGTCCCAGGACAATCGATGGAAGTGCCCGAAGTGCGACAAGATGAACATGCCGACGAACCTCGCGTGCAGCGAGTGTGCGACCGCCAACCCGCAGGTGCAGCAGACCGGCGGGGTCGTGCTGGTGCCGAGGATCGGCAACGTGCAGGCGTACGTCACGCTCGAAGGCGACGGCATCCAGCGTCAGCCCTACGCAAAGTTCGGCCGGATCAAGGTCGGTGAGGATCCGCGTCCACTCAACCTCTTCAACATGGAGGAGGTTGCGGCGCTGCACGCTCTCACCGAGCAGGTCTTGCGTGAGGCGTACAGGATGCAAACGATCGTCGTGCCCGCGCTGATGGAGGAAAAGGGATGAATCACGTCAACGTGATCGTGCTGTTCGGCGTGAAGGGCAGTGGCAAAGACACCGTCGGCCACTACCTGCACAACGAGCACAACTTCGCTCCCGACAGCTTCGCCTCGCCGCTGAAGAAGATGGTGAAGCTGGCGTTCCCCGACTTCACCGAGGTCGATCTCTACGGGCCCAGCGCAGGACGCGAGCGTCAGTACGCGCAGTACCCGAAGACCGACGACTGCCTGAAGTGCGGATCGGTTCTATTCGATAACGCTAAGTCGCCTATCGGAGCTGAGTTGATCTGTACAGCCTGCGGTTCCACCTACCCGTACGACGTGAACCCAAGGATCGCACTACAAACGCTGGGCACCGAGTGGGGGCGTCGCCTCTACAAAGACATATGGGTCGACGCCGCGGTGCAGCGCGTCAGAGCCGAACGCCTGGACTGGCGCAAGCGGCTGTTCGGTCGTAACCAGACCTACTTCCCTCCACCCGGCTTCGCGATCGAGTTCGAGAACGAGCCGAAGTTCGTCTTCACGGACGGGCGCTTCGCCAACGAGCAGGTGCGATGCGCCGAGATGGGCGCGACAACCGTGCTACTCCTGCGGAAGCTGGAGGAGTCGGAAGACACCCACGCCAGCGAGGCCGAGCTGAAGACGATCCCGCGCGAGAAGTTCGACTACGTCCTCGACAACCGCGGCACGCTCGAAGAGCTGCCGAGCAAGATCGAGGAGATGCTCAAGGCCCTGCGAGATCCGGGCCCACCTCACCTATAAGCAAGTGAGAGGCGCATCCTCCTTCGTGTTCTCTCCCCACCGTGAACCCGCAACGCAGGTATCCAGCCATGGGTGCCTGCGTTGCGGGGCACGGCCTATTCGTTTGGAGATCTATGAGCATCACGTTCGCCAAGACCGTCCACCGGACGAACCCCAGCCTCCTCGCCGAAGGCTCGCCCCGGCCCGAGCCGCTGGTGTTCAAGAAACAGCGCGGCAACGCGTACGAAGACGACTACGAGGACGAGTACGGGCTGTGGAAGCACGAGCATCCGATCATGGCTGAGGGTCCGATCTGGCTCTACATCATGACGTACGAATGGCCGAGCGAGAGGTTCGAGAAGCCGCGACATCGCTGGGCTTCCGATCTCATCGCGGTGTCGCCCTTCTTCGCCACCGACACCTCCATCATCAGCGCGATGAACAGCATGGGCGACTATCTCGAAGAGAGCTGGGACGGCCTCAATGATGCGGGGAAGGAGGCCGCGATCTGCGAGATGCTGATCGACTACGGCGTCAAACTCACCGTCATCACGAAGACCAGCACAAGAGCAAAGGGTCCGTTCAAGGGCTGCGCGGTCGAGGCTTCAGTCGCCAGCTTCCTGTGGGGCTTCGTCGCCGACCGTCAGGTCAACGCCATCGGCAGTTCGGGCTGGGACTTCCTGAGTGGAGACCTCGGGCTCGGCGAGCACAAGAAGACGCCCGATGGCTTCCAAGTCAAGGTGATCGACTGGTTGAACAACCGCTACCCAGATCGTAAGGAGCATCACACGTGAAAAAGGAACCGCCTCCTCTGAGCCAGTGGCAGCTTCTGCGAGCGAACCAGCTCGCGCTGAACAAGGAGGGAATCGCGCTGCACGCCGGATACTTCGGTGATCGCCCCGCCGCCTACCTCTGCGCCGTAGTACCGGAGAAGGGTGGAGGCGTCCGGCTCGATCCCATAGCGTTACTGCTCGACGAGACCATCATCGAGGAGTTCCGCACGAAGCTCGCCAGCATGGTGGGCCACGAGCTGGAGAGCCCACACACCCACGTGCTCCGCGACTCCGAAGACATGAAAGACCACGACCCCGAGGAGCCCAACTGATGATCGCACATCTCACACCAGCCTACGGCAAGGACTACCGCGCCAAGCGAGAGATCGTCAGCACACTGAAGGGCGGTGGCGATTTCATCCTGAACGATCCCAGCTCACGCTGGAACAACCGACCGATCAATCTGCCGCAGCTTAAAGAAGCCGGCTACACCAGCGTGACCGTACGCTTCAACAAGCTGAAGCGCGTCACCTCCGTCACGCTGAGCAAGCTGTGAGCTACGGCGGCGACGTTGGAGAAGAGTGCGCGTGCTGTCACCAGATCATCAAGCTGGATTACGACGGCACCTACGAATGTGCCTGCACCGCGGGCGAATGCGACAACTGCTGCAACGATCACAGCGAGGAAGAACAATGAGCTGGATCAGGCTCCGCGAAGTGAATCAGTGGAACGTGATCAGCTACTCGGAATCGACGGTTCTGACGCGAACCCTCAACGGCCACGGCCTCATCAAGCTCGAAGAGCGTTCGATGCCGGTACGATGGCCCGACGGCACGACTGAGTACATCGATCTCAAGAGCGTCAAGACCCAGGTCGACACGTACGACATGGGGTCGACCCACAAAACCGAGCAGACCCGCTTCGGTTTCTGGACCAAGGTCCACGGCCTGCTGCTCTGGGTCGACATCTGCGGAGTCGAGGTGCGCACCGATTACCTCGGCAGGAACGAGCCGTGAACGAGCGCTGCCCCAGCACGACAGTCACCGGCCTGCTCGAAGCTGCGGAGTCGAACTCGATGTTCGACTACTACAGCGATCGCTGGCGGCAAGACAGCGCATTCGGCCGCGTGGAGTGGGTCGGCACGATGCTAGGCCGCCTGGCGGACCGGAAGCTCGTCGACTGGTCCGGCGACATGTCCGACGTTACGATCACCGAACTGGGCAAGAAGTATCTGGCCTGGTTGCGCGGCGGACGCCGTGGGCCCAACCCGTGTAGGAGTTCCGATGAAGCACCGTTGGTGGAGGTGGCGCGTACGGCGCCACAAGATCACAGTGATCGACAACGAGACGCAACGACTGACCGAGCCAAGATCACGGCTTCGGTGGCAGGCACTGCGCGTATCGACGGAGGAGTTCATCCTCCACGCCAAGCTCAACGTAGGCTACAACATCCGCCCGCTGATGTTCGTCGTTCGCAAGACCGACAACGCTCGAAGGCGGGCGCGACGCCGGCTCGTCAGCAGGTGATCAGTGCCAGCGCGCCGGCAGCCAGCCCACGGGGTAGCCGAACAGCGCGGAGAGCAGCCAGAAGCACGCCACGACGATGATGACGGCTCGCGCAACGCGAGCCATGAGGAACCATGAAGACCATCCTGAAGATCCGTAAGTCCGACGACGTGCTCGACGACACCGCATACCCCGTCCGCAGACTCATCATCGAGAACGGACGGATCATCGATCACATCGACGAGAACAAGGAAGCCGCCTACAGCTACATCGGCATGCCTGGCAAGGGCAGCACGATGCACGACCTCGACATCTGGCTGTCCTACCGCTGCCGGCCCGACGTCCACCCGATGAACTTCCACGAGGCGCAAGAGTTCGGGTTCCACAGCACCGGAAAGTGGGAGGAGATCAACGATTCCTGGGGCATGATGAACCTGCTGCGCGCGGGTGAGCAACCGGTCGAAGGTCCGGTCGACGATAACGTACCGGAGAGCAAGATCTGCCGATGCCCCGCACCACACCCCGGCCACGTCCCGGTCCAGCACGTCGAGGGCTGTCACGTCGGCAAGACCATCGCAGCCGTGGGCTGCTCGTTCTGTGGTGCTAAGGCCGGCCAGCCCTGCGTCGCAGACGGAGGCACCTGGATCATGCCGGGCATCCACAACGCAGTCCGCAAGCTGCCCGAGGACGCGTGAACGGCAACCCAACGATCGGCAAGACGCCGTCGGGCACTGGCTGGAAGGTCTACGTGATCGGCCAGCCCAACAGCCACTTCTCGGACTGGCGTGGATCGAACATGCGCATCATCCCGCTGCCCGGTCAGCCCAGTCGCGGCTTCACCTCACGGAGTACGCGCTGGAGCACCTCAACAAGTCGGTGCCGAAGGGCGAGGACGATCCCGACTATCGACGCTGGCTGAGGCGCTTCGACGGCTCGTTCATGACCGAAGATCGGTTCAAGAGCCTCGAAGAACGGGATGTGGTCTATCAAGAAGGAACCTGGCGGTTCCGGGAGAAGAAGGCGTGAAGTTCATCGTCGAGATCGAGCTGGGCAACGACGCGATGCAGACGAACCGGGACGTCTCCAAGGCGTTGCGTCAGGTCGCCAAGGAGGTCGACCACCAGGGCGCAATGTTCCGCAAGCCCACAGAGTTCAAGATCAGAGACCTCAACGGCAACACCGTAGGACGCTACGAAACAGCCGACGAACCCAAGAAACCTGCCCGCGATAGCTACCCATCAATGGGCCAGAACCTACAGCTACTGGTTCACGTAGCTACGATCCTGAAAGACCGCCTGAAGGATCAGAGACTGTCTGAGCTATTCCAGCCCGAGGAGCTGGAGAGCCTCCACAAGATCAGCGCTTGGGCAAAGTGAAGAAGGGGACCTCGCGGTCCCCTTTCTTTTGCCCTCAGTCGTCTTCCTCGACTTCGATTTTGGTCTCGCCTCGCAGCGCCGACTGATGCTTCGGCTTCTTCATCACGTGCGACATGTAACGCTGCACGATCGTCTTGCACTGCTGGCAAAGAAACGAGAACTCCACGATGTTCTTGTCGTCCATCTGGACCACGAGGCTCTTCGGCGGATCCGGGATCTTGCCGCCTCTCGCCATCTTCACGACTTCGTCGAGGCTTACCTCCGCCTCGTCCTCTCGCGGACAGCGCGTGCACTGCCGCTTGATCGCCAGGGTCGCGTTCACGGCTGCTTCTCCGTGGCCAGGTACATGATGTAGGTCTTCACGATGGCTCGTTCGATGTTGATCAGAGGGGAGGGGTTCGTACTGCCGTTGGTGCGCTGGCGCTCGATGAACCAGCGCTCGAACTTGGCGATCTCGCCGTTGAGCAGCTCATCAGCTCTTTCCGGCGGGAGCTGCTGCGGGAGCGGGCGGATTTTGATTTCGATCTCCAGGTCCACTGGGGCTCTCCTTCGCTACGGGCTTCACGTGACCGTTGCCGTTCGTCTTGGCAGCCGGGGCAGCCGGCTTGGCCTCGGTCTTCTGCGGTTCTGCCTTCGGCTCCGCAGCGGACGTGACCACCGTCGGAGTGGCGGGCACGACCGGCTCTTTCAGCAGCTCGGCGATGGGAGTGTTCTCCAGCCGCGTCAGCGAGGTCTGTAGCCCGTCCATGTACTCGACCAGGTCGGCCGAGGTCATCTCGATGTGGTCCGCCGGTACGCGGCCGTGGTCGCTCCTGGTGACGAACATCTCCGCCATGCCGCCATCGGCCGGCATGTAGTTCGTCTTCAGGTAGAGGACGAGCATCTTCGCCACCGCGATCTTCGACCGCAGTTCCGAGATCTGCCCGTTGATTTCGCCGACGGTTGCCATGGCTATGTGCTGAGGAAGGACCGAATACGGCCCTGTAGATCAGCTCCTGCTCCTGTGTCCTTGAGGATGTTCTTCAGCGGATAGATCGCCCACTTGCGGTCCACCCGAGCCTGGTCCAGTCGGTCGCCGGCTTGCGCGCCCGTCGCCTTGAGGATGTCCTCGGTGCGGCTGTGGATGTTGGACTCGAACAGGCCCCGACGGATGTCGCAGTTGCCGTCGAGGTTCAACCACATCCGCATCACGAGGCCTGCCCAACCCTGGAGCGTGAGGTGTCCGCCGACCTGGCCTGCGAGGTCCTTGGGGCTGACGGCGCGCTTGCAGCGCGGGCACAGCGCCGCCGTCTTCGAGACCCAGCGAAGGTCCAGCGGGCCCGAGCATGTTCGTCGAGCCCCGTTCTTCTCGACGAGGTTCGGGCAGAAGTACACCACGGCGTCTCCGCCACCCGTGGCCTGGCCCATGTTCTTCCACGCCGTGATCATGCCGGGGAACGCCTCGTTCACCTTGCGGCCCAAGAAGACCACTTCCAGCTTGTACTCCGCCTGGACCTGATCGAGCTGCGCCTCTTTGAACAGCGCGTCGAGCTTGCTCTGGACCTCGGCTTCGATGTGGAGATCGTCGGCGCCCTCGGCGTAATCGACCACCCCGTGCGGGACACGGCTCTTTCCGTCTCGACGTACGAAGTTGTCCATGATCAGCTCTTGGTCGAGGTGGCGACGGCGAGGGCCTTGCTCGCGGTACCGGCGTCGTGTGCCCCCATCATCTTCCCGCTCGCGGGATCGAAGGGGTAGTCCTTGCGCCCGACCAGCGGCTGCGACACCACCTCGACCGAGGACTGCACGGCGCGGACTGCTGCGGCGCCCAGGGCTTCCGACGCCGCCTTGACGTCGTTCTGAAGCACGACACGCCACAGGAAGCGGATGTTGTTGGTCTGATCGACGTAGAACCACTTGCTGACGTCGGTGCTCCACGGCTGTCCCACCGAGGCCAGCAAGAACTCGCTCATGGTCTCGTTCCAGAAGCTGTCCTTGGCGACGCGCAGGAGAACGATGACACGCCCGGGTGCCGTCTCGGTCTTCGCGATCGAAATGCCGGCACGCTGAAGAAGCTTGTTGAGGGCGATGGCCATGATCAGACTCCCATGTCGATGATGACGCCGAACGTCGCGTCGTTGAAGTAGATCGTCGGACCGCCGAGAACGAGAAGCTTGTCGGGGTACTTCTCGTTCTCGTGGTAGCTCACGTTCATGCCGAGGAACGTATCGGGCTGCGAATGCTCCTCGATCCCGAAGTAGTCGGCGAAGATGTCTCCGGCCGGCGCCAGGATGCCGCAGACGCGCAGACGTTCGTTGCTGATCGTCTTGGTGGCGAGCCCGAGGTTGAGGTAGGGGTGGGAGTCGGGCTTGAACTCCTGAGTCAGCAGGCGGATCTTGCCCATGAGGAACTCCAGATCGACGTCGATCTTCGTCTCGGTCTTCGGCAGCACCGGCGAATCGTCCTCGTCCTCCATCAGCCGCGAGACGATGAACTCCTCGGGCGTGACCTCGACCTTCTGGATGCCGCTGAGCTGCATCACGCGCTTGAACAGCGACACGACACGCTCCACGCCCTTGGGCAGCGGCTCGTTGTGGACCCGCAGCTTCATCGATTCCCCGCGATCGTCTTCATGATCTTGCTTCCGTGCTCTTTGATGTGGCGCATGTAGTGCGCCATGGCGTCGTTGATGACGCCGCTCTGCCCCCGAGGATGGTGTGCCGCCTGCTCGCGGATGAACTCGTGCAGATCGGGCAAGAACCGCACGGTCGTCGGAGGCGTCTTCTTGTCTCCACGGGGCATGTGTATTCGTAGGAATACAAGGAATACACATGACCGTCAACTACGTCGGTGCGGCGCCCGTAGGCTCGCGCAGGTTCTGGAGCCCGGCGAGGTAGTCCTTGAGCCCGGGGAAGGCGGGGAAGAGGGCCTGGAGGCGCACCAGCACCCATTCGTGCATCGCTTCGAGGTCGTGGTCGGCGGTGGTGACGCCTTGAAGCAGCACGGCGTCCCGCAGCTCGCGCTCCAACTCGGTCTTGAGCCGGGGGTTCACCGCCAGCCAGTACGGCAGCCAGGTCCACCGAATCTCCAACGCGCCATCTCTGATCTGAACGAGCCTCATCGCGAATCCCCGCAATGCACGAAGCGGCCGTTCTGGATGAAGCCGTGCCACTCACACCCCTTCTCGCCGCCCTCGACGTGAATGCTCGGAGCGAACGTCAGCGTGCTGAAGTCGTTCCGATCGCCCGTCATCTCCCACGTCGCGCCGCTCGGGAACCAGTTCGTGAGAGCCGGGCCACCGTCGAGCGGATGACGCAGCGGTACGCTGAGGTAGTGATCGTGAATCGGACACTCGAAGACCATCACGACACCAACACGCCCGTTCTCCGAGGCCCAATGCGGGTCGGCCTGCGTCAGCAGTTCGAGCCGCTTCTCTCGCTCCTTCATCATACCGATCGGACCGTGGCCTGAAGCAGGTGAGCGGTGGCGGTGAGCTTGTCGTCGCCGTGATCCCAGACGCGCTCCACGGTGAACCAGAACGGGGAGTTGGGGGTCAGCGCGCTGAGCTGGAAGGGCACCTCGTACACGATGTTCGCGGTGGTGAACGCCACGGTGGCCTCGGCCGTAACGGTCAGCGCGGCGTAGGGGTTGCCGGTGCCTGTGCCATAGCTGATGCGGAACCGCGCCGTCTTCGAGGCCGATCCATTCGCATCGGCGGTCAGGTAGAGCCTGATCACCGGATTGCTCACCTGCGTGAAGCTCGACCAGCCTGCACGGATGAAGCGACCTCCCAGAGACACGATCGCGTTGCGGACCAGCGCGTCGATGCCGCTGCCGTTGATGTCGCCGAAGATCATCTGGCAGACGATCGCCGCATTGGTACCGGTCGTACCGTAGAGCTGCGCGACGTACGCGCTTTGCTCTTCGATCCACTGCTGGTCGTGGGCGGGCGAACCCGCGATGTGGGAGGTGGCGAAGCGGGTCCAGCCATCGGCACGACCGGCGACGGCGTTGTCGGAGCTGGAGTCAAGCTTGGTGGTGCGCCACTGGTTCGGGACCACGAGCGCGTAGCGCACTCCCTGGAACGCTCCGCTGGGTGTGGCGGTGTAGCGGCCGTCGAAGACGAGGCCGTCGCTCGGGCTGGTGTGGGTGCCCGCGATCACAAGAGCTTCGGCGTAGCTGTGCACCTCGCCGGGATCGGCAGACAAGGTGAGCTGCTTGGCGAAGTACGAGGGCAGCGTCGAAGTGGTGACGCCATGCAGCACTCCGCCCTCGATGAGCTGGAAGTTGCCGGCGGACCCGCTGCCCGCATGCGTGAACCCCTGAGCCGCCGGCAGCGTGCCACGGCGCGCGTCGTACTCGATCACGGCGGCGCACTTGTCGAACGGGATGCTGGCGCGAGAACCGCTGCCCGGCTGTGCACCAGGAACGCGACCGGCGGCACGGTCGATCCAGGCGCGGGGCGCGCCACCCAGGTCGGCGTCGAACGGAGAATGGATCATGGGCGGAGCCTCCAGCGAGAACGTGTCCAGCGGCGTCTCGATGCCACCGCATCGATCCACCAGAGTTGCGGTGTAGAGCCCGGTGACGTCGACCTCGGGAAGCGCGGCGACGAGCAACGACGTGGCGAGCTGTGCTCCAGCCGGAGGCGTCGGCGCTGTCTGCGACGGAACGACCATCGTACTGATCGCCGGGGGGAGCGCAGGCACCAAGCTCAGGCTGGTGACGAAGCTGCTGCCGCTCGGCCCATCCCAGCGCACGCTGAAGCAGGTCACCGGCGGCGTCACATCGCTGCCCACCACGAAGATCTGCCCGTTCTCGGTGTAACTGGCGAAGAGTGCGATGCCGCCCAGACGGACTTCGCTGCGCTCTCGTCCGCAGCTCTCGCAGCTCGTCACGTTGGCGACGGCGTTCAGCGTCGAGCTGAACAGGCCCCACGACGTCGTACCACTACCGCCGAGGGTGCTGCCGACCGGCGTGCTACCGACGCCCGAAGGCGTGAAGAACTCCATCCAACGATCAACGGCTACCGCATCGCGACGCCGTCTTGTGGCGAAGCGCGTGTAGCCGCAGGTGCAGCGTCGGTTGGGGAAGGTGGCGGGCACCGCCCGAGCTTACCCCACTACTTGGACGAACCGCCAGTCTTGATCTCCGGACGAAGAAGACCGGGGCGGCTGTTGCGCACCTTCCGGCTCTCCATGCGGAGCAAACGGCCCTCCTTCCTCACGCTCTCCGCCGCGTTGGCGACGCGCTGTATGGCGTCGGGGATGTCGCTCGCCGCATGTTCCATGGAGTCCACCATGGTGCGGCGAATCGTGTCGTCTTCGCGGCGCTTGGTCTCATCGGCCATGATCGTTCCTCCTCATGTTGCGCAAGTCTTCTGCGATCTCGCGCATCGCGTTCTTCGCCTCCGATACGGTGTCTTTCATTCCTTCGAGCATGATCGCTGTGTTGTTCAGAACGCTGGTGGTCTGCTTCAGCAAGTCAACGAACTTCTCTTGGCTCGCCTCGATGTCCTTCCGACGCTCTCGGTTTAGCTCAGCCATCTCCGCCGAGCACTGCTTGGTCAGGGCTTCGACTTTCGCCTGGTGTTCGGCTGCGTCCTTGAGGCGTCCCTGCTGCGCTTCGTCGATCTTGCCGTAGAGCTTCTCCTGCTGCGCCGTCGACCAGCGCCAGAGGAATACGATAACCACCGCGAACGCGATGACAACGATGCCCAGAACGCCATACTGCAACAGTTGACCTGTGGCATTGTGGATCTGCTCTGCCTCTTCCATACCCAGCTCCCAATGAGGCGTTGATCGAACTCAGAGATCCATCGGATGCTTCAGAACGCACATCTGATCGATCTCGAAGTAATAGTTCGAGGTTGTGCCGGTCGCGCCGAGGAACGAGAAGCCCACGGTGTCGAGCGTCGCGCCGATCCAGTTCGAGCTGAGGGCCGAGCCCTTGTCAGCGGCATACTTCTGATCGGTGGCGAAATCGAAGAGATGAGCGCCAGAGCTGGAACCAGGGAAGTCGGCGTAGTGCTCGCACTTCCACTGCGGCTTGCCCCCCGAAGGGTGGCGCTGAACCATCGTCGAGCGGAAGGGAACGACCAACGACCGCTCGTCTGCCGACGACATCAGGCCACCGATGTTGATCCACGACGGCGTACCGTTGGAGATGAAGGCACCTGCCGCTCCCTCGACCAACGCCCCGCGAGTCGCGGTACCGACCTGGGCCTGAGCACAAGCCGCAAAATGGCTGAGACCCGATGCCTTGTTCATCAGCATCGACGGGCCCATCGAGTACCACTCGGTGTAGTGCGTGAAGTCGGCGACACCCACCAAACGGAACTGGAAGATGAAACGGCGCACATCCGTGTGCACCAGCGGCAGGGTCAGGTCGTTGATGTAGATCGTGGCGAGCTGATTGCCCGTGAGCTTCGTCGGGAACGCGATGCGGAGGCGAGGACCTTCACGGCCCGTTACCATGCTCATCGTGAGCGAACCGCTGCTGAGCGTATCCCAGCCCACGGTGAACTGCGAAGCATCGGACTCGTTCCACCTCCAGATCACCGGACTGCCCACGTGGGTGTCGACGTAGTTCTTCGTCGCGACGTCCTGCGCCGAAGAGGGATCAGCGACATTCCGAAGCTGCTGACCGGCGAAGGCGGCCGGGCCCGTCAGATGAGAGGCCAGCGAGACGAGGTTGGCCCCGTCGAGGAACATGTTGTTGGTCTGCCCGAGGTTGACCGCGTCTTGCAGAGAGACGCCCCCAGCGATGTTGGTGATCTTGTGGCCGTTGAAGTCGAAGTCGACCGAAGCGCTGTGGATCGCGTTCTGGATGTTGGAGGGATCATTGGCCGCGGTGTTGGCGGCACTCGCTGCTGCGCTATCGGCGTAGTTCTTGTTCGCGGCGTCACTGCCGCTGGAGGGACCCGACAGGTTGACGATCTTGTGGCCGTTGACCGAAACGTCGCCAGTAGACGACGCCAGTGCCGAACGAACGGCACCCTCCGTGACCCCGCCGCCCGCCGGCCATGCCGGTGGATCGGGCAGAGAGCCCGCGAATCCAGCCGCGGTGCTCGGGCCGCTCCAGTCGACCCGATCCACCATGACGTAGCGCTGAACATCGCCATCGAGCTTGCCGGTGAAGAACGGGACGTAGGCGTCGTGGATCGGAGCGTACGAACTGTCGAGCAGCGTCGTGAAGGGATCATCCTCCAGGCTGATCTCGACCTTCGTCCCAGTCGTCTTGATCGTGAGGCGGACGTTGAAGTAGACGCTGTCCCCGATGTCGAGTGTGATGGGCTCGTCGTGGAGGACCGTGTTCCGGATGGTGACCAGCGACCACGATCGAGCGGACTCCGCCCAGTTCGCAGAGAAGAGGATAGCGTTCGTGACGCCGCTGTCTCCGATTCCGCCTCCGACGCCGAAAGCGTAATGGCACTGCGTATCCGACGTGGTCTGCGTCTGATCGATGGGAAACATCGCACGCCATTCGAGGACCAGCGGGCCCGAGGGGCCGAGCATGCGGCCCCAACCCGGCTTGATGACGAAACAGTCCGAGCCCGGCAGCGCGAAGCCAACCACGCCGACGGAGTCGAAGTACGGCAACGCCGCGAACTGTACGCCGATGTTTTCGGGTGAGCTGATCCAGCCGTCCCCGGCGCCGATGAAGTTGTCGCTGGTGTCGGATCCGCCGCCACCACCACCTGCGGCCACCGCCTCGACTGCGTTGGTGATCTCCCACACCCACTCCGCCCAGTCGCGCCAGTTCTGCGCGGAGATCCCGCGACCAGCGAGATCGGCGTAGAAGGCGTTGTCTTCGCTGAGGGCAGGGTTGTGCGCATTGAGCGTCGCTCCCGGAGGCGCAGACTCCGAGAACACGAGGGCCCGCAGCCCGGCAGCGACCGTCCGAACCGAGGCGATACGTACCGACTTGGTGATCGTGACGCCGTCGTTGGCAGTGAGCTGGATCCGGAAGGCGCACGGTGGCGTGATGTCACCGAACGGTCCGATGGTCACCGACGTGCCGGTGGTCGCCGACAGCGTCGCGGCAGATCCCACGACGTCCAGCAGCTCCCACGTATAGCTGACGCCGGGTCCGGGGGCCGGAGAGGTCGCGACGAGTGTGATGACCTCGCCCGGAACGAGATCGTGACGTGTGACATCCGGCGTTCCGGATCCGGGGGTCGCTTGATCGATCCTGAACTGTGCCGCCATGCCGACGAGCATAGCAGAAGACCCCCGTCAACCCGAAGTCCCTACAGGGTGCAAAGAGAAAAGGGACCACGGGCCGAAGCCTGTGGTCCCTTGCCTCACGCGTTGTCGCAGCCGGGCGGATCCTCGGTATCGATCCCATGGGAGGCGAGAAATCTCTTCCTCGTCTCGGGATCCATCTTCTCCGCCATATCGAGCAGGCTCGTCACCTCCTTCACCTGCCGCTCGATCTCTGGCGGGATCGTTCTCATCTTCGTAGACGGCTTGATCGGAAGCACAGGAGCCAGTCTCTTGCCAAGCGGCTTCGCCGACAGGCCTGGCGCCTGGAACAACGCCTTCTCCTCCATCGCCGCCTGCCACCGCCTCACCTCGAAGTCGTGGAGCTTGGCTGCGTGTGCACGGCGCCCCTCTTCTTTCGAATCCAGATGCATGATCAACCGCCACGATACCGCAGCGGACAAGATCACAGCCGTGAACGCGATGAATCCCCACGTGAGCATGATCACCTCAGAAGCTTGTCCACGTCCTCGCGGTCGGCGGTGAAGAACACCGACGGCAGCTTGATCCGGATGATGTCGTCGCCGAAGCTGGTCCGGATGTGCTTGTTGCTCTCCTGCTCGGCGAGCCACTTGATGAACACGACGATACCGCCGACCTCCAGGTCGGGGATGGGGATGCGGGTGAGCGGATGCTCCAGCTTCCGACCACCGTACGTGGTGAAGCCGTAGGCGAGCACCTCGCCCATCGCGTGGATGCCGGAGTCTCCGTGATCACCCACCGTCTTCGGTACGATGATGCCACCCGAGGTCTTCTCTCGGAGCGGCATCACCTTGACGAGCACGTCCTCGTTGATGAGCCGGATCTTGCGGCCATCGGCGAAGACGTACTCGTTATGCGGGAGTCTCTTCTTCACCGATCACTCCTTCGTGTCGGCCTTGGTCATGTCGGTCTGCGGCGCCGAGGTCTCCGGCGGACGGCTGCGATCCGCCAGCACCTGTGTATAGAGCACCTGCGTGTTCTGCACCGCTTCCTCGTCGGTCGCACCGTAAGCCATGACGCCCGGCACGCTCTCCGCCACGCAGAGATAGCGGCCGTCGGTCTCCAGCTCGACCTCGGCCTCGACCGTCTCGCTGAGATGGTTGCCGATCAGCATGGTCTTGCGCGGGTACTGAGGCTCGGCCCGATCCGCGGTCTCCGGTGCCGGAGCCGCACTCTCCAACGCCGTGACCGGCTTGAAGTGCATGTTCGTCGCGCGCGCGACCTCGTCGATCAGGCGATCGGTCTCGAAGGGCTGGCCGGCGTTGATGCGATCGACGATCGTGTGTGCGTCCAGGCCGCTGTCCTGGAGACTCTTGCACACGCCGAGGATGCGATCCGGCGTCGAATCCGCCAGCGTGTAGAGGTTGCGCCGGCCGTCCATGATGAGGATCGGCTTGTCGGGGTTGGGCATCGGCTTCGGTGTCCGGTACTCGACGCTGACCTGGATCGCGAGGCCCTCGACGACGAACCCGTCGGAGCCCGTGCGCTCGATGTGCTTCTTCTGCACGACGCCGACCGCGTCGATGGGCTCACCGGCCGAGTTCGTCGGCAGATCGGCGAAGAGGGCGTCGACGAGCTGGTGAGCCTGCTGACGCAAGGATTCGAGCTTGTGATCGTTCTGGGGCATGGATCGTCTCCTTCTTGGGTTCTCTGGGGTAGGATCAGGTCTTGTTGCGCAGGGTGCCCGGGTCTTCGAAGCTCTCGCCTCCCTCGTCCCAGGCCACCTTCATCTTGCCATCGTCCGTGACGTCGCCGGTGACGACTCCGGTACGAGGCGGGGCCGCGTTCTTCTCCCCCGGCTTCTGGGGCATCTGGACGCGCGCGCCCGGGGTGAAGGTGTTGCCGTTCTTCTCCATGTCTTCCTCCGTGATCTCGAACTCGAAGATGATGTTCGGCCTCTTCTCGACGCCGTTCATCCGATCGATCATGTTCGCCACGACCATTCGGGCGAGCAAGCTCTTGGGTGTGATGGTGATGCGGATGTTGTCCTTGTTCTCAGGGTCAGACAAGGCCTCGACGCCCCAATCCTCCACCTTCTCTTCGGAAATGGACTTCAGGCCGATGTCGAGCATCGAGACGATCGTCCCCTTCATTGCCTCCAGAGCTTGCGGCGTGGGGTCGCGCTTGACGTAGCCTTCGAGGCCACGCCGGATGTACTCCTGTATGTAAGCCGTGCTCCTCTTGATGCTCTCGTCCATGATCGCCTCCTAGTGCTTGCGCGGCTTCTTACGAGCAGCCGGCTTGCGACGGCTGATAGCCCGCTCGGGCATCGCTTCGATCTTCATGCTGGCGGCAGCGCGTCGCCACGCCTCTTCGAGGTAGAGGCTGAGGTCTTGGCCATCGGCCGGCAGGTCGATGGGGACCTTGGCCACGGCGCGCAGCTCTTGGTTGAAGAAGGGTACGGCGCCCTTCTTGATCACCAGCTCCACGCTAAGCGTGGCGGCGGGCTCGGCGCTGGTGCGCGGGATACTGTCCTTCAACGAACTCACCTGTTGCATATACGCTCCGATCTGTAGGGGCCTTGTCGGGAGGAAGATCTCTTTTCGGTACCGATCCAGTGCTGCATGGCGTCGCACCACCAACATCCGCCGAAGACGCAGCGGTCCCAAGGGAACCGCTCGTCCGGCATGGGGTGGCTGCATGTGGACAACTTACGATCATAGAGGATGGAGCGAAGCAGAACGTCCAACGACGGCCACATCACCATCCAGAGCGTAAGAATGATCCACATGCAGCCCTCCGTTCGCTCAGCCGTTCTCGGACTCGTCGCTTCCGCCGAAGAGGTCACCGGCCGAGGGGATCTCCTCCGCCGACTGCTCCTTCTGCGCCGCGAGCCATGCACGAACGCCGGCCTTGATCGTCTTGTTGGCGATCTTGAGCTGGCTCTTCATCTCCTCCTCGTCGGCCATGACGTAGACGCCGGGCGCCTTGTCTTCGGTGTCGTGGCCGAACTGGATCGCGAGGGCCATGTGCTTCTGGCCATCGGCGTCGACCCAGTTGACGCAGAGGAGGTTGGCGGGCGCGACGGCGGTGACCGTGCTGCGCTTGCCGTTCACGAACTCGGGAGCCGCCTTGGGACCTTGGATGGTGGGCATCTTCTCTTTCCTTTTCTAGGACCCGATCAGGAGGTCCTTGACCGTCTTGCGTCCATCGAGGATCTCCTCGACGGTTCTCTGGTTGATCATGATGGGCGCGCCCTGACCGACGCGAACCCAAACTCCCCTGGGCCTGTTCTCACAGATCCAAGCGAGGCAAAAGACAAGGAGCTGGCCCCGGGAGATCGTACCTCCCGGGGTGGTTTCGTCGTGCAGGAGTTCGAGGCTGCCGTCCTCGTGGCGCTTGAAGAGCTGCACGGCTGTGTAGTCGTGCCCGCTCAACGCCAGGTCGTATCCGATCACCACCGCATCACCCCTGGGAGAATCCGTCATCGTCGGTTCCGCCCACCGAGTTCGACGGAGGCCTACGGACGACCTCCGGTGCTCCCGCGCTGCCGGTGATGGGGCGCGCGGAGGCGTGAACGACCGGATTGCCCATGTCGTCCTTCTCCACGCGCCGGGGTGGGTTCTGCTGAGCGCGCGCCCGCCGCACCAGCTTCTCGTTGAGGCGGGTGGCCGCGGGGTCATTGGCCACCCGGGCCTTGATCAGCTCTTGACGCTGAGCAAGACCGCTCTTCGGCGGAGTGGGCGCAGGCGGTGAAGCCTCTTCGATCGCCGCGGCGAGACTGGGCTCGCTCTGGAACATGGTCGGAGGCTCGGTGACTTCGTTCTCCACGTCACCCCCGAAGATCTCGTCACTGCCCTCTCCGCCCTCGGCGAGCATACTCTCCAAGGGGTCCTCTCCGTGCTCGATCTGCGGCGCGAAGACCTTCGGCCGCTGAAGAGGGTCCGGGTGCGTGCCGGTCACCGCCATCTTGATGATGGCCCCCAGCTCATCCGCCGTACACTCGATCTCCTTGATGACGCCGGCGATCGAGAGGACCACGACGTTGTGCTGCGTGTTGGTGTCGGCCTTCCAGATCTGGTTGGCAGACACGAGGTCGATCATGAGCTTCATCGCTTGTTTCCTCCGGGCATCGCTACGGCCGGCGGTGGAGGATTCCCCGTGACGGCCGTCCGCGCCTCGTCCTGGACCTTCTTGAGCAAGCTGCGGTTGAGCGCAACCTGCGAGAGCGCAGCGCTGCCCTGCTGTCCCGAGTACAGCAAGATCAAGCACTTGTTGGGAGAGTCGACGGGCAAGCCGTTGGCGTCAAGGCCCTGCTCGGCGTTGAACGCCACGCAGTCGGGTCCGCAGAGCCGGGTGCCGTCACCCCAGCACAGCGCGCCCTTGCCGGTGTCGAGCTGGGCCGGACGCTCGATGAAGGGACGCGGCTTCGCCTTGAGCCCGCGCTCCACCTCGTCGAGGTCCTCCAGCTCCTTGTCGCGATCTTTGGCCATCACGTGGGCTCGCCGTCGTTGAGCCACTTCTCGAACAGCTCGATGAGCTGCTGATCGGTGGGATCCACCGCGACGTTGTCGCGGTAGTACTTGCTGCGCAGGAACTTGAGGAACCGCCCCACGAACTCCTGCGCCGTCGGGGGAAGCTTGAACTGGATGCCGGTGGTCACTTGTGCTTGGCCTTTCTACGTTCCTTGCGATTTCTGATCTTGTCGGCGTGCTCCTTGTCCTCGGCGGCGAAGAGCGGATGGATGTCGGTGCCCATGACTCTGGCGAACCGGCGATTCTGGCGCTCTGCCTCCTCGAACGCCGCGGTGATCGCCTTCTCGCAGACGCGCTGCATCACGGCGTCACGCGAGTGCTGGGCCTCACGATTCCACATCACGACGCGAACGCGCTCTTCCGTCGTCATGCTCTCCTTCTCTTCGAACTTCCGAGGCAGGAGACCGATGAACTCCAACGCCTGCACGAGCGGGCCCGCGGCGCGCGTCGCCATGACCCTAAGCAGCACGATGCCGATGCGCTCGATCGACCAGATCTTCTCGGTCGTGGCGAAGCCTGTGGTCTCCGACACCTTGCCGGTCCAGCCGCAGTTCACGCACTCCGCGTTGTTGTTGGGGCTCTGCCCATCGGCGGTGATCAGCGACCCCACCGTGGTGGTGATGAGATCGATGCCACCACAGTCGGGACAGGCGTAGCGAACTTCGGACATCAGCGTTCCTCCGGATCCATGAGCTTGCCGAGGCCGACGAGCGCCTCGATGTGATTGGGACCTACGCAAAAGATCGAGCTATGCTCGTTCAGACGCAGCGTGACGGCCAGGATGCCGCCGAGTGGACCGACGTCGACCACCGCATACGCGGGCTCGATGAGTGCCCGAGGCGAGTACGTCATGTTCATACGAAGCGATCGGATGTCGAAGCTCGCCTCCGCCTTCCAGAACGCACGCGGATTACGGAGCCGCCAGTTGTAGCGGTAGTTGCCATATTCGAGTAGATCGATGATTCTAAGCGTGATGGCCGCGCCGAGCCGGTCACCATACGCCTGGTTCGTGAACCGGCGCGAAAGATCATCGTGCATGAACTCCTCGAACTCCCCGGAGTCCTCGGGAAGCTCAAGGGCCGGCCGATCCACCCCAACGAGGCGGACGGTCGGCGTCTTGAACGCCGCACTCACGGCTTGCTGTCCTCGGGCTTCGCCTGGCTGAGCTTCTTGGCGAAGTCCTCGGTGGCGCTGATCGCGTTGGGATCGTCGATGCCGCGCGATCCGTAGAGCTTGTCGACCTCCGCCGTGTTGCCCATGCGCGAGTTGCCGACGTACGCGCTGCCCATGCGCGCCGCCTTCATGATGCCGCCGCGCGACTTCGACGCGCTGAAGCCCCGCACGCCGACGCTGCCGCCGGTCTGCTGCGCGTCGATGTCCATGCCGAAGAAGAGGAACTTCCAGTTGTACTTCGTCTCCTGCTCCTTCACCAGCTTGCGGATCTGCTCGCCGGTGACGTCCATCTGGGGCTGGTTCTCACCACCGTCGCTGAAGATCAGCACGATGACCTTCGACGGCCGCTTCTCCTCCGGCATCGCGGCAAGCTTGGCGCCCATGCTCGTGATGAGCCGGTGCAGCGAGTAGTTGAGCGCCGTCATGCCCCGCGGCGAGACGTTCTCGACCATGATGTTGGGCGCGGTGAGCACGTCCTGATCTTCGTAGATCAGCTCGTAGAGGTTGTCAAAGCTGACCACGGTGACCGAGGCCCGACCGGGCACCTTCCGCTGATCTTCGAGGAACTTGTTGACGCCGCCGACTACCTCGCTCTCCGAGCCCCTCATCGAGCCCGAGCGGTCCAGCAGCATGCCGATGTACGTGAAGTCCTTGTCCATGATCTACCTGGCCTTTCTCTTCGTCTTCGTTGCGGTTCGTTGCTTCTTGCGCTTGAGCCCCTCGTCCATCCGCTTTGCGGTGTCCACGGGATAGGTGCCGCACATGATCTGCGCGACGATCGGGAATCGAAGGCGGACCTGCTCCGCCTGCTGCATGCTGCTGTACTTCGGTGTCTCTTCGAGCGTGGCACCGAGAGCCGGCAACATGGTGCCGTTGCCCCGGTAGTAACCCGGATGCTTCTCGCTGTCGTATCTGATCACGTACTCCATCAGCGCAGTCTCCGCCAGTCGTAACCCTTGTACTGGCCGAGCACGAAGCTCGGAGGTTGGTGCGATCCCTCGGCCGGAGGATCGATGCTGCCGATGGTCTTGACCTCGCCCACCATCGGCGGACGCAAGTGATACGACTGGTAGTGGTACTTCTTGCTGCTCTCCTGTCCCCAGACGTTGTAGGTCTCGAAGACCTCGATCAGCACCTCGTCCTCGTCCAACCGGCCCTTGATGCCGACATACAACGCGACGACGTAGCCGTTCCGCGGATGCGGCTTCTGCTCTTGCACGAGACCGGCGGCCCGCAGCGTGGTGATGATGTGCTTGATCAGCCTCTCGTCCTCGTCGTGGGTGTAGGAGAACTTGGTGCTGGCCGCGTTGAACTCGATGTAGATCCGCCGCGCCTCTTCCTTCTTCACAGCCTCTCGGGAACTGGGATACAGGAAGACGGACGAGCCCCACGAGAGGTGCGAGCGGCTGAGCACGATCAGCCCGGTGGTTGGGTCGGCTACGATCACACCCGGCCAGACCTGCTCGATCACCGGCAAGATGTAGGACGGCGCGCTGTCCCGCAAGATGCCGTCCAGAACGATGCTGTTCCCCTTTTCGAGGACGTTCACTCGTCCACTCCCTGGTAGACGCCGCCTGGGTTGTCGAGCTGCGGAACGAAGGTGTACGGCAGATCGTTGCGACCTCCGGGATCGAGCACGAGCGGCCGGCCCTTGTTCCAGCCCACGATGGCCTGGAAGCGCGGGATCTCCTGGCCGCGATTCTCGACGCCCTTGGCGAGCGCCTCTTCGTCGCTGAGGCCAGTGCGCCAGTCGATCTCCTTGATGAAGTCCTCGACGGTGCGGAACCGCATCTTCGAGCCGCCCTCGGCGATGCCGTTCTCCAGCGCGACCGCTTCGTAGATCACGAGCTGATCGTCGTCATCGTGCGTGTCGCCGTTGCTGGCGCAGCCGTGCACGAAGTAGATGCCGCCCTTGTAGTGGACGAAGTAGCCCTTCTCGACTCTCATGGTGCCTCGAAGATGTGACGGAGGAGATTGCGATCGCTGTCGGTTATGCGGGGCGGGAAGCCGCCCGAGGTCGGTGACTGCACCGCACGCATGATGCTGGACTCGAACGGATCGTGGTCGAGCCCGAGGCAGTGCCCCAGCTCGTGTTGCAGCACCAGCAAGGTGATCTCATCGGTACCGGTGTTCGAGGTGGTGATGTCGCAGTGCCGGCTGCCCGCGGTGAAGACGGCATCGCCTCCGGGGTCACGCCAGCCGTGCTCCGACGGCGCGCCGACCACCACGGTGATGTGACAGATGCCGGCACTGCCCGGGGCGGCGTAATCGAGCACGTTGAGCCCCAGCCGGGTGTTCGTGGTGTTGATGGCGCTCTCCACCAGCGTGTAGGCGTGCTCGGTGCCGTCGGGGGCGTAGGAGCGCGGGCAGACGAAGATGGGCGTGTCCGAGGCGCCGAAGCCTGGTGTCTCCGCCATGAGCCCGGGCTCCGTGTGCGTGGTGACGCCGTAGATCACCAGCCCGCCGCAGACCAACGTCAGCAGTCCGATGATGATCGCCATGAACTTCCAGCTCTTGATGAAATCCGCCATGCTCTCCTCCTCAAATCGGGCAGTTACCGATTGCATCGAGCGCGATCTCGCGCTGCGCGTCCGCCCACTCTTCGCGGGTCTCGTTGTTGCTGTTGCGCTGCTCCGCCGGCTCGGCCTCGTGATCGGAGTCGAGCTTCCTGCCCTCTTCCCCCTCCACGTCGTGGTCGTACTCGCGGTCTGCGCTCTTCTCCTCGTTCTTCACGATCGGATTCTCGCAGTGCGTACAGATGAGATTCTCGTCTTCGCCAGGCCCATCCCAGTCGTTGAAGTCGAGGCTGTCGAGATCGCTGGACCAGCTCTCCAGGTTCTCGCTCTTCTCCTTACAGTCCTCGGCCGTGGAGCTGCCCCCGGTGAACACTGCCTCGATGTTGTCGGCCGACTCCTGGTACTCCTGCGCCACCTCATCGATCTCGTTCTTGAGATCTTCGATGATGCTCTCCAGGGCATCGGTCCCCTCTTCCGGGTCCCAATCGTCCGCCGCATCCTCGGCAGTCTCCTGCGCGGCGTAGATGCGGCTCAGCTTGTCCGACGACGTCATGTCCGACGGCCGGAACCTGCACTCGTTCCGCATGCAGCGGATGGTCTTGGGCCGCCGGTTGAACTTGATCCACCGGTAGCTGTCGCCGAGCACGCGGACGCGCTTGCGCTTCTTCTTGCCCGTGCGCTTGTCGACGACCGTCTGCATCTCGAAGCGAGACGGACGAATCTTGGCACCGCACTTCCGGCACTCCTGCTTCGTCTGGGCGTGCTTGACTTCCGTGATCTTCATGCGCCCTCAGGAGATACATTATGGGGATTGTTGGCCTGCTCGATCTCTTGCGTGACCGGTTCTGTGATCTCCACTTCCGTAGGAGACACGTTCGCGGAAGTCGAACTGATGATGTACGGCCCTTTGGGGCTGTAGCCGTAGGGCTTCCAGCCTAGAGCAGTGAGGTACTCGAAGATCTTCGGATCCACCACTCCATCGTGCCCAGAGCAGTAGAACTCCATGTAGTTCATCGAGTCCCGCATGTACCGCTCGGTGCCCATGTAGATCTCACCTACGTAAGCACCGGCACCACGAAACGTGACACTGAACTCGATCTCACCCTTCCTCCATGTCACGTTCGAAAATGCGCACCACAGCCGAGCAGCATTCGCCCACGACTCACGGATCCACGGAATCAATCCTTGGATGTCCTCGGTCATCGCGTAGTGGCCGTCTGGGGTGTTGAAGAGGCTGGGACCAGGACGCGTCATGGCTTGACCTCCATGTTGAGGATGATGAACTCGGCCGCTGCCTGGGGCCACACAAAGCGTTCGATCATGCTCTTGTGTGGATTACTGGGATCGGTCCAGGCCACATCGAGCATGCGCGTCTTGCTGCCGTTGGGGTGGTGCACGTCGAAGTACGCGACTCGGTGCACCGCTGTGCTCTTGGTGGCCATTAGCCCTGATGCCGGCGGAACAGCGCTGCCGCCACCGGGTCCTTGACGTCGTTGGAAGTGAGATCGATGAAGCCCAGCGGACCATCGACCGGGACGGCTGGCACACCCGCCGCGCAGTCCTTGCACGGGCTGAAGTGCTTCGGCGTCTTGGCAGTAAAGCCACGAAGGATCCTGACGTGGCCGCACTCCGCAGTCACAGTCCTGATCGTCTTCTTGTTCCAGGTGAAGGTGCGGCCGCGGACAGAGGACTTCTCCTCCTCGGTCTTCACGCACCGCACCACCTTGCGCTTGAACTCGTCCATCACGGCCTCTTCTTGATCTCTTCGATGAGCTTGTCCCACCAACCCGCCGGCCAGTCCCCGAGCTGTCGCTTGAGTGAGTCGGCGAGATCATCCGGCTTGATCATCAGCGCGGTACGGTCCGATCCGTCGACCGTGGTCTCTGTCTTCTGGCTACCGTGCCGCAAGAACGCGGCACCATCATTCTCCTCGTGAATGATGAACTGGACCTTCTTGACCCATCGCTCGGTTCCCACAATCAGCTCTTCTTCCTCCGCGCCTTGCGCGGCTTCTTCTGGATGCTCTTCATCGCCTTGGCGAGGCGCTTCTTATCCAGCTCCTCCTGCTTCTTGATCTTGGCGACGAGTTTGGCGTCGATGAGGTCGTCCAACCGCTCCACGATCAGATCGCGCAGCACCGTGGGTGGCAGCGCGTCGACCTCCCACGAGCTGTGGCCGTGCTTCTTCACGAACGCGGCGTACCGGGAGTCCGTGGGCTTGGCGACGTTCGGCGGCGGCTTGTACTGCTGGATCTGCTCCATGGTGAGGGCGAGCTTCTCCACCTCGACCGAGGTTCTCCGCAGCCTGATAGCGCGGGCATGGGAGGCTTCCGCTTCCCACTTCTTGGTCTTCTCGTTGAGCTTGAAGATCGTGCCGGAGTTCACGTACTCGTCCAGGCGCACCTGGATGTCGCGCACCATGTCCTCGCCGCTGGGATCGAAGTCCCCGAGGTAGAGGATGGTGACGTCGTCGCAGCCGATGGCGTTGACTTGAGATCGGACGCGCTCGCCAGCTTCCTTCATCGCCGAGGTCGACGAATACCCACGATTCACCATGAGAGGCACGTGGTACTCGTTCGCGATCGGTGCCAGCACTCCTGCGAGCGCGTCCTTCTCCACCCACAGCTCCACGTATCGATCCTGTCCGTGAAGCCGCGGCAGGCGGTAGCTCTCGACGGCCGAATCGATCAGGTTGGTGAGCCCACTGAACTCCGGCGGCATGAACGGGATGCGGATGCGGTCTTCCACAGCCAGCCAGTCCAGGATGCCGCCCCGTCGCGCCTTCGAGACGATCTCGCCGAGGCGCTTGTACTCGTTCTTCGTGTTCTGTATCTCGTCGCGAGAGACAAGCTGGTAGAAGAGCTGGCGGAGCGTCATCGTGAGCCCAGCCGCCTGGTACTCCTTGATGATGTCGATGATCTTGTGCAGCAGGGCCACGGTCTTATCTTCGGGCCGGTACCGCTCGTAGAACTCAAGCATCGAACACCTCCACGACCTGCCAACCATCGCCGCGCTTAGATCGCACCTTCAGGACGTCTCGACGCGCCCGAGCTTCCTCGCGAATGCGCGCGGTGCCCACCACCAGATCCAACTCGGCAGTGCGAAACGCGAGAAGCGTCCACCAGCCGCCGTGCTTGCTGAACTTGATCTCCATCCCGGGAACGAGATGAAGATGCTTGCGCTCCACGCCGAGCTTCACGATGCGGCGCGCGCAGTTGCAGTCGTGCCCGTTGTCCACCGGCTTGCTGTGGCTGGCACCGAAACACCACCATCGTACGTCACGGTCCATCGCTGTCTCCTAGATCTTGATGTCACCGAGTAGAAGAGCGGTGGCGAGACCTCTCGCGTGACCGGCTCTGCGCGCGTAGTGCGCCATGCCCTCCACGCTCGCCTTGTAGCCGTTGGGATCTCCGGGAGGTGTGAGGTCCTTGGCCCAGGAGTCGGCCTGATGTTCATCGACCCGAAGACCGCGAGCGATCATGGCGTAATCACCGGGCCGATCCCAGTGCTCCGCCCACTTCAGGTTTCTGGACAGCAAGTCGTCAATCAGGATCTTGTCAGTACCGTCGCGATCCATCGAACCTCTCCATCTGCTTCTTCGCCAGGTACACGGCGGCGAGCGCTCTCCATGGCCCACCGCTCCATCGCCTCGACACGAGGTGCAGTGCTCGGGCGAGGCGGCGTTGCAGCCGCCTGCGCTTCCTACTCCTCAGGCTCACGACGCGCGCCGGATCGCGGCCCTGGCCTCGTCTTCGCTCTGCGTGATGTTCTCGATCTCGGCATAGGCCTCCGCCTTGGTCATCAGTGGGGAGTCGAGATCGATGGTGGTGTTGTCCTTGCGGTAGACGGTGAGGCGCACCACGCAGTTGCGGGGCGGCGGCTTCGCCACCTCCACAACCACGGGCGGCTTGGTTCGGCACGCGTTGCTCATGGCTGCTCCGGGAAGTACTCGTTGTGAAAGATCGTGACCCCAATGGTCCCGCTCTTGGTGTAAGGGCTGGTGATTGTCGCATCCCATGCCGGAAGACCAGCCGGGTTCTCCTTGGCCACGCAGTCGACGAGCACGTGCGCGGGCACCTGCACAGGCCTCAGAGCCACGACCAGGCGGCCCCAGATCCTCGATCCGACCCTCAGCTCTGCGCCCATCATGTGTGCCTCTTCTTGATGTGCACGGGCCACTGATCGTTGGGGAACACGCCGGAGAGCGGTTCGCAACTACCAACGCGGAAGCACTTCTTCACGCAGTCGTGGTGGCAGGTGCCTTCGTCCGGACACAACGGACGGCTGCCCTTGCACGTCGGGAAGTTGTTGCAGCCCAGGAACTGATGCTTGTTGAGGTTGATCTTCTTCTGCATCAGCCCATTGCACTGAGGGCAGCGAACCGCATCTGCGGGGATCGTGGCAGCATCGACGGGACTGGACTCCAACAGATCTCTGCCGAGCTTGGAGACGTCGACCTCGACCTCGGTGACCCTGATCTGTATGATGAGGCCGTTGACCTTGACCGCCATCCAGCCGCGCTCCACCCATTCCGCCGTGACGACCTTGTTGGGCCAGCGCACCGCAATGCCCCGGCGCTCGTCGAGCGAGTACACCACGCCCTGATCGTCGTGGAACGACGTGGCGTGTGACCGCTCGTCACCCGTTCCGACGGGCATCAGCCTACTGAAGCGATCCATGCTATCGGCCACGGTTCATCTTCTCCCACGCCTCACTCGGCAGCGCTTCGTTGTTCCCGATGTACTGCCGCGGCGTGCTGAGCTTCTGGTAGAGCGGGTGCACCGGCATGCCTGACGCCGTGAGGTTGAGGTAGAAGATGCGATCGGCGGTCTGCACCGCGTCGAGCACCTTCATCACCTGCGCGGCGCGTGCGGGCTCGGCGTGTGCGCCCCAAGCCAGGCACACCTCACCGCTCCAGCGCCCCATATCCTTGATGTAGTTGTCGTTGCTCGGACCGATCTGGAACCCGCTCTTCTTCAGGTCCTTAGGATCGGTGGCGCGGAACGCGTAGAGGTTCACGACGCGCATGAGGCCGAAGCCCCAGTGCTTCGAGAAGCTCATGCACTTGCGGATCGTAGCGTCGTCGTACTTCGCGTCCGCGGTGCTCGGGTTGAGCATGATCCACAGCAGACGCTGCGCCATCATCGGGTTGATGCGCTCGTCGGCGTGGCGGCTGAGGACGTAGCGGAACTCCTCGTCCCGCCCGCCCATGATGGCATCACGATCTTTCACGGCCAGTCTCCTTCTTCCGCCAGCTTGTAGATCGAGCCCTCCGTGCGAAGGAAGAGCTTGGTGTCGTCTGCGCTGAACGGAATGTCGAAGTAGAGGATGTGATCTGTATCGCGTTCGTCCGCGATGGGGTCCGGGCCGTGCGGCACGGTCTCCGAGCCCAAGATGTAGACGGCGCCCAGAGTGTGGGCGGCGTCCATCCAGCGCTCGATATCACGGAAGTGCCAGATCAGCAGCACGCGCCTGCCGCCCATGTCGGAGGTGGTGCGAGCGATGATCGACCACAGCTCGTCCTCGGTCTCCGTGTTCTCCGTCTTCGTCATCACGTACGCAGCAGCGTCGATGTTGTCGGGCGACGGATACACGGCGCGATTCATGCGGGCCAGCGGCTCGGGATGGACAGCCTTCACCATCGCTTCCATCTTCGTGGCTCCAGGGCCCCAGACATCAGGCATGAAGTTCGAGCCGAAGTAGAACGCGATCCATGGGCTGGCGAGCAGCTCCACTGCGACGCCCGGGTGTACGGACGCAACCGTGAGATGGCCGTCCTCGTCGCGCATGCGGAAGTCGATCATGCCAGTATCCGACCGGTTCACGACCTCGATGTCCTTGGTCTGGGTCACGATCAGGCGCTTCTGCGGCCACTTCAGACGTGGACGAAACAGAACGTGGATGCTGAAGGGCGCCTGTCCCTCACCGTTCCAGTTCACCCAATCCCCGCCGTGATCTTCGGTGCGCACCTCACGCACCCAGAAGTCGTCGAGGTACTGATGCTCCAGATTCTCCTCCGTGGTCTCCGTCCAGGAGGGATCGGGCGAGTTGTACGCGGTGAGGTCGGTGACGGCGTGCAGGCCGATGATGCGCTCGTCCGGGCCCATGGCGTAGAAGCGCAGGGTATCGGCGACGTACCGCACGTACTCCTCGAAGATCTCGAACTGCGACATGGCGGCGAAGCGCTGTTCGATGCGGACCTTCTCCGCATCCCACTCCGCTTGCACATCGCCGGGAAGGAAAGGCGCGTTCTGCGTGATGATGATCTCACGCTGCTCACCATGGGCCTCGTCGCGCAGAGTAGTACGCGGCGCGTTCGACGACTGAGCGGTGTAGATCATCTTCTGATCCAGCTTCATCTCCTTCGCCCGCTTCTTGGTGGCCTCGGCGACCAGAATGGCGACCGCAGCGTCGAACAGAGGCAGGCGCTCCAGCGCGGCGAGCAGATCGTCGATGTTGCGCAGCGTCACCTCTCCTGCTGGAGCACCGTAACTGCGATACCTCGTGCTCTCACGCAGCATCTTACGCTCGCGCAGCTCGTCCACGAGACCGAGGAAGTGCGGCGACTGGAGCCGTAGTGAAACGCGATCGAGCGCGCCCAAGACGATGTCGCCGATCAGGCTGACCTCGTCCATGATGTAGTTGGGATCGATCTTCTTCACGTCAGTTCCCTTTCACTGCGAACACCACCAACATCTCATCCCACGTGTACGGCACGTCCGTGAACACCACGTTGGTGTCGCCAGTCGCCACTCCGGTATCCACTCCACGTAGCTTGGACATCCCGTGCAGCAGCGCGTCTCGCTCCAAGAACGACTCACGATCACTGAAGTTCATCCGAATCTCGCGATGATCCTTCGTCGTCACGAGGATGGTGTAGGGCTGGACCTGCAACGCAGATCGCAGGGTGGCCAACTCGTGCTGCTTCTTGGACTTCTCCTTGAAGAGGCGCCCCTGTTCGGTCGTGATGCCGGCGATGTCCGCCACCAGCGACTTGATCCCAGCCTCGATGTGATCGGGGCAGCGGGTGCTGTTGCCCAGCGCCGGCTTACCGCACGGATAGACCTCGTCGTAGTTGCCGACGCGGGCTTCGCACTTCCCGCTGCTCATACGACCTCCTTGGGCTTGCCGACGTCCCAGTCCGTGAGGCTGAAGTTCGGCGGAACCGGGATACTGCCGTGCGCCGCTTCCTTCGCCTCGTCCTCGTCCATGGCGTGAACGGTGACGCTGCCCACGATCGTCGCCTCCACGCGCACTACGAACTCCTTGGGTTCCTGATCTTTCTTCTTCGTCTTGGGCATCTCAGAACCCGTCCCGGATGAACTTGTTGAATCGACCCACGAGGTTGGATCGCACCGTGCCTTCTGCTGCTTTGACGGCCTGAACGCACGCCTCGGCCAACTGATTCGCCGACTCGCGGATCGCGTCCACTACGGCCGGGTGCTCCCTCAGCATCTTCCACACTTCTCCTTCGGATCGCTCCAGTAGAGACCGCATGGTCGAGGACTTGCCCTCACGGATCTTGCGGATGGTGGCCTCCACCACTTCTGCGCGAATCCGCTCCTTCTCCTCTTCCGTGAGAGAAGCAACGATGGCGGGCAGCATCTCGTCCGCCATCCTGCTGTGCATCTGTTCGATCGTGTCTTCCAGACCCATGATCTACCTCCACCGTCTTCTACGCGGTTTCAGTGCGTGCCCGGCATCTTGGGCTGGAGCTTGAACCGCTTGAGGGTCGCCATCTTCTTGGCGTGCTCGGCCTGCTGCTTGTAGATCTGATGCATCGAGATCTTCGCCCTCTTCTTCACGAAGTCGGCAAGGTTGGTCCGGGCCTTCTCCTTGTCGCTGTCCATCGCCCGGCTGAGGACCGGGAACATCTTCGAACAGTAGGCTTCGAACGCCTCGATCGCAGGATCTTGAGTCTTCTTCGACTCGTGGAGACCGACGATGCTCTGGACGAGCGCGCGGGTCTCAAGGAGCTGCGCCTGACGGCGCTGCACCATCACCATGAGGAAGATCGTCTCCAGAAGGCTGTTGCGCGGAGGCAGCCCGTTGAACTTGTCGTACCACAAGTTCGCCAGGGCCCAGCCCACGGGAGACTCTAGCCATTTTTTGCGAAGTCCGAGGTGAAGTTCTCGCGCACCCGAAGATCGAACCACTGCCCGTGCGTGCCGAGGGCGTGGAGCAGCGGCTGCGGCATGCGCGAGTACTTCTTGTACTTCGCCTCGAACGCCTTCTCGTCGAAGTCGGCATCCCACGTCCCCTGGCCGTTGCGCTTGAGGTGGTCGACCTCCTTGGTGGTGTTGATCTGGACGACGCTGAGCACGAGCACGGCGAGACCGTAGATCTCGGAAGCCAGACGCTCGTTGCGCGGATCCTGCTGCGTCATGTTGAAGAGCCAGAGGCGCGCGGCCTGAAGCTCCATGGCGGTGACGGTGCGGTAGAGCACGCGCAGCTTGCTCGGCACCACCTCCACCCACTGCGTGAACTCGCCGGTAGCGACGCCGGTGGCGAAGTCGATCTCCGAGATGCGCTTGTTGGCGGGATCCTTGACGTGATCGCGCTCCTTCGTGTTCTGGATGACGTCCTTCTGAATCGAGCGCATCACCTGCTCGTATTCGAGGTCGTCGAGGTCGTCGATGCGACGAAGCAGCGCCTCCTTGTCCTCCTTGGCCGCCGGGCCTTCGGCCTTGGTGGAGGTGTTGGGCTGCGTGTCGGGTGTGGGGGTGGGCGGGGTCGGGATCTGATCGGCCATCTTGTTCTCCTTCTTGCTTGCGGACTCGTCGGCGGCCTTCTTCACCGCACCCAGCAGCTCCAGGCTGCCGGGGCTGAGCGCCGAGGGCGTGCCGTCGGGAGCCGTAGCACGTCTGTGGCTCTCCGTGATCTGGCCGATGGTCATCTTGCCATCCCTCTCCGGCTTGTACGCCTGATTGGCGGCGGCGAGATCACCGATAGGCGGCTTGGCGGCGCGGGTTGCGGCCGCGCGCTCCGCCACACCGGCGCCGTACTTCTTGACCTGCGGCGGCGCCTGCTTTTGCACCAGCGGGTCCTTGGTGGTGTCGATGCCACCGAGGACGACCGGCGGCTTGGGGGCGATCTTGGGCGGAAACGGCATGCGGTTCTCCATTGGGGACAAAAGAGAGAAACGATCTTGACTCAGTAACCTGCGAGCACGGCAGCGCCGACAGCGCAGTCCTCGGCGTGCGGCTTACCACGATCCTCGTCGAAGCCGCACAGCGCGCACTGCCCGGAGTCCTTGCTCAGCTCCAGCACCACTTCGCCGATCTGATACAGCGCGGTAACGCGGGTCAGCTCCGTACGCTGGTTCATCTCGCTGGTGGATCGGTTCTCCTCCTCCATCAGCCCCACGCACTTCGGGTGGTACTTGATCCCGTTGACGTCGGTCCAACTCAGAGGATCGATCCCCAACTTGCAGAACGGGCAAGTCACAGCCATCGCAGGATCTCCTTGACCGCATGCTCACGCTCGCACGCCGAGTTCACACACCGATCCAACCACGCCGAGGCGTAGTCGTTGGGCCAGCCGTTCGCCTTGCTGCTCAGCAGCGCGTCGAGCTTGGTGATGCGCCCATCCCAGATCTCGCCGGCCAAGAGGCCAAGCAGGTACAGCATCAACCGGACCTCGTCCTGGGGACCGAACCTCGTCGGTTCCTCGCGATGGTCAAACCACAGGCACAGATGCCCGCCACCAACCCAGGCCTCCAGCGGGCGTCGCAGGCCACCCGTCGTGCTGGACAGACCCCCCGGGGGTACAACGCGTTCCTGGCGCGACGTCGTGTCCGCAGCACGAGCTTGGGCCCGCTGTATCTGCGCCTGTACGTGCTCGGGCTTCTGGCGTCGTCGGCTTAGCGTAGAGGGTCGTCGTGACATCAGTATGAGAATACATGCGAATACACAAGGCGTCAACAGCGGGCAAAGAGATGGGGAGAAGCCCCAGTCTCTGAGATCGGTACGACGCACATTCCATCCCGCGATCGTCTCCAACCCTACAACTCTCGTTCGTCATCGCTTCCATGCTCGGCCTAGGCCCGGCGCGTTAGCTTGAGACCCACCTGCTTACCCACGGTGGTCCTGGGTTACTGCGCCAAGCTGATCCCTCCCATGCTGCGCGCAACAAAGCTCGCGGCGCATCCGCGCGAGACTTACATCTCAACAACACCACCAGCTTTTCCGCGGTGGTCCCGGATCGATGCAGGTCTCGTCCCCTGCCAGGAGGCCCGACCTTCTCACGTAGACTTCCGTCGTCGGCCCTTTCCGTTCATCACACAGCGCCGGCTTACCCGCGGCGTTCCGGGAGCATCTTCGGTCTCACACGATGCGGGCCGTGCGGACACATCGTGAGGTCGATGGCTGGCCTGACGTCACCGCGCGAATCCATCCGATCGATGATGTTGTTGATGTCGCGCACCTCATGCCCGGTATCGTCGAAGTGCGCCGCATCTTCGTGCGACTTGCCGCAGTGCGCGCAGAGGTCGTGAGCGTAGACACCTTCCATCTCAGCACCAGCCACGAACTCGTGCTGATCCCCGTACACATCACGGGCCAGGTTCCCGCCGCACTCCTCGCAGATGCACCTCACCTCGTTCACTTCGTGCTCCCCGGCTTCACGCGTTCGAGCAAGAAGTCGAGGTCGGCGCAGTGATCGACTCCCCACATCTCTGCGGCCTCGGCGCGAAGCTTCGCGACGAAGGTGTCGGCCTCGGCGCGCAGGGCGTGCACCTTCTCGTACAGCTTCTCGGGATCACCCCACAGCTCGGCCTTCACCATCGCGGCGTTGACCCTGCGTCCCCGACCTCCCTTGCTTCTCGGCGGATCGATCTCCGCGCTGAGCCGCATCAGTCGGTACATCCCCTCGTTGATTTCGGTCGCGCCCTCGAACGCATCCCGAATCTCCTCCGCCAGCCACATCGCCTGCTCTTCGCTCAGCGCCAGGCGCTCGACGAGCAGCGCAAGACCATCGGCATGCTTCTTCTCCCAGTCCAGCATCGTGGCGCGGCTCTTCTTCTCCTCCGCGATGCGGCATCTCTCCTCGTGCGCCGCGTAGTAGTAGTTCGCGCGCTCCACCGGATCACTACTCGCCGTGATCTCGATGCGAACGTCGTTGAACACCAAGACCTCGGTGTTGCCGGTGCGCTTCGCCTCTTCCACCACCGCTTTCGTCGCATCGGTGATCCACCCCAGGGTGTGGATGGTGCCGTCTTCCCTCCGATACAGTCGAAACATCTCTACCTCCAAGATCTTATAGGGCAAAAAGAACACGCCAAAGCGTGTTCTAGATGCCAAGCGGATGCCCTCACCCTCCAGCGATCACACGAAGCAGACGCGCCTTTCTACCCTCCATCTCTCGTCGATACCACCGGCTTGCCCACGGTGGTCCTGGGTCATCGGCGGTATCACCGATCGCACATTCTCCCGACTTCAAGACCCCCTATCCCCACCACTCGCGACGCAGTCGAACGTGCCTTCGCACTTGCGTGTCTTCCTACCGCCAGCCACCAAGATCATCGTTACTGCGGTACCCACCTGCTTAGCCGCGGTGGTCCCGGAGCGACGCGCGAAAGTCCGAGCGTCCGTACCTTCCGCCTGGTTGCCGACCCCTCGTTCATCCCTGACCGAACCGCGCCAGCTTACCGGCGGCGCACCCGGATCAACACAGAGCGCGGACCTCCACGCCCACCCATCTTCTCACGCCATCCACTTCCACTCGCCGCCCGTCCAAGTGTGCGAACGGTCGATCTCGCCGCTTACCCGCGCGTATCCGGGATGATCTGAAAAACTTTCCTTCCCACAGCCAGGTCCCCGTTCCGTCTTCCGTGACAACCTGTACCCGTACTTTCAGCACAACACCTTCTACGTACTACGTCCTGATCTCAGAACATACTCGATCCCACCGTCTTATCGGAGGTGGGCCCCGAGATCGCAATGACTGGCGGGCGTGCTCAGACCACTGCCGTCTTCCTTCGCATCCACCGCCTGTTCATTCTCTCGAATCACCAAACAGAAGGTCCAACGCCTGCTTACCCGCGGTCGTCCGGGTTGATCTCGACGTCGTACATACGTCCGGCGTCGCTCTTCGGCTGCGCGTCGGGCGCCATGCTGAAGCTGAGGAGGTTGTCGCAGTCCTCGTCCTCACCGTTGTCCCGCTGCACGTCGAGCGTGACGTGACCTTCGAGCGTACGACCCGCAGTGATGACGATGTCGCCGACCTCGAAGATCAGAAGGTCCTGGTCCGCCCTACGGTCGGTGATGAGTAGCATGAGCTTGGGCGTCTGCACCGCGATGGGGTTGGGCTGTGTTGGCGCCACCAACCGATCTGCGAGCCACATCGCACGCTCCTCTCCCGTCCACGCCATGTACTGAGGAGGCTTCAGCCCACACATCCGCAGCGCCGCGGTGACCTCCGCGCGTCGAGACGCGTGCGGGCTCATCGCCCCCTCCAGCCAGTACTCGCGCAGTCGGTGCTGGATGCTCTTGCGCGCGTTGTCGAGCGTCTCGCTCGCCAGCTTCACCTCGTTGACGGCGAAGCTGAGTTCGTTGATGTCGGCGGCCCGTTTCTCGCGAAGCTCTTCCTGAGCCTTCTCGATCGTGCCCTCTACTTCGTCGACGGTTCGATCTTGCCATTCACCCATGTGTTCCTCCAAGATCTTATAGGCAAAAAGGAAGGCTGTCCTTCCTTCGTCCGTACTGGACTTCGTACAACCGACGAAATACTCGAATCCTTCATTCGTCCAGCTATTTCATCAGCCAACACTTCCTTAGATCACCACCTGCTTGCCAGCGGTGGTCCCCGGATAGATCGAGCCTGTTCCTCAGATCATCAGCTACAGCAGTACCGCCAAGCGCTGCTTCGTCTCTCCATTCATTCCTGTGATCGTTCCTGCAATCCCTAGGAACCAGCCGTCCTCCCCAACTTCACCCCTCCGCTAGAGCGCCACCTGCTTACCTGCGGTGGCCCCAGGAGCTTCAGATCGGGACACCCGACATAGCTACTTGATTCCTGTCCGACTAACTAACGGGGCATCAGTCGTTGCAACTGTCCGCCGTCCTCAGCTTGCCGGCGAGGTATCCGGGTACGATCGCGTCTCCACGCCTTCGCGCGGATGCACGCCGACGATATCGAGCAGCATGGAATCGGGGAACCTCTGCTGCACGAACTTGACGGTGTCGCGGCGCGCCAGCTCGACGTCTGCCGGCAGCATGTAGTCGGACACCTCTTCACCGCTGTGCCACGTACAGGCGCCCTCGAAGAAGTAGCTCAGTGCTGCCATCGGCGATTTCTCGATCAGCTTGATCGCCGCAACTTCCAGCTCTGCAAGAGAGGAGAGCGGGAAGTCAGGACAGGTGTCGTCCGTTCGAACGAGCTGACGTGCCGCAGTCCGAACCTCTTCGTACTGCACCAAGGTGCTGAGCACCGAACCCACTGCACACCGTGCGCAGAAGGGCAACTGCGACGGGAACTGCGCCGTGCCGAACCACGCCCCGGGCCGCAACTGCTCGATGGGTTCGTTCTCCAGCGCGTCGATGATCTGAGCCTTTGTCACCACGATGAGCATGTCGCCTCCTAACATCCGTCGTCGAGATCAGAGTCACCCACGCGTCGCTCCGCCAGATGACGAAGCTCCGCCGCCTCCTCCGCGCTGAGCGGTTCGAGCTGCGCCTTCACGCGCAACGTCTCGTAGCGCGCACCCTCATCTGCGGGGAGGGCCACCCAGGTCAATACGCCTTTCTTGATGTCATAGATCTGATCGAAGCCGAAGCGTCGCATCATGACATCAACGGGATTGCCCGCGATCTCGTAGTCGCCCGCCGTAGCCTTGAGCACGTTGTCGATGGCGGGATGGATCTCCGACACACCACCGACGCCGTACCTGATGCTGTACAGCATGCCGCGCGTACGACTGAGCGCCTCGAAGAGCTTCGCCGACAGCTCGACCGCGGCCTTGAGACGATTGCCGATCGTGGTGGTGACGACCACGGGCTTGCCATGCTTCGCCTCGTACTGCTCCACAATGCCCTCGATCGTACCGTCGATATGATCTCTGGCGAAGTCGGGCAGCTTGTCGTAGTCGCGCCCAAAGGGCCCGCCCAGCGGGCCACCGAGCAACGCCATGCGCAGCAGTTCCACCTCACGCTTCGTCATAGTCCCCTTCCTCGCTCCTGGATCTCGGCCGACTGACGGCTCATGATCTTCTCCGCCTCTTTGATGCGCCGGGCGGTACTCGCGTTGAGGCTCAGCGTTCTGTACAACACGGCGAACGTGACTGAGTTGCACGCCAAGCCGATCGGAATACCAACACGCGGCGCCCCGGTACTCCACCACAAGGCGAAGGCTGTCAGGGAAAGCAAGCCGGAGATCGCACACAGCGCAGCGCACACGATCATGCCGGCGGTGATTCCGCGCTCAGCCTTCTCTTCAACTTCGAGTGGTTTCTCGCTCTCTCTGTACGGCATCACGCCTCCTCGATCTTGCCGCGCACTGGGCGCGGCGTGAGCATCACGTGCGGCTTCGGGTTGTGAATGAAGGTTCGATTGAAGTCCTCGTTCTCCACTTCAGCGATCGCCGCGGCTTCGGCTGCGATGGTGTGGAGCCAGCGCTCTGCGAACAGCACCTGCTCCTTCGTCAGGACCAGTAGGCAGGGCCAGCATACGACGTTGTAGAGACCACTAGGCCTCGACTCGATGTCGCGCAGCGTGTCGATGAAGCCCTCGACCTGCGTCGCGAAGATGTAGAGCGTGGAGTCGAAGAACGGGGTCGAGAAGCGGTGCGCACCGATGCGCATCACGCCTCCGCCATCCAGCGCCACACTGCTGATCTCCTGCTTTGCCCATGGCTCCAGGTCGGGGTCTTCGCGCCATCGAGGCTCCTTGATGGCCAGGGCCTCGTCGCTGATCCACATCGGAGAGACGCAGCGCCGGCCTTCGCGAGCGTTCTCCGGCTTCACCAGCCACCACTTCATCACGGCCTCGCCAGTCCGAGGACGTCGACCATCACCTTGATGTAGTCCTTCATCTTCTGATCTCCCCATGCGTGGATGAGCCCCTTGGCCGGACCGAACTCCTTCGTCACGTCCTCGTTCTCGAACGCCTTGCTCAGGCGCTCCGGGATGACGGCGAGACCGGACTCCGCCATCACCTCGATGCTCCACACGTTCTTGCGGTGGCCCACCACAAACATGATGCCGAGGCCCGCCTTCTCTTTCGGCGCGATCGAGTACCACGGAATCATAGAGTACAGCCGATCGTTCCTCCAGTACTGGTTCGGGATCTCCTTCAGCCCGTAGTGCGGCATGCGCGCAGCAGAGAACGCTCCCTGCACGGAGTAGAACTCGTCCCACGCCCGATTCCTCATCAGGCAGGTCTCGTGCACCCACTTCTCCTGCGTCTGCACGTAGCGCTGATCGCTGAAGGCAGGACCATTCAGCTCCCAGCCGCGACCGCACAACGCGCAGGTCTTGCCTCGCACGTCACTGATGTGGTGGGTGGAGATGTAGTAGCCCTCCTGCTTCTCGTGCAGAAGCTGGCCGCGCTCGTCGAAGCCGACGCTCTTGTCTTCGGTGATGGGATTTACGATCTGAGTCATGGCATCTCTCCTCTAGATCTTATAGGCAAAAGGAGAGGCGCGATGCCTCTCCCCGGACCGACTTCTCATCCGTCCCACATACCCTCAAACGTTACATCTGGATTCCGGCCTGCTTATCGGCGGCCTTCCCCGAACCTTCAGGATGGAAGATCTGAGCCTGGCGAGCCTTTTCGTAGGCACCGGCTTCCACCAGCAGACCAGACCTGGATGCCACCTTGGTCTCGCCCAGGGGCGTACGTATCTCCATCGCGATCTCATGCGCCGATACGTCAGTACGCGCAAGCGGTTTCTCCTTCGCTCTTTGATCCGTGGCGAAGGCTCTCACCTCAGCGAGCGGATGCGTGGTGATGAACAGCCAGTGAAGAGCGATCATCGCCGAGGCGCTTCCCTCACCTTGGGTCTTGATCCAGTTCACAAAGATGGCGTCCCACACCTCATCGATCCGAAGATGTGTTGCGAACGCTTTTCGACGCTGTGCCGGATTCATCTGAGACAGCTCGGTGCTACTGAAGCCAGTAGCGAGCAGCGCACTCATTGCCGCACTCGATCCTGCCGGAGTGGAGACGAGCCGGGCCCACTCCTCGTGAAGAGGATCTCGGCCCTCCTCCGGCTTGGGCGGCGGTATCTTGGGATCAGGGAAGTCCGGGAACTTGTCGAACGCCGCGAGCTTGAGCCCGAGCTTGTTCATCAGCTCGATGTCGCCGGTCTCGGAGAGAAGCGTCAGGTCTTCGGCGGTAAGCGACACGAAGAGCTTGCTCAGCCACAACGCGCGAGGCGAGATCTCCCCGAACATCTCAGCGATGCAGTAGTTCACGAATCGGGTGTCCACGCCTCCAACCAAGGTGCCGCCACGAAGATGACGTGACGTCGCCTCCGCCCACACCCTGACGCCGAGATCGTAGAGCATCTTTCGCGTCCGTGACTCGAACTGTGCCTCCATCCGCCTGAAGCCCTCCTCCCGCATACGGGCAGACAGCGCCTCGACCCCGAGATGCAAGATCTTATCCCGTGGGATGTTGTTGCGATCGAGAACTTCTCGGACGCGGTCCGTAACTCGCTCCAGCTCCAGAACCTTACGGCGCTCGCCGTAAAGCTCCGTCTTCAACTTCTCGATCTCCCGCTCGTAGTCGGCGACCGTCTTCTTGATCCCGAACTCCTTGTTCGTCGTACGTTCCTTGATCTTCTGCACTCGCTTCTTATTCATGATCGTCTCCTTCTTCGATACGGTGGTCTGCCGCGGTTCTTCTTCACCACCGCGTACAGGCGGGCCTGGATGCGACGAAGCTCTGCGATGGTCTCGGGAGTGAGATGGCGGCGGAACACGGCCTGGCGCAGACGACGCGCCACCTTGTCCCTTCTCTCGCGTGCCCAGCCATGATCGTCGAACATGTTGAGCGTGGACTCCACGCCGAGCCCGTTCTGCCGAGCCAGCCCGATGCTGAGCAGAGACGCGATCTCCTCCTCTGCATCAACAAGTCTTTCTGAGATCTCGGCGCGATGCTGGCCAAGCCTGTGCGGATCACCGAGACCGAAGTACGGCAGCTCCTTGCGCGATGGTGGTGCGACCAGCAGATGCGCCAGCTCGTGCGCCAAGTGCTCAGCGGTATCTGCGGTATGGGCGTCCTCTTCCTCGTCGTAGTACGGCCACTCACCTTCGATCCACCGCAGCCCGTGCTTGCTCGCCAGCTTGATGATGTTGCGCCCTGCGACCGTGTTCAACGCGACCATGCCTTCCTCCGCATGCTTATAGACAAAAAGATCAACCCGAAAGTTGATCTTTAGTACCCAGCTCTCCGCAGAGCTATGATCCGTTCCTACCACCTATCGTAGCTACCGAAGTTCTATACCCCAATCGTTCAGTCATATGGCTGTTCAGTCATATGGCCGGCCGCCCTGTGATACTGGAGGTGGTGCCGCCTGCTTACCCGCGGCGGCCCCGGAAGTTTCGATCTGAAAGAGCGAGCCCGACGTCTCTTGTTCGCCAACGCTAGCCCCCAGAGAATGGACGACACCGGCTTACCCACGGTATCCCTGGGATCGATCTTGTTGGACGTAGTACGTTCCCGCGTCCTGTGCCACCAGCGATACTTCGACCGCCTTCAGGCGTCCCATCCATCCTTGAAGCGCCACCTGCTTCACCGCGGTGGCCCCGGCGCAGCCTGAGTTCTCTCGGCTACTCGCGAAAGATCGCGTTCCTACTCCGCGGAGACCTCGGCAGCTTCCGCCGCTTCGAGGTCGTCCATGCCCTTCGAGTTGACGACACCCGCGATCTTGACGCCGCTGAGGCGCGCCACGGTCTTGTCGAGGTAGCCGGCGTACTGCTGTCGAAGCTCCGCCGGCACACCGGCGAGCAGGTGATCGAGGGGGCCCTCCTTCACCTTGCCGAGCTGCTCGAAGCTGATGGGCAGCAGCGTACCGTAGCGGGTGCCTCGGGCGGGACTGAGGCCGCGACGCGGCTGCAAGCACGCCACCCACAGCATGCGTTCGAGCTGGTCGGGGGCGAGGAAGCCCTTGACCGGCGCGCTGAACCGGATCTCGAACTCCACGCCCGGCAGCAGCGCCTCGTACTTCTTCGGCGCCGCGGGACCGTTCGCGCTCTGCACCGGCAGCACGACCTCTTCCATCGGGGCGTCGGCCGGGATGCGGATGGGCTGGAACGCGACGTAGTCGGCACGGGCCGCCGGCAGCCCGGCCGGATGCATCACGTTGGTGCGGAACCAGCCGCGCTGCACGTCCGGCGTGATGATGATCTCCTTGGTGTTGAGATCACGCTCGAAGATACCGTTGCCGGTGATGTCCTCGTCCTTCTCGTGGACGCCGCGGGCCTTGAGCATCATCTCGCTCGGGATCTGCGAGCCGAGCAGCGGCGTCAGCGTGCGCACGCGCAGCAGGTAGCTGCGGTACTCGTCGATGATGTTGCCGCGGCCCGCCTTCTCGTCACCCTGCTTCTCCTTCTTGTCGAAGCCGGACTTCAGATCCTCCAGCTCGACAGTGCGAAGCAGCTCGGGCAGCAGATCGCCGACGTGCGCGTACTCCGGCGGGGACTTCCACCCCAGCTTCTTCATCTCCCAGACCTTCACCATCTTGGAGTTGGCGCCGACCGGGCGCTGGTTCTCCGCGATGATGTCGCGCTTCTTCAGGCCCTTCAGCGCCTGCGTGAGCAGGTTGTTGTTCGGTCCGAAGTTGCAGTCGAGCGCGGTCGCCGCCGTCTCGACGATGTTGGCGATCGTGGCGCTCCCCATCTTCTGCACGATGTAGGTAGCGATGAGCTGGGCTTCGGTCAGGTTCTCGATGATCTTCATGTTCGTTTTCTCCCGTTGATGGGCATGGCCCTTCAACTACTGATAGCTGATCTTAGAACGAGGTTCAGTGGTACAGGACGTTGGTATCCTTTCCGAGAAGAGGAACGATCAACTCCTCGGCATGGTCGTAGATGGACATCAGGTACGGCTGCATCTCTTCGAGAGAGGAATCCGTCACGATCTCTCGCATCGCTGCGATGACGCCTTCCGTCGTGGGCTTCTCGCTCCAGACCTCCAGACGATCGCAGCAGAGCGCGATGCTCCACGCGAGCACCGCCGCGATGTTCATGGTGGAGAGCGTGACGTCGCCGTTGAAGACGACATGGATGTGCCGCTGCGAACACATCCCGATGTTGATGGGCTGCGGGAGGGCCGGCTGCACGTCGAAGTGGACCTGCGTCGGGCGCTGGAATCTCCACGCCGTGGCGATCCCAAGCATGTCCGTCAGCATGCTGGGCAGCATCAGGTCGTACTCCACGCGCTCGGCGAGAACCGCGATCCTCTCCTGAATGCTGGGCTCCTTCGGCTTCGCAGACTTCGTCCGGGCCGCAGGACGCTTCTTCGTCTTGGGCTTCACGGCTTGATCTCCGTCTTCTTGATCTGATAGCCACGGTAGGGCTTACCGTTGCTTCCGACCATACTAACGGTCTCGATCGAGTTCGCGAGCTGAAGCGACTTCAGACAGCGCGCCACGGTCTCGAAGCTGTGCGGCACACCGTCCTCGATCTCCGAGATGCTCATCGGTCGCTTCGCGATCTTGATGAAGGCGAAGACGTTGTTCTTCGCCGTGGCGATGTCCCTCCGACTACGCTTGCGCTTCGGCGCGGCCTTGGCGATGAGCCTGCCCACCACTGCGGGGTCGAGTGTGGTCGCGGTCTTGCCGTTGAGCAGATCCTCCAAGACCTGGTTGTACTTCGCGGCCTCCGCCTCGTGGAACGCAGCCTTGGCCGCAGCATCCTTCACTCTGTCGATCAGCTTGGTCATATGTTCTCCTGGACGCATCCTCGTCCAAGATCTTATAGGGCAAAGAGAAAGGGGCCTTTCGGCCCCTCGCTCATGCGTACTCGGAATCGACATCCGGGTTCCAATAGGTGGCCACCGGGCACACTCCACTTCCGATCCAGCGCGGTCTTCCGAAGGTTGGCTCGTTGCGCCCATTCAGCAGGCCCAAGCGCCGCGCGCGCTTGATGCCTCGCCTCCAGAACCGCAGGAACATGTACCGCTCGCCCCACTCCCTGAGAGCACTACCCGGATACCCGACCTCCGTGACCAGCTGGTAGTCGATCACGCACTTCAGGAAGTAGTCAGCCCAGGATTCTCCGCGCACTAGCCATTTCGCCAGCTCCAGCTCGAAGGGCATGAGCAGGTAGGCTTCACAGATCACTCGGCTGGGCTCGCCAAGAATGCAGTGCACGATCTCGTGCAGCAGTATCTCCGGCATCGGATCGTAGGCGTAGACCAGCCTGGCTTTGGTGCTGAAGCCGACGTCACCCTGTGGGCCCCAAGTGAAGTCTTCGGGTAACTGCGGCTGGTTCTGTTCGACGTCCGGGTCTGAGTGGTGCTCGATGCAGAGCTTGATGCCGTAGCTCTTGGCCAACTCCCCCAACTTCTGAAGGATCTTGCCGTAGTACTCGTCGTTCACCACTTCTCGGTCTCGTGAATGAGTTTGATCTTGCCGAACCGAGGGACCCCGGCCGGCGTGCGCTGTGCGAAGTACTTCACCGTTGCCTTCTTGCCGATCAGCTTGTCGGCGTTCTCGAGGATGGCGACGCGTTCCGCCTTCGTCCCCACGACGTCGGCCTTGAACTTCCGCGTGGGATCGATGTCGAGCTGGAGCCAGGCCACCTTGGCACCACCGCTGGCGTTGCCTTCACCCTCCAAGATCTCCAACACCACGAACTCGGAGTCCTTGAACTCCTTGCGCTTGAGCAGCTTGTTAGTCCGCTTCTCCTCGTACTCGCCGTCGATCCTGACCATCTGGCCCTCGTAGCCCATGGCGAGCCACTCCTCGTACCAGGTGTCGAGCGCCTTCTCGGCGAAGATCGGCATGGTGGGGACGATGACGAGCGGCTTGCCCACCTCGTTCACCACGTCATAGATCCGCGAGAACCTAGCGTGGAAGAGGTCGACGCCGTTCATCGGCGAATCGTACATGTGGTACTGCACGATCTCTGCGGTCTTGGCCAGATGCTCGGGCGAGGGCTTCAGCGTCTTCACGAGAGAAGTGATCTCGTTGAAGTTGTCCTTCAGCTCGTGGTTGTACAGCTCGCCGTCGAAGCGCAAACCAGGGATGGCTGCGAAGTACGGCGCCAGCGCCTTCTCGATGTGTGGGCAGCTCACGATGCGGTCACCCTTGCGCGACCACAGTCCCTTGGCGTCGGCGATGCAGCGGATGCCATCGAGCTTCGGCTGCGCGTACACCGGGGGCAGATGCGGGAACTGGGGCGAGAAGTTGATCTTCGCCTTGTAGTCGGCGTAGTCCTTGGCCAGCATGGGCTGGAACCGGGTGGAGGACTGCGCAGCATCGACGGTCGTGGAGTAGCCGTCCTTCTTCTTGCGATCGTAGCCGGACTCCACCTCCAGCAGAGCTTGCTGACCCGGGGTCGTTTCGTTGGCTCGGCCGACGTTCTTCGCCTTCGCGTTCGTCCACTCCGAAACTACGATCGCCCCATCCTTCTGCCCGCTGTGGGTGCGGTAGCGCCCGTTGGTGGTCTCCAGCTCCAGCCACCACACCTGAATCGCGCCGGTGCTGGTCCTCTTGTAGAGCTTCTCGCAGTGCATCACATCCCTCCTTCTCGATCAGGGTCTCTGATCGTGCACTTCACCTTGACGGCGTCCATGTGCAGCTCGACTTCGAGCACCCACAGCTTACCGGCTTGCAAGACGATCGTGTCTCCCTTGACCGGGCGGTCCGGCAGCTCCACCCACATGCCCTCGGGGTTGCCCTCCCAGTACAACTTCACTCCGGCGAACGTTCGATAGCCCATAGATCCTCCAAGATCTTATAGGGCAAAAGAAAAGAGGCGGTACCGAAGTACCGCCCCTTTCCGAATCGAGCAGGAAGAGATCAGGCCGGCGCTTCGCTGGCCTTCTTCGCCGCGGCCTTCTTCGTCGCCTTCTTGGCCGCCTTCGGCTTCGGCGCCTTCTTGGCCGCCTTCGGCTTCGCCGGGCCCTGGTACTTCGAGAGCGCGTGGTAGCGCGAGACGCCCATCATCAGGAGACGCTCCTTGGCCGCCTGCTCCGAGATGTCGTGCTTCTTCGCGTAGGCGCCGACGGTCTTCGCGACGTCGTCCTTGGTCAGCTCCTTCTTTCCCATGATCAGAACCTTCTTTCGTTTGCTTGTCCGGACAGGGGCACCGCGCCCCCGATCTTCTAGCGGGGATCGGTGAGTAGTTACACACCCTGGATCGGGTGTCAAGGACAGATCAGATATCCATCCCACCGTCGGTCACCAGCTCGCGAAACACCGCGATGGCGACCTGCTTGGTCGTGAAGTGGCGATACTCTTCGAGCATCTCCTCGTTGTCCGGCGGCAGTGATGCCACGAACATGGTCTCCAGATCGACCCACACGTCGGCGATACGACCCTCGGCCCAAGCTTCCAGCTCGGACACCGCCGAGACGTACCCGGGCCAGTCGGAGAACTCGTGCGAGTCCTTGTAGTACTCCGCGCCCATGGGGCCGAAGTGTAGATCGAAGAGGGCGCAGAAGCGGAGGGACTTGGTGCGATCATCCATCTCTTCGATGAAGTGCTTCCGTACGGCCTCCTCCGCCTTGTCCTGCCGGTTCACGGCTCCTCGTCGTTCTCGTCTTCTCCGATCTCGTCTTCCTCGTCGTCAGAAGAACCCTGGTTGTTCATGTCCTCGTCGTCGGCGAGAGCATCGACGTGGTCGCGGCAGTGCGCCCACAGTTCGGAGAACTCCATCTCCTCGTCGACCTCACCGTCGAGAGCCTTGTCGATGTGCTTGAGCAGCTTCTCGCGGAACTTGTTGATCCTCATTCACCCCTCAGCATAGCCGCAGTAAGTTTGATCACCAACTCTTGCGGCGGCAGAGGCAGTGACAGGTCGGGAACCAGGATAGCGAAGCCGGAGATGTCGGCCTCGCCGGTCTTGTACAGGTCGAACGACGCATGCACAACCACGAACTCCCGTGGAGGATCTTCGAGGAGCTGCACCGTGGCTCCGGCGAAGACGCGCTGGTAAGGGATGCGCTGGGTCAGCGAGAGGCAGGTCTCCTGGTCGAGCCTGAGCCGTGGAATGGCGACGAGTCGGTGCCCCCCGTACGCCTTCACCAGCCAGAGCGTGGTCCAGGCCAGCGCGGTGCCGTCACGTAGGAGTTCGAGCCGGCTCTGCTCGGGCATTCTCTTCCTGCATCTTCGTGATCCAGACACGTAGCGCTCGCGCCTCGGGCACTGTCATGCGATGGCGAAGACTCGACTCTTGGTCCAGCGCCTCGACTATCTTGGCCGCCACGAGATCACCCAGCGTACCAGACATCTCGATGCGGTTCCGCTCTCCGTCCATCTGACGCACGGAGATAAGCACGCCCGTGATCTTGCCACCGCTGCGCATGTAAGACATACGCGTACGGATCTTCGTGGCGTTCTCGATGTTGTCCTGCCACGCCATGGCCGCAGCATCTTCGATGATGTCGACCAGCTCGTGGCCAGGAAACATCACACTCGGGCGATCTTTACCCTTGGCCTTCGTCACCCGATCGTACAGTTCTTTCACTTCTTACCTCTTGGGTCTCTTGCCCAGCCTTTCGGTGGCGGGGGTGGAGGTGGAGGGTCCGGGGCGTTCTGCGGCCGCATGTCCTCCTTCCCGCACCGAGGACAGCACGCGTCCTGCCCCATCCCCTGCGTCGGCAGGGGTTCGTTGATCGGCCACGGGTACGCTGGCATGTGGAGCATCCTGAATGCCCCACAGCTTCCGCACTTCAGCTTGAAGAGGAACCGGTAGTCCTGATCCTTCGGGTCCGACACCACTGCCACCTTTCAGGAGGCCACCTTCGAGGATGTAGGCTTCGAGCCAGTGCCCAGCCATCTGCTTCGCACGGTCGATGAGCTGAGTGATTTCTCGCTCAGCTTTCTCGGCCAACGTAAAACACGGCGTGCAGATGAGTATCTTGCCGAAGATCTTTGTTGAGGTCGCGCTCAACTCGTTTCCGCACGACATGCACCGCATCTGTGGTCTCCTTTGCCATCTCTACCACGAGACGCAGCCCAGCGGCGAGGTAAGGCCAGTTCGCGTAGTGATCCCGCCGAAAGACCGGGCGCTCCTTCGTGCCTACCACCGCATCTCGATCTATGCCGTAATACACCACGAATGCCTGCGCTCGATCATAGACTTGATGACGCTCTGACTTCTCCTTCGACCCCTTGGGCCCTGTCTTGGGAGGAAGAAGTACGGACTGCTTGATCTCCTCGTACGTGATGCTCGGCGGAGGCGCGACGTCCGCATGGACGTACGTCAACCACTCCCGAAGACCCCAGGTGTCCGGCAGCTCGTCGAGGATGCGCCACGCCATTCTCCACGCCTGCCAGTCGAAGGGATCAAACAGATCACCAGTACGAGGGATTGTCGAGGGCCAACTTGATAGCGATCGCATGCCACCTCGCCATGATGAAGCCGGGGTACTCTTCGCCCGCCCAGGCGATCAATCGTCTGATCGCCGTCTCCACATGTTCGTTGTCACAGAAAAGAAGATCGAGATCGGTATACCGAAGCTGCTCATCCATGTCGCTCCGTGAGGGCAGGAGGAAGCCCAGGGGTTTACCCATGGCCTCCAACCAGCCCTCACGGTCCACGTACAGCTCAGTCCACCTTGCGGTGTAGTGAGCTACGAGGTGAGCGATCTGGATTGCTTCGGCGTCGAACTCATCCGTATCGACGGACGACATCGTCCACCGACTTCAGAGCCGCGATGCCCATGTAGTGCACCGCCTCCGACTTCGACGCCTCCATGCCGGCACGGATGACCGTGGCGGCATCGTTGGCGTAGCCGAGATAGGCGTTGCGCCCCCAGCTCGGAGGATCGGTGATGAGGTCGGCGACGTTCGACCACTTGTCCGCGATCTTGATGATGCGGCCGGAGTCGTTCATCTGCTTCATGACGTCGGATTGGTGCTTCGTCTTGGCGACGTAGTCGTCTCCGATGCTCTTCGGCAGTGTGAGCCACCCCACGATGAGAGCGACTTCCGGATCGAAGAACTTCTCGATCTCGGGGATCGTGACCGCGGTGTCCTCAACAGTGTCGTGCAGCAGGGCGCCGCAAAGCACCACCGGCGCCGTCACACCGAACGACTCCACACGCCGGGCGACGTCCATCACGTGAGTGACGTAGGGCACGCCCTTGCCTCCGCGCTTCTGATTGGCGTGGGCGGTGGCGGCGAACTTCGCCGCCTCCCACACCGAGTTCCGATCGACGCTCATTCCGCCGCGCTCGTCTTCTGCGGCGCCGCGGCCTCCGCACGAGCCACGGCACGGCCGAGCTGCTTCTCCAGGTTCGCGGTGAGCGCGCCCTTGGCCGACTTGATGGCGTTGTTGTGCGCCACCTTCGCCTCGGCCGACGCCTTCTGGAGCGCGATGATGAACTCCGTCACGCGCTCGTCCGGCATGTGGCTGGTCGGGATGAACTTCTCGTCCACCTCCCAGCCGATCTTGTAGCTGAACTTCACGCGGTCGACCCCGTTCTTGTGGTCGAAGCCGGCCGAAGCGATCTCGACCAGAACGGCGGCCTTACGGCGCGCCTTCTCCTTCACGTGCTCGGGGAGGTTGTCGGGGACCACGGGATCCGGCCCGGTGAAGACGGCGAGCGGCCTCCACTCCAGCGGCGGACGTTGCAGACGAGTGGCGTTGCTGCGGCTGTTGTTACCCATGTTCTCTCTTTCGGTTCGTTGTTGGATCAGCGCGGAATCTTCGGATAGGTACGAAGGAAGTGGTCGACGAGGGAGCCGGTCGTGCCCTCTTCCTTGGGGAAGGGCACGACCGGTCTGTTCGGGAACCTCGCCTCTCGCCCCTCGGGCGTAATGAGCGCATCCTCGGGCCGGTCGATCTTGAAGCTGAAGTGTGCCCGGAAGAACGGCACCTCGATCGCCATGAGGTAGCGGCGGTTCATGTCACGGGCGAGGCGCTTCGCCGTGAGCCGACGATGGCGAGCGCGCTTCATCGCGACGAGCTGCTGAAGACCAGGAGCCTCCCGGTCCCCGAACCCGGTCAGCAGGCAGTTCTTCCAGTCGAGGCTCGCCGACCGAGCTTCGTGGGACGCCTTCTGGAGCGCCCGGCGCGCGTTGTCGATCTCGATGCGCTGACGCTCCGACCTTCGATGCTGCGCCGCCTCCGGTAGAACACCGCGATTCTGACGGCCGGTCTGCCTCATGTAGTCGTTTCTGAGGCGCTTGTATTGATCCCAGTCCATGGTTCCTCCACGAACTGATAGCTGATCTCAACGCTTCTTCTTCGACTCTTCTCGGTCTTTCCGTAGCTGCGCCGTGATCTCAGGATACGCGATGTGGGGCGGAGGATTGTGCTTCCTGTAGTCGGCCTCGGTACCGAGACGATACGTCATGAACTTGCCGTCCCGGACTCCCGTGGCCACGATCCAGCCACCATTCCGCCACCGCGTCACATCGATCTTATGCTGACGGAAGTCAGCCAAGGTACAGTGCCCCTTCTCCTCGATGTAGAGAATCAGCTTGATGCTGCTCACCTTCCACGGAGAGATGGTGCTGGGGCTCTTCACACCCGCTGGTGTCCAGATCACGGTATCGGGCTTCCACGCAGGAGCATCGTAGTACGTCCGAAAGGTCTCGGGGATGCTGCTGAGAAGGTGATCGACGCCCGGTCTGTGCTCCACCACCGCCCTACCCGTGGAATAGGACGTACGATCCTTGGAAGCGGAGAAGAGCACGATGTTGAGGCGGCGACACAGCGACGCAAACTCCTTGGTGGCGAACGGCACCAGCACGGCGTGGAAGTTCGGGCCTGCCTCGCCCCAGTCCTTCGGCATCGCCTGGAACAACACCTCGATGTTGCAGTGCACCTTCGCCTCTACTCCGATTTGATCTCCGGGACGCGTACCACGCGTCTGCACCCTGTCGGTAGCTACCAGAAGAAGATCGAAGCCAGTCTCCGGATACACCTCCCAGCCCTGCTCTCTGGCCCGAGCAACGAAGGCTTCGCAGAGCGCAGCTTCACTGTGATACAGCTTCATAGATCAAATGAAAAGGGCGGCCGAAGCCGCCCCATTCCTCCTTGGTTCAGTCCCTACATCGATCGGCCGTGTAGACCTGAACCCTACTCCCACCTGTCCCTGTCATCATGACCGGTCGGTAGCACCGAACCGCATCCTGATCGAGAGCGTAGAAGTGATTGTTCAGTAGCACGAAGCCGTCGTCTACCACCGAGGCGATCACCCGCGGCATCGGAATGCCTCGATGCGGGTTACCGTCGTCTGTCGAGCCCCAGTTCATCGCACCGGGCAACGGGTCGCGTAGCGCGCCGGTCTCGAACAGCGTGACGGTCTCTCTCGCATAGTCCCAGTCGTCGACCCAGTTCCTCCAATCCGTCTGCTCGGGATCCATGCCGGGGTTGGTCTCCATCGTTCCCCACGGCAACGCACGCACCCAAGTCTGGTGCGGCGAAGGGGACGACGTGCGGTGCACGGCACAATAGTCTCGAATCTGATCTTCGAAACTGTAGGTGGAACCGGGATGCATCCGCAGATACCGGCGCCACCTTCGCAAGAGCACGTAGGCCATGGCTGCGTGCTCGGTCCGGTTCCTCCACCGATTCTCCGCCACGTAGCACTGCCCGAGCGCGAGCCGCGTGGAGTCGTTCCACGAGATGCTGGGCTCCGTACTGGCCTGTGCCTGGGCCTCCACGAGCCCGCTGCAAGCCAGCACGCTTCCCACGATCAAGAACCCTAGGATCAATCTCATCACCACTCTCCTTTTTCGATCTCAGCACCAATGCTGGGAACGCATGACGCCGTGAGGCATCGGAAGATGGGCACACCTTCCTATGCCATCTGGATCCGTTTGTCCAGCCTACGGACGATCAGTGTGTCCGCAAAGACACACCGGCGAGATTCTTTACGGGACGATGCCAGATCGTCTTTCCGTACTTCTCGATCGCTGCTTGATGCTCTGGAGTTCCGTAACCGGCGTTCAAGATCCACAGATATTCGGGATACAGAACACTCAGTTCAGCCATGCGATCGTTCCGCAAGGTCTTCGCCACGATGCTGGCCGCGCTCACCGCCGGAACGGTGGCATCAGCCTTCACCTGAAACTGTACTCGAACACCGGCCCGAAGAAGCTGATCCTTCAGAGTCAGATCGACGTTGCCGTCTACGATGACTTCGGATTCCGCCCCAGACGGGAGTGCGCTCACCACGTGGATGATCGACGTGTACGCTGCTCGCCTCCACGCCTCTTTTTGCCCATGGCTCTTGATGTCCTGCACCTCGGCGAAGGCGCAGAACCCAACCACCGCTACCTCCACGATCTCATCCACCAGCTTGCGCCGCCGGTCGTCGGATAGAACCTTGGAGTCCTTCACGCCCCGCTGCCGAAGCTGCGCCTGGTCCTCGGCGTAAAGCGCCAGCGCGCACACCGTGAAGGGACCTGCCCAGGCTCCGGTGCCTGACTCATCTACGCCGATGACGATCATCGGTGATCCGGGATCTCGACCGAGTACACCGACCAGAGGTCGAGCACCGCGTGTGACTTGATGTCGTCGCGCGGCTTGCCGACCCTGTACGGCAGAGCATGACCGAGGTTGGGCGCGATGAGCTGAACCTGCGGAAGCCTGGAGCAGGCATAGGGGTCGAGGATGCAGGGCGTGCTGTCATCGTCCTGGATCACCAACCACGAGTGTTCGACCGGCCCGTAGTGACCGTCGTAGACCATCACGGTTAGGTGCGGCTCCGCACGTTCGAGAGCGCGCCGGGCCAGGCGCGCGATCTCGTGGCAGCGGATAGGCTCCTTGTCAACCAGATCGGGAAGAAGCTCAACGAGCCTCGCCACCACTCTCATCGACCGGATATACGACAGGGGAAAGATCCGGCTCTCGCTGTAGCTCTGCATGATGAACTCCGTGTAGGTACCAGCCGGCCGCCACACCGGCGTCGAAGATCGCGAAGGCGAGGACAAGAGTGGCGTAGCGTTTCAATCGCCTGACGTCGTGCTTGAAGCGGAACTCGATGTTCCGTGCTCGGTACCAGCGACGCCACCACTCACGGGTGAAACGTCGCGGCGGCAGCTCGATGAACCGCTGGTACGCGAAGTGTTGTTCGATCTTGGCCATCGTCACGTTCATGGCCGCAATGTCTGCGGGCGTCCACGCGCGCACGGGCCCAGGGTAGCGATAGAACTGGGCGATGAACTCGTCCAGCTCAGCCTGTTCGATCTCCGTATCCACGATCGGGGTCGTAGGGTTCACGTTGCACCTTCGGCAGCGTAGCTGCCTCCTTCATCATGGACACGAACCAGTGCGCCTGGATGCGCGCATCCTCGATCGCTATGTGTGGAAGATCGGTGTTCTGCTTCGGAAACCACTCCTTGGGCGAGCGCGAGCGCGAGGAGTCCGGGTAGTCGCGCCCGAGCAGCATCATGCTCATCGTAGGCAGGTCGACTCCGCCGAGTCCGGCTTTGTTCTGCTCCGCCCACGCCGACCACTTCGCCCCGGCGAAGTCCATGAGGTAGCTGCGCAGGATCGGCATGTCGTACGCCACGGGGTTGGCGACGAAGGCGATACGCTCGCCTTCGGCCGTGAAGTGCAGGATCCAATCCATGATCGCGTTCATACCCCACCACGGATGCACGGGGTTGACGCGGCAGGCCTCGAAGACCTCCTTCGGCTGCGAATCCCACCACTGCCTGTAGTCGGGCTCCCAGATCCGCTTCTCCGGGATCCAGAGGTTGAAGCTCAGCTCACCCGCGCTCTCCCAGACACCGGAGCGGATGGCGACGGCGCCGAAGCTCAGCATCGGAGCGGTATCGGGCCTGCGCCCGCCGGTCTCCAGATCGAAGTTGAGATAGATCATGTCGAGGCCTCCCGATACTTCGCATGCGCAAGATCAGCATGATGCTTACGCCAGTCAGTCGGATCTTCTCCGGCTTTCCACGCCCGGCGCAGCTCACGTTGCGGGTCGTACGGATACGAGTAGCCGTAGGCGAACACGTACCCTGGAGTGGTGGGCTCCACGCCTGCCGCGTACGCCCACTCTTCCCAGGTCAGCCCCTCGACGTTGGTTCTAGAAGCGCTTGTTCCCATGACGGTAGGACCTCGTCTCGTTGAAGGTGTGCTTCATGCGCGTCAGCTCTCGTACGTCGTAGCCCATGGCGTACAACAGATCACAAGCGCGGATGACTGCGTCGATGACCTCGATACCGAAGCCAAGCGGCTTCGACTTGCGGCACAGCGCCACCACCAGGGCGCCCCGCAACGCCCAACGCTCGATGCTGGTGGGATCGGAAGCGTCGCCTTGAAGCCCGAGATACGCGATGAGGCTGGACAGCTTCTCGTTCGCGTTCTCGGACTTCAGGTACGCGGCGTCGAGCAGCGCCTCCAACTCTTTGAGGTGAAGGGTGCCCCACCCCTCCAGCTCCCACCTCGTGTCCCACCGGTTGTAGCAAGCTTCCGCAGTAGCTTCGCCGATCTCCGTGACGATCATCAGAAGCTTGGTCGGCACCACCGCCTTCACAAGCTCGACGCGCAAGATGCCGTCGATGATCTCGTCTTTCCACCACCCCTTGTCCACCGCGACTCGATGGATCTCCTTCGACCAGTCCGTGATCTGATTCATACCGCCTCCATCAACGCCGCGACGACACGGCGGAAGTCGTTCTCGTTGTCGAGGCAGCAGCTCTCCACCGAGTAGAGCGCGCGCTCGATCCTCGCCTTCTTCTCTTCCGTGGCTTTCCCGGTGAGCGGGTCCTGATCACCCAGAACCTCGACGAGTCCGACCGTCCCGTCCGGCTCCACGCGAAGCGTGGCGTCGGGGTTGTTGTCGTAGTTCTCGGACGGCTCGACGGCGATGTCGATGTGCGTGGGCTGAGCCTCGGTGTCGATGCTCCACGTCGGGACCTCACACGCCACGGCGTGGATGTCGCCGAGCCTCTCCTTCACCGTCTCGTGGTCCGGTGCCTGCACATCCAGGATGATCTCTTCCTTGATGTAGTGGGACAGGGTGACGCGAAAGCTGCTCATGGTTCCTCCTCGAACAGATTGATCAAACGATGTGCCGCCGCATCACCACGGGGCGACTTCGGGAAGATGTCGAAGAACTCTCGACACCAGCGCTCGGCCCGGACTGCCTGGGGCGTACGTCGATTGCTGATCGGATCGAGCAGCCCGATACGACCGTCGTTCGGCGTCTCGAACCCGTACCCAGCGATCTCCAAGGAGTGCCAGAAATCATCAACTACGATGTCTACACCGAGGCGGCGCAGTACTTCAATCGTGACCGCGAAGGTCTCGACCTCGTTCAGCTTCTGGTGGTACTCGGGCGTGCGCTGCATCAGAGCGGTGAGCTTCTCCATGCAGTCGTGGTCGTGAACGTCGATCCCGAGCAGCGTGCAGTGCGCCAGCTCGTGAATGATGTGCTCGACATCCATGAGGCGGAAGTCCTCCATGGCGACCAGCCCGTCGTCTCCCAGAAGCGCGATCCCCCTGGGCTCGGCAAACGGCGCGATCTTATCGTGCAGGCGCTGAATCTTCTCTTCGTGTAGACGCTTGATCTCCTCAACTTCCTCTTCAATCACAAGGCCTCCTCTGGCTGATAGGCAAAGAGCACGGGTGGATCACCCGTGCCCCACCTACATCCTGATCTTCACCAGTTGACGGTGTAGGCCAGGACGCCGGTAGAGGAGTAGCACCGCAGGGTGCTGCCGCTGATGCAGAGACCACGGGCGGTCCAGTCGGTAGCGCTGCCGATCGGCCACGCCACAGCGTGATCGTGGAAGGCGCCATCGTCCGGAATCACGACATCACCAGGGCTTGGGCCCACGGTGGCGTCGCCGCAGTAGGTGCCCGACGAGTTGTGCGAACAGCTCATCGAGAAGCCGAGGATGTAGTGATCGCCAACCGGGCGTTCGAGCCCGAAGGCGCCGCCGGTGTCGTGGACGCAGGAGGCGCGGTGGCCATCGCTGTGGCAGGTTGCCGGAGGATTGAGATCGTAGGCTTCATCACCTACGGCACCGGCCCCGGTTTCACGCGGGAAGGTAGCGCTCACGGCGATCGGCTGCGTGAGGCCAGCGCCCCAGCGGGTGACCGAGCCGCCGTCAGTCCAGCACACCATCTCGCCCGCCGCACTGAGCCCACAACCCCGATCGAGGTCGCTGTACTCCGCGATGCTGTCGAGTATCAGCGTGCTGCTGCCATCGATCACCGCCACCATAGACGGCGTGTGGAACTCCGCGCACCACACCTCGTGGCCCCGGAGCGCGCAGGAGCCCGAGGCCGAGGCGAAGCCCGTCCCGAGCCGGCGGACGTCCTGGACCGGCGCCCAGCGCCCCCAGCACCACATCGTGCCGGCGCGGTCTAGCGCGCAGCGGCTGCCCGTGACGTCGACCGCTTCGCCTTCGGGGCGCGGCGGGCCGGCGTCGGCTTGGGCGTCCCGCCCTCCATCAGCTCCAACGTCACCAACGCTCGATCCAGCGTCCGCTGCGTCGGGTGGTAGTCCTGCATCAGCGCCGGGGTCTCCAGCGTCGGTGCCGGCGTCTTCTTGTGGCGCTTGCCACGCGTCTGCTTGGACTTGGCCATCACTCTCCATCCAGGCGTCGCCCATGACGCCTGCATCGGTCTGCGGTTGAAGATTCATCTGCTCGGAACACCCGAGCAGGAGTAACGCGATCGTGAGTTGCTTCATGGGTTCCTCCTTCGATCGCTTATAGCCGGAATCCGGCCCTTCTTGACTACCGCAGCAGATCAACGCGATCAATGATCACGATGTCGGTGTGCGGCCTGTGAGAAATGGTGCGGCCGACGGGCGGCAGTTGCTGCGTGGTCCAGACGACCACGCGATACTTCTTCGCCAGCTCCTTGAGATCAGAGGCGAGTGACTTCATCTCCGCGTAGTCTCTCACGCCAGCACCTGAAGCGCTTCCTGAAGCGTAACACCCTTCGGTAGCGGGTCTGTGATCTTGCGCCGACACTTCTCGATGGCCCTCCGACGCTTGCGGCTGTCGATGACCTCCGTCTTCGAGGTCTCGGCACGGTAGGCGAAGAGCAGCATGATGAGCTTCTGGCCCACCTTGTTGATCTTCTCCACCACGGCCTCACGGCGACTCTGCGTCACTCCGATGTAGCCCGGGCTCACGACGAAGTCGGTGAGATCGGTACGCACGAACTCCATGAAGTCGGCCGGGACCGAGTTCTTCGGCGGCTTCGGGTTGCTGCTCTTCGGATGCTTCTTCTCGAAGAACTCCGTCATCGCTGCGGCAAGCCGGATCTCCATCGAGGCGTAATCGATATCGACGTTGTGGTCCCGCTCGGCGGCACGAAAGATCTCCTGAACTGCCCGACCCTCCTCCGTACGAAGAGGGAGGCGCTGAAGTGCCGGCCCGTCGACCACAACGAGCCCGGAAGGACTTTCACTCATGTCTCGTCTCCTGGAATCCACGACGTAGCTCCGCTTCTTCGTACCACCAGCACCGGTAGCTGGAGCATCTTCACCACCGGCGCAAGCCGAGGATCTGCCTCGGTCCAGGGTCGCTCGATCTTCTCTTCTTCTGTAGGCTCGGGAGGGAAGGCCACCACCAACGAGACGCCCTCCAACATCTCGGCGTCCCGTAGCGCGCGACCCTGCTCGTCGTTGCCCTCTGCCGGATAGACCACGCACGCCAGTCCGATCAGCTTAGCCACCTCGGACATTACGAAGTCGAAGCCTCGCGGATCCGAATGTACCGGCATGAACATCGCGGTGTCCCGCATGATCTCCATGACGACGCAGGCAGTGTCCCAGTCCGAGAACCAGGTGCGGCTCACTGATCCGATGAACGCAACCCTTACGGGCCCGCTCTTCGCCTGCGTCGCCAGGTAAAGCAGCGCCTCCTTCATCTCACGCCGCGTGATGAAGGTACTGGTCGATCACGTTGTACAGCACGCCGAGGTCGGCGCCGTCGCCGTCCAACGCCTTGCCGATGGCGACCTTGGTACGCTGAAGCAGCTCGCGCGGGTCGTTCGGGTCGTGAATGCCGATCTCGTCGGCATCGATGCGCCGACGCTGCTCCACGATCCAGTCCTTCAGGAAGGAGTGGTCGGTCTTCTTGTAGATCAGGCGCGCGTGAGCCGACTTACGCCAGCTCTGATACTCCTTGCTGGTGAGAAGCCGGTTCAGGCCCCGATCGAAGTGGGTCTTCTCAGCGAGCTGGCGTTCGATGTTCCAGATGTCCTTCTCCAGCTCACGCTTCCAGCGCAGAGCTTGAGACAGGCTCGGGGGACTTCGGTAGTTCGGGTCGTTCACGATTCTCTCCTCTCACACACGATAGACGAATACGAGCAGTCCGTGTGCACGAGCTTGCTCGATCATGTTTCTGGTTCCTCCGCTATCACCGTCCCACACCGCGATGAGGGCCTCAGCGTAGCGCGCCATGCGGCCGTTGCGCTTGTGGCCTGCGCCGTACGGATCCTTCTTCCACTCGTAGTCGGGCACGCTGAAGTCCGGACCGAGCCGGACCTTGTTGAGCAGCGCCCACTCCTCGCCCAACGAATCGACACCGCGGGCACCTCCGCTCACCACCTCAGTGATGTGGTAGCCAGAGGCTGCGATCGCTGCTTCTACGTGAGCCATGTCCTTAATGTCGCGGCTACCCGCGATGATGACTCTCACAGAAAGCGATCCTCGTCCGGGTTGTAGGGACGGCTCGGGTCCCAGTTCCACACGATGTAAACCCCGACCCCGACGATGATCACGAAAAGCACGATCTTATCCATGTGCCCTCCCTACTTGAGCTGAAGCCGATCTGCCAGAGTAGTCATCCTCCGGCGCGGCTCGTCGTTACTGAGCGCCGCGCTCAGCCCTTCATTGTTGCCCACGATCACGACACCCTTCTTCGCTCGGGTGACCGCGGTGTACAGAAGCTGCTGGCTCCACATGTAGTCGTGCATGCCGTGGCACACCACGACCACCCAGTCCCACTCCGAGCCCTGCGCCTTGTGCACCGTGAGCGCATAGGCGAGGCGGAGGGTCTTCGCCGACTCTCGATCGTACTCCACGTGACGACCGTCGAAGTCGATGCTGAGACGCCCACGCTCGTTGTCGACGTCGGTGACTACCCCGATCTCGCCGTTGAAGACGAAACGGTCGTAGTCGTTCTCCGTCGCCAGGACGCGGTCTTTCGCCCGAAGCTGATACGTCGTGCCGTTGCCCGTACGAACGCGCCACTGCGCGTCGTGCCTACCATCTATGGGATTGATCTTGGACTGAAGGTAGTTGTTGAGCGTCTCGATACCGAGGCTGCCGCCGTTCTGCGGCGCAAGCACCTGGATGTTCGTCACGCCGGCAGCCGGCATCTTCTCGGTCACCAGCTTCACCACGTTGTTCGCAAGAACCTCGGCATCATCGATCTGGTAGTACCTGAAGTCCTCCGCCGGCGTGTGAATATCGAGATCGCCGTTCAGAATGTAGGGTGCGTTGCGGCACACCCAAGACTTCAGCGCCGAGCGATGCACGGTCTTGAGCCGGATGGTGGGCAGGCGGTCGCTGTTGAGCAGATCGTAGAACACCTGTCCCGGTCCCACGCTGGGGAGCTGGTCCGCATCTCCGATGAAGAAGACGCGCGTTCGCATCACGTTCACTGCGGCAAGCAGGGACTCACACGTCTCCGCATCCAGCATCGAGGCTTCATCGCACACCACGATCTCGTGGCTCAAGGGGTTCGTTTCGTTGAAGTCGAACTGCCACACGCCGCCTCGCGGCTTGCCGCCGAGGAGGCGGTGCACGGTGAACGCCTCGTGCTCCGTGACTTCAGCGATCCGCTTCGCCGCCTTCCCCGTTGGTGCGCACAGGGCCACCCTCCAGCGACTCTGCACTCGATCCAGGAAGCTCCCAAGGATCGTCGACTTCCCGGTGCCCGGTCCTCCGGTCACTGCTCCGACCCGCTTGGTCAGCATCATCTGCACTGCCAGCTCCTGATCGGGATCCAGGATGAGGTTCGACATCGATGTTCTCCAGTAGCTTGGTGATCTTGACCGCGATTCCACGCTCGGCTTCAGCATACCGCGGCAGCATGATGAGCCCGAACCCAGCGATCACATGCTCGTCCCGAAGCGCCATCATGAGCCCGTCCCTGATATAGCGCGCGTTGACGCCCGCCAGCGCCGCCGCGTTCTCCTCGATCCAGTCCTCGTCCGCTCCGATGTGACCGTCAGAGCTGGCCTCCTTCAGAACCTGGAGGATGGCAGAGACGAGGCGCGAAGGAGCGGTGCGCGACGCGTTCGCCTTCGAAGCGAGGTAATCGTTCCGGGCGAAGCTGATTCCGCCGATCTCCATGTAGAGTGCGAACGGGTCCCGCTTCAGCTTCTCCGCCGACAACTCTGCCTTGGCCGCAGAATGCGCCTCTCGATGCGTCAGACCGATCTCGTAGTACGGGACGTACAGCTCCCGGTCCTTCTTGTGCTCGGTCCACGCTCGGATGATGGCGTCGACACGGTCGGGCGTAATGCCATCGATCTCCAGCAGATCGTGCGGCGTCTTCTCGATGACTTCCCAGAGCCGATCACCCCAACGTTGCGCGATGATGTCGGCACGCTTGGGACCTATCTGAGGGATACGGTCGATGATCCACTGCCGAACACCCTTCATATCAGAGGGATCGTCCATGACGATCGTCTCGACCTTGAGCTGGCGCCCGTGTTTCTCCGACTGGACGTACTGGCCCACGATGCTGACGTGCATCCCCATGCGGAAGCCTTCGAGCTGGCCCACGATCTTCAGGCGCTTGCCATCCGAAGGACGCAACTCGCCGAACCCCCAGCCATCGTTCCAGAACTTCGCAGAGATGGATACGATCTCGCCCTTGAGCGTGACCTGCTCGTCTTTCTTCTCCTCGTCCATCACTCCTCCAGCAGCCTCCGTAGTGCCGGAGGTAGCTCGAATACCACCGCCCCCTCGGGCGGGTCGAGCACGAAGGGCAGATACGACTCTGCCCGAAAGATCAACCAGAGCAGCCCGTTGCGTCGGTCGTCATACGCCAGGATGTCCTGGTAGTCGACCTCGATCGCTCCGCCGTCCGGGAACACGAACCAGATCTGTGTGGTGTCTCCGATGATGTAGTACCCGAGCCAGCCCCGGCCCCAGTTGTGACTGAAGACAGGGCTGGCTTCGAGGTGCGAATAGCGCTTAGGCAGATCGCTTGCGACGCGTCCTCTCAGCATGTTTCTCCTTCTGCTGATAGAGGATCTCGCCCTGTTTCACGTAGTACTCCGAGGCGCCCGGGCACTGCCGGTGGTGCTCGACGTCGCGCTCCTCCGTCCCTGCGCCGTACACGCTGGCGTGGCAGGCGAAGTCGCCTCCCATCATGTCGCGCTCCCGCTTCACCTCGTCGCGCGCCCACTGGATCTCTTCGTCCGTGACGGGACGTGGGTCGTGGTTCTTCTGTCGCAGCTTGGTGAGGATGGTGCCGAACTGCTTGTTGTTGTCGGTGCCGAAGGGGCAGCCCGCGCACGCTCCGCCTTCTCTCGGCGGCAGGCGCGGTCTCCAGAGCTTACGGTGATTGTTCATCACCCACCCTGATCCTGGCCAGAACCTCCTCGATGGTGAAGCAGATCAGCCCGGGGTCGCCGCCCACGAGGTACATCAGCTCGGGCTCGAACTCCCATTGCGGCGTGAGGAAGCCCGTACCCTTGCACGTAGTGCACACCAAGTGATTGTACTGCCCCTGCTTACCCTCGCCCCCGCAGTCCCAGCAGTATTGGTTCACCGGCGGCATGTAGACGACGAGCTTGCGTCCAGATCCTGCCATCCAGCCGGCTTCGATGTGCGCGCTACGTCCGCACGGCAGCACGAGCACGCAGGTGTCCGCCCACTTCATCGCCCCAAAGTCTGCGGCGAAGCTACGCTGCGAGATCTCGTGCTTCAGCATGTCTCGATACATCACCAATGCGTTGGGATGCATGATCTTGAACTCCGGGTTCGCGTCGAGCCAGCGGAAGCCCGTCGGGCTCACGCCGTCGGGCGGAATCGGACCACCAGACAACGGATTCCTGAAGTCGTAGCAATCGTGATGCTCGCGCAGTTGTGGCAAGATCGCTTCATAGAACGTGTTGCGCCAGCTCGATGCGACATAAAGTCGGTGCCTGTCAAAGATCTTCATTCGACGTCTACCTCCACCGGATGTACCAAACAGTTGATCAGGCTTGAACGCAGGTAGCCCTGCATCTGTGGTTGCGTGCCCTCCGGCACGCCTATCTCTATGCCCCACGGCATCTGCTGGCACATCGGGCGAGACGTGCCCCAGATCACGATGAGGTCGGGGTCGTCCTCCTCGTGCGCGAACACGAAGTGGTAGCGATGGTTCACGGCGTTGAGCCGGTCGAGCACCTGCTGGACGAGGTGCTCGCTGACGTCGAAGTACGGGTCATCGGGGCTCGCCTGGACCGACACCGTGACGTCGCGTCGCGGGAACGGGCGCTGCCTGAAGAAGTCGTACGCCCCGTAGAGCCCGAACGCACAGAGCAGGAGCGCGGCGTACGACAAGATCACGACGAGCCGGTCACTCGGACTCACATCAGCCCCCGATCTTTCGCCAGCCACTCCGGAATGAAGAGCTTGCCCTTGCGGTTCTCGTCGTAATCGAAGCACTCCGACTCCTCTCCGATCATCTTGCGGGGGATCCAGACAGTCTTGCGTCGGCTCCCATCCTTGGTCAGCGGCACCACGATCTCCAGTGAAGTACCGCGCTCTCCCACGACTTCGCAGTTCGCGAAGTCGATCATCTTCTTGTCACCCATCAGGTGCCGTCCCAGTCCAGGATACCCAGACGCCTATCTTCGGCCCACTGATCTGCGGCGCTTCGCTCCCAGTACCCGGGGGACCTGCCCTTGGCCTTTTCTGCGTCCGTCAGCGGGCGGTCGGTCTTCTCTGCTTCGGGCTTCTTCTTTTCTTCGATCTCTTTCTCGTGCACGCTGCATCTCCTCCTTCGACGTTTCCCACAAGATCTTGCGGCCGCACCACGGGCACTTGTTCAAGAAGACGCCCCGATCAGCGGGGGCCTTCTTGTACACGATGCCGATGACACGGATGTTGTGGTTGCGGGTCTCGATCGCATAGACCGAGAAGCCCTTGCGGTGCGGGTTCGCTTCCTCTTCGAGGGCTACCGCCATCGCCTGGCACCACGTGGTGCGGGAGCAGGTGGTCGCGACATCGGGTCGCTCCACCTCGCGCCACTCCTCTGCAAGGCGCATAGGCCTCCTATCTGTTCGGTATGATCTCCTTGCTCAGTCTCAGCCTCGGCTTGTCGGCGTACAGCTTCGCCATCTCCTCGTGCTGCGTTCGGATGTCGAAGGTGGTTCGATACGTCGTGCTCATCTCCTCGCTCTGCTTCGCGCAGTCGCGCGCCCAGCGCAGCCAGCACTCGTTCGTGATGTTGCGGCCGGCTCTCCAGTCGTCATACGACCCGTAGTACAACGATCGCCAGGCATCATCGGGCAAGACGATGACGAGGTCGAAGTCTCTGGGCTCGTTCGGTAGGTCGCGAAGAGCCCCACCCACGAGATACACCGGGTACCCGTAGTACCGGCGTGACAGATCGTGGGTGAGGCACTGCACGAACCTGATGCGGTTCCCGAAGTCAGGAACGATGTCGAGGCTGATCAAAGGTTTCGCGGCATGAGGGCGTGGACGAGGTCGAGCGACCAGAGCCCGCTCTTCTCCACCGCGACTCGGGTGGAGTCGTAGCGGCTGCCCTGGTCCTGCGGGTCGTCGTGCCAGCGCGCGAAGTCGCTCTTGCCGAACCGGCTGATCAGGTCCTTGGCGAAGTCGTGTGGAGCGGTGGCACCACTGCCGTAGTGCGCCAGGGCCTGCATGAGGATGTCGGCCGCAGGCGTCGGCGCGTTCACGCTGAAGCAATGGTAGACCGACATCGCCATGTCGATCTCGGGCTGAAGCTGCGAACGTAGCACGAGCTTGAGATCACCGCTTATCCCGAACTTCGCGTACGCCTGCTGCTCGGTCGCCGCCTTGCCCTTCGCCAACCACAGGATGGCGAACGCGATCTGGGTATCGAACGTCGAGGGATCGGAGAAGAGGAGGCTGAAGCCCTCCGCCCATTCCTTGCCGCGGGTGTAACCGGGCAGCCCATTGCCGTCGGGCGATCCGACGAACTCCTGTCGGATCTCGGCGCCGGTGACCTGCTTGCCGCCCTTCATCAGCACGCCGCCCGCGGTGAGCGCCCAACCCGCCGCCGCCATCTTGACCCCCACGATGCCCAGGGACCCGACGGCGTCGCGCATGTGGGCGATGAGCAGCCAGAGGTCGCCCTGCGTCATCGTGGAGGGCAGCACGGCCACGTTGTGGAGCAGGCCCGCGCTCATCCCGGCGCCGTCGTAGCTCTGCACCGTGCCGAACTTCCCGCCGGTCTCCACCTGCGAGACCAGATACGCCACGGCTTCCATGTGCGAGGCGCCCGAAGGACGAGGCACCACCGCGTTGCCGCGCACCATCCAGCCGGCGTGGTTCTTGAACGTGATGAACGATGCACTCATTGGATCCTCCGTTAGCTGATAGGAGCAAAATCGAAGGGCCCGGATCGGCGCGATGCCGGCGGGCCCTTCGGCAGGTTGTATGCGGGTCGTTACTCCCGCGGCGTCATGATCAGCCTCCAACTATTCGTTGAACACGGGACGCATGATGCGCGTGACGAAGTCACTCTACTACCGCAACCAGGAACCGTCACCCTTAGATCACATGGTTACTAGCGCATGTTGCACCTCAGACGCTGGGAGGACTTGAACCTCCAAGGGCACCGGGACTCGAACACCAGGGGGTTTGCTTTTGGTATTACAACTTTGAGATCAGTGGCCGCGGGCAAGTAGAGGTGCGGCATGAACTCTTCAGACCCTGATGATCTTCGCCTTCGATGTTGTTCCCTCATCACCTGATTCAGCGCCGATGGACCTGCCGGGAATCGAACCCGGGTCCGCGATTGCTTCTTCTGTGCGTCTACGTGCGTAGCAGCGCTCTTACGCCTTGATAACGGAGTGCGTGAGCTGCGTTGCCTGCTCTCTCCGAGGGATGCACGGTTGCCCGCGAATCCTCCACCATCGATCAGATCTACTGCCGCGGCCTCTCACACTGATCGCACTGTGAGAGGTTGTGCCGACTTGAATGACGTCGGGATAGGCGAATCGGACCACCTACCCCAACGGCTCAGGCCGCTCGGGCCTGGGCGTAGCTCGAATCGTTCGCAGCTACAGATGATCGGCTTTTAGAGGAGCCCACCGATCAACTCCTGCACGCAACACAGTCGTCGTCAACCACGTCGAAACCTGTCAGGCCCAGAACAGAAACACGGATCCACAGGGGAACCCTTCCTGGCTCCCCCGTGGATTGCGGGGACCGAACCCCGCCCGAGTATGGCGGGCTGTGGACCCGGTGTACCACCTCGCGTGGTATCGATGCGCCAGCGCCATAACTTGGGGCGCGCTGGACCGTTCCCCGCACTCAGCGATCGGCCCAACTTCGGGGCCTGATGAGTCGCACACCGACAAGGTCTGACGATGTGCGATCTCGCGCTCTTCGAACCGCTCCCAACTCGGAGCGACGAGCGCGACGAGAAGGACAGCAGCCATGATGATGAAGAGCATTCCACTCGCTTATAGCAGAGATTTCGGTCTCTGTTCTAGTAGGTGATCCAGCCCTGGGTGCCCCGCTTCCGAGGCAGTTCATCGTAACGGCCCGCGCGCATGAGGTGGGAGCAGCGGTGACGCCACTCCCGCATCGTGATGCGCTTCGCCGTCGTGCACTCCTTGTCGTATCGAGCCATGTGGTGGACGCGCCGTCCACAGTGCTTGCTTCGAGACATCGATCGATCCTCCGACTGGCACCACGCCAGTACTTAGAAGACCGCGTACTTCCTCGACATATATCACCTCTACAGCTTCTAACCGATCAGGCCTTCTCCTCGATGGTCTGCTTGCCCCGGCGCGTGTCCCAGGTATCCGGGGACATGTCGGCGTGGCAAGCGATGCCGGGGTTCCTCTGCATGAAGATCGTTGCCTCTTGCTGCGCGATCCGGCGCAGCGTCGGATGCACGCTCGGACTCGTGCGCAGCTCGATCCGATAGAGGAACGCAGGCAGCGGCTGCGTGACGTGGCACGAGACGAGGAAGCCCATCGCGCAGTAGTACTGCCGCTGCTCCGGCGACGCATCGAGCGACTGAATGCGCCGGATCTGCGTCGCGATGAGAGCCACCGCTGCATCCCGCATCTCTTCCGGTAGCTGTTCGAGGTACCACGGATGGAAGCCGCGAGACGGGGAGAGCAGAGGCATGCGCATCACACCGTTGCGATGCCGCTGAAGATCACGGAAGCTGCCGAAGTCCAGCTCGAACCGAGATTCGATCGAACCGTACTGGCCCAACCAGTGCGGCAGAGGCGCCCGTTTCGGGCGATCCTTCAGCATCTCCAGCACACCGTTGGGCGTGTAACCGAATCCCGAGAAAGTGAGCTGCACGTTCTTCGGCGCCGGCTCTACGTCGTACGTGTAGTACTCCGAGACCTGGTTCATCCACGCCGACACCTCGTCGCTGACCTTGCGGCCGAAGCTCGACGGATAGGTCTGGGCGAGCTTGTCGTAGATGGCATCGGCGAGGTCCGCGATCTCCAGGTCCGGATGGCGTCGCATCCAGGCGAGGTGGTCGGCGGCCTGCCGCAGATCGGTGTGCCAAGAGAGGTTGGTGGTGACGCCTGCGGGCAAGAAGGCACGCAGGATGTCGAAGCTTCGTGCCTTGATCGCCCGTCCGTACACCTTCTCGTCTTCGCCCTCACTGATCGGGTAGAGCGAGCGCAGGTGTTCGACCACGCGCGGCTCGGCTCTCCGATAGAAGTCCATCCACGTCGCCTGGATCAGCTCTCCCTCTTTCGACTCGATCGGGTTCGCTGGCATGGATTCCGAGAAATCCATGTACCGGGTACTGGCCTCCTGGCCCCGATACAACGGCCAGTCCTGGATCGCCTTGGCCGCCAGCATCGAGACGCCCTCGACGAAGATCGTGGTGGTGCCGCAGTCCCCGATGCTGTCGTGGCCGTAACCGACGTAGTACTGCCCCATGAACTTGTCGGCGCCGACCTGCTCCACCTTCTTCAAATGCTCGATGACGCTTGCCGGGCTGCGCGAGTACAGCGCCTGCACCATCGCCTCGCTCTCCGGATGAAGGTCATCCTTGATCAGAATCAGCGTCATCGACGATCACCTCCGATTGGTTGTTGTGGTCGAGCAGGTTGGAAGAGTGCTCCCCGAGCGGGCTGATGAGTTCGAGCACCCCCATGCCGAACCTCTCCGCCACGCCATCCAGCAACGCCGCGATCTCTTTCGAGCTGTCCGACTTCTTGAGCAACTCCGAGTAGAGCGCATAGACCTGCGCCGCGTTTCGAATGTTGTCGAGCTTGTCGAACTCCGTGCGCACCACGCTCGCGGTGAGCCCGTCGCTCAGAGAGGTTCGAGCGATCACTCGATAGGCGACCGCCACCTCCTGAAGCGCGTTGGTCTGCGACATCAGACGGGCGGCACGCAGCACCGCCTTGTCCCTTTGCTTCGTGGTGGTGTCGAGCTTGCGCTGGACCGCCGCCTTCTCTGTGGTGAGACGCTTGATCTCGTTGTCCTGCTGCTGGATCTTGTGCAGGAAACCATTGCTGATCGCCCGCGCCGACTCCAGCTCCGCCCTCAGGTTCGATACTTCGTCGCTCATGTACGGTCCTTGCGTGACAGGCTCGGGACAGCCGAGGCCTGGTTCTGGTACTTCGAACGCCGACCACTGTCGCCGTAGGGGCGGCGGGCCGGGAAGTCGAGCTTCTCGAAGCGGACCTGGCAGATCCGATCTCCGGGATACAGAAGCATGGGACGGCTACTGTCGAGGCTGATCTCCAAGGTGATGGCACCCTGGAAGCCAGCATCGATGAGACCGGCGGTGCTGTGGATGCGAAGGCCCCAGCGCCCGTAACTGCTGCGCCCGTCGACGAAGGCGACAAGATCGTCGGGCACGCAGATATGCTCCATCGTGACGCCGAGCGCGAAACCCGCCGGCCCTGGATTCATGATGAACGGTGAGCCCGGAGGAACTTCTTCCTGGTAGAAGAAGTCGATGGCATCCGACGATCGTGGATCGATGACCTTTTCGTAGGTGCCAGCGAACACCGGCGCCACGTCGTACATGCGCCAGAACATGCTGCCCAGGCGAAGATCGATGGTGCTGGGCTGAAGCTGCTCGCTGAGGTTGATGGTGTTGTTCGATCCCTTGTCCTTGGGAAAGAACTCTTCGATTCGCTTTTCGAGACTTCGATCACTGAGATTCATGCGCGTCCTACGTTCGTTGGCCCGTACACATCTGCGGGCAGACAGGTCGGGAACTTGGTGAAGGTACTGGAGAGGCGAACCCACTCGCCATCGGGATGGTCGAAGATCCAGGTTCGGAAGCCGAGGTAGACGTGCTCGACGTGCAGCACTGCAACGACGTCGGGGATCCTATCGAGTGCGTCGCCCACGGGTACGTACTCCGCCGCGACGTCGCGCGGCAAGCACGCCAAGAACCCACCAGCTTCTAGCCGTCCCTCGGTATGGATCGAGCGCGCGGTGTACTGGAGGAACGACTGTAGCCCTACCCGCGTGCGGATGAGCTGCTTCGCTGCGATGACGCTGAGCCCGTTCTCCTCCGCAGTCTTGGCGATGAAGCCAAGGCCGTGCGGGAAGAACATCGTATCCGAGCGAAGTGCCGCCTCCGTCTTGTTGCGGTACTCGTCCGTGATCTGTTCGATTCGATCCCAGTTGTAGAACATAGCCTGATCGATGCAAAGGGAACGCGCACGAGGCGCGTTCCCGGGATAGGAGCCCAGACTACCAGGGTCGCAGCAGGTCAGCGAGTTTCGTCGTCGCCGGCTTCTCCGGCTCGGGCTCGACGTACTGACGATGCAGGACCGGCGCCTGAGGCTCGGGTTGCGGAATGACCACCGGAGCCAGCGGCTCCGGCTCGGGCGGTGGCGTTCGACCGTGGGACTCGTGGAAGTCCGCCTTCATCCGGAGGAGATGAGACTTCATATCCACGAGCGCCTTGGTGAACAGTCCGACGTCCAACGTGCTAAGCGGGATCGCATTCCGCTCCACGTCACCGGCATATGACGGCCGGTATCCGTTGATCTTGCCTTCCGCGTCGAGGCTCAATGTCCTCAGCATCGGAATGAAGAAGATCTCTGGCGTTTCGTCGGGATTTTTCGAGACGTAGAATCGGGCGACGGTCAGATCGTTGTGCAGCTCCGTGCCCACGACACTATCGTGGTACCACGCAGTTGTACGACGAGGCCGGCGCCTGCGACGCATCTGTCTTCTCGGGATCCTCGGCTCTGCTTCGTCCGACGTTCCCGCTTCTCGATTCGCTTCGTTATTTTGCTCCACTGGAGCACCTCCGTGTTCGCCTGCTGATAGCCGAAATCGACTACCGAGTGAGCAGGGATCCAGGTGCTCCGAAGAGCTGTTCCATCGCAGCGATGATCTCGGCGAGGTAGGGCGAGACGCGCACCATCTCCGCCGCAGCGTTCGAGCGATACTTCGCCTCGACGTGATCTGCCCAGCGCGACTTGGGGAGCGGTGCGCAGAGGCTGGTGTACTCCGCCGTCATCGCGCGGTACGACTTGTAGTCGATCTTGCCGTTCGCATCACGCGGCGCTTCGAGGAGGGGACCACGCTGGCTCTGCATGATGATGACCAGAGCGCGCAGCGAGTTCTTGCGCGCCGACATCTCGTACTCCTGAAGCATCGTGGACAACGTGTTGCACCGCGCGCGAAAGTCCGAAGACACGATGATGGCGTCGATCACCTTGTAGGCGTCGTCCATCGTCGCCTTGTTCTCCCGCTCGGTAGCCGAGCCCATGATTCGCAGCAGAGGGCCACCAAGGTTCTCGCTTGACATCAAACCTTCCTTACGATCGGACCATAGTGAATCGGCAACCCGTCGCCTCCGATGTCGACGCGCACCTTACCGTCTAGAACAGACGTCTTGATCGAGAAGCGGATGAAGCCCGCTCTACGACCGTACTCCGCCCAGGCCAACCGGCCGGCGGGCGTATGCTTGAGATGGGTCATGCCCATCATCAGATCTCCGGCGGTGAGGGCGTCCAGGATCCCTTGCAGCTCTTCGGGCTCTGGTGCGTGCGTCCAGCTCACCAGCCGGATCAGTTCTTTCGAAACGATACTGTCGCTAGGCATCAGCCTCCGATGTTGAAGTTGTAATCGTCGATCAATGTCCAGCCCACGATGCCGGCACGATCTGGCGTGACCTGGACGTTGGTGGGGTTCGTTGCCTGGGTCGTCAGAACCTGATCGACATCGGCGCGTGTGATGCTCCGTTCGAGCACGAGAGGAAAGGTCTGAGACGGGGGCCAGCCCTTACCCAGCTCGATACGCGGCGGAGGCACGCCACCGACGTCCTCCCAGCGGATGTAGAGGAAGAAGCGGCGGATGCCGTTCGCCTTGTCGACGATGTCGCGCAGAGACCCCCCATTCACCGGGTCCTGCTTGATCGCCAGATTGCAGAGGGCTTCGTACTGCTCGCGCGACATCGTGACGTTGGCCATGGGCCGAAGTCTACTCCTTCACGAGCCGGACGGCGCCATCTCCGAACACCGGCAGCGGATAGAGGACCCGCGCCGGGCGATTATGCCGATGCGTCGCCACCTGTGCGAAGCGGATGACGTCGATCTCCCGAAGGGCCGACTTCTCGGAGTCCGAGCCGTGCACCGCGTTGTACATGATCGGCTTGTCCTTGGAGCCGAATCGCTGCCTGATGGTGCCGGGATCCGCCGCCTTCGGGTCCGTGGCCCCCATGAGCGTCCGCCAGCGCGCCACCGCGTCGTCGCCCACCAGACTCACCGCGATGATGGGCCCCGAGACCATGAACGCGATGAGGTCGAGGAAGAACGGGCGATCCTTGTGTTCGCTGTAGAACTCGCGCACCAGGTCTGCTGGCCACTTGCAGCCGTGCATCTCTCCGATGGTGAAGTTCTGCTCCATCTCCGTGATGAGCTGTCCCGCGCAACCGGAGAGGACTGCGTCGGGCTTGATGAGGGCGAGAGTGATCTGTTTCATGTCTTCTCCATCCAAAAACGACTACGGGCCGCGCCTACGTGAGGCACGACCCGTAGTAACCCGACCGAGCTTGATCACTTCTTCGCGGGAGGCGACATCGCGACGAGCATCTTGGCCGACTCCATCTGGAACGCGGGATCGTTGACGTGGAGATCGATGATCTCCCCCATCTTGTCCACCCACCCCAGCATGGTCTCGCGGGTGAAGATGAAGATGCCGTCGGGCAGCTTCGCGTTCGGCAGCTCTCCGCTCTCCACCGCGGCGTCGAGGTCGTCGCCGAGGCTCGCGGCGCCCGGCGAGAGGTAGAAGATCACCTGGATCTGCCCCTCCTCGTCGGAGCGCTTCACGATGTTCGCGACGTCGGCGGGGCTACCGCCCATGAAGAAGTCGTTCTTCAGCGCCTCGGGCGTGAACTTGTGCGCGAGGAACGAAGCGTTCCGCAGGTCCATCATGACCTCGGGGATCTTCTCGAAGCCCTCGTCCTCCTCGCCCAGCTCCATCGCCTGGCGGATCTCCGAGTAGTTGAAGCCCGCGCTCTTGTCCTCCTGCGCGGCGAACACGCCCATCACCTTCTTGTGCCACGAACGATCGGCGTTCTTGGTTCCGCTCTTCTTCTTGCCTGCCATCGAGATCTCCTTCTTGTCGGGAACGGTTTCGGGAGCGGACTTCGGGGAGCCGCTAAGCCCAGGGATAGCGTAGACGTATGCCGGGCGTCCAGAGGTGTTCTTACGAACCTCGCCCGTCTTGATCAGCGCCCCACGGTTGAACAGCGCGTTGATACGTGCCGACACCGACTGGTGCTTCTGCTTGAGCGCAAGCTCGACCTCCTCGGTCGTACAGCCTGCGGGTGTGAGGACGAACACTGCGTAGACCTCGGCCTCCCTCTTCGCGAGGGAGGCTTCGACGCTGCGCGCAGCAGCGATCGAGGTCGCGGTGTAGTTGTGCGGCGCCTTCATCGCGTCTTCAGCTCGTCGTAGCCGAGCAGGCGCGCCTCCTCCACACTGCCAACGCGCAGTGGCTTCGGGTCGCCCATGACGACGAAGTGCTCGGTCTCGCAGTCCGCGCAGATGATGGGGCCGCGGATTGTCTGGTCGGGGCCGTTCTCCTGGCCACCCAGCTTGTCCCAGCTTGCCTTGAGGTCAGCCTGACCGATCTTCTGGCCGCCGATCTTGATGGTCCAGTTGCGGTCGGCGAGGGGTACGATCTTCTGGATGGTGACCTTCGCCCGCAGATCCTCGCTACCGCAGCTACCGCACTTCTTGCTCGTTCCGCTCATCTCTCCTCCAGTACTTTCTCCAGAGACTTGATCACTTCTTCGCTCGCCTCCACCTCCACGGGGGAGTCGCCCATGTTACTGCGCATCTGCTTGATGAGGTGCCTGACGCTCTCCTCAGTGAGACGCCATTCCCAACACAGGTCGGGCGGGCTGTCCAGCAGCCATTTCTCTGCGTCCTTGCCACGAAGCACGGTTCCTTCGGGCGGGCTTCGCGGATCGACGTCGCGCCCATAGTACTCGGGCCGGTCATTTCCGAAGCCCGAGCCCATCGAGGCCCAGGAGAAGAACGCCTGCTTGATGTCGGCGTCCTGCGATCGAGCGACGAACTCCTCCGCGATCTTGACGACCACTAGCCTGTCAGGCACGGGCAGCCGTTCGCAAGATCTGAAGCTCGTCGTTGATGGTGTCCAGGAACTCGCGGTAGTCATCCTGCTTCATCTTGTTGGGGTTGCCCAAGTCTTCGATGAGGACGATGACCTGCTTGACCGGGTCGTGAGAGGGGGTGGTCGTACGGCGCGGCGGAACGGGCTTGCTCTTGGGCATAGATCTCCTCACATGCTGATACGCGAAACACGAAGAGAAGCGGAAAAGGCCTATCAGCAAGCGGAGGAAACGATGCAGTTCAGCCTTGCGAATGGTTCCATGTCCCCCGATCTTCCCATCACCATTGTGGACCAGTCCTCGATGACGATGGCGGACGAAGAGATGATCGTCGCCTTCGGCGAACACATGCCGGAGTCCAAGTTCCATCCCGGTGATCTCGGCTACCTGACGGAGGCGACGTCGTACCTGAAGCAGCGGGGCAAGACGTTGCCGCGACTGTGGCAGGTACGCTTCATCATCTCGATGTGGCAGCACGAGCTGATGGCTCTGGCCCACACCCACAACGGCCTGATGGGTATCGATCACGCCCACTCCCTGCTCCAGAGCAGGGGGATGGTGGAGATGAACTACCGCAAGCCGATGCTGTACTGCCACGCCTTCCCGCACGGCATGTACCCCGACACCGCGGCTTGGATCCCCGAACGTGCCCTCCGGAAGATCAGCTTCCGTGAACAGAACCAGCAGTGGCAGCGCATCCTCGACGAGGCGAAGGCCCCGTTCGTCGGGTACGACACCTCTCACCTCATGGCGCCGTACATCTACGATCTTGCGCCCGACCGCTACAGCAGTGGCGAGAACCTCGGACGCCCCTTCAGCTTCGAAGAAGCCACGGTCCATACCGCCGCGCTGCTCGGGCTCGAAGAGGTGATGTTCAGGCCCGTCGACGCCTACTACATCAACAGCAACCGGATCATCGATCCGCAGCACGACATCTTCAAGGGGAAGTGACATGACCAAGAACGGAACGATCGCCGTATTTCTCGCCCTGTGCATGAACTACGGGTGCCTGCTCTGTATCGCATACGTGCTGCACAACGGCATCGACCTGTGGCAGCACGCCATCCCACCTGCCGAGCTTCTGGCCCAGGATCAGGCACAGCGAGAAGCCAACATCGCAGAGCACGAGGACTACCTCCGAGAGCATCCTCCGCAAGACGCCGCGGTGATCTACCAGGATGCTGGACTGGAGCCCGCGTACCCCGATGGCGGCATGTCGGCGACGCGCTACATCGAGCACTGCCGGATGCTGTGCGAGACACCACGTCGGCACTTCGTCAGCGACCCACCGCCGCTACCCGGAGTCCCTCACGTTCTGTCCGTCAACCCCGAGGCCAACACCTGCACGTGCTGGAGACCGGATCGCCCCTACTGGGGACCCGTCGAGGTCTACTACAACTGGAGTCGGAGGAGCGGAGGATGAACACGATCACGGAAGAAGCACTCGCCAAGATGAAGGCCGGAGCACACGAAGGTACGCGCTGGGCCGCCTACGAGAACAAAGCGCTGGACAGCGCAACTCTCGGCGATCTGCGGTTCCTGAAGGTGGGCAAGGACTGCACGTTCAAGGAGCCGCCGGCACGCTACCCCGACACCGTGCACGGCACGGGCTGGCGCCACGTCTTCGTCGGTTACGTCGACCTGGAGAAGGGAATCATCGATGATCGAACCCACGGCTAGCATCGGCATCATCGTGGTGCCGCAGAAGATGGTGCAGGCGGCTCGCGTCAACAAGGATCACTTCGGGCATCACCTGGTGTGGTGGCTGAAGATCGGAGAACAATGGGTGAGCACGGGAGTCCCGGCTGGAGAGACCGAGGAAGAACGCTCGAAGTCGGAACGGGCGCTGTGCGACGCCCTGGGCTGGGAGACCCCGAAGGCTCATCGCATCATCCCGCCAGGCCCGTGGCCCGCCTGAACCTGAGTAAGATCACCTCGACATACTTCTATGACTTCGAGGACCCCAACGTCATCAACAGCGGATGGTGCTTCGTCTGGGCGTGGCTCGCGCACCTGAAGTGTGGCGGCGAGCTGTGGACGTACGACGAGCCGCTCACGATGCAGTACCGCGACTGCCACGCCTTCATCAAGGTCGGATCGCTGTACTACGACAGCAGCCGGCCCCGCGGCGTCCGCAAGATGGAACGGCTCAGCTTCTTCGGTAGCCCACCGGAGAAGGAGTTCCTGATCCCGAAGCAGACGCCCGAGGAGTTCAGGAGGTTCTGGGAGCGCAACGGAAGGAACATCTCCTGGGAGACACAGATGCTCGATCCATGGCCTAAGATCCTGCCAAAACGCCCCGATCTCTAGCTATAAGCAGGTAGAGGAGGGACTCATGCAGATCTTCAAAGGGCTGTGGTCGTTACCGAGTGTCGCCGAGGTCATCACGCTGGATCAAGAGCTTCAGCGCCTGGCCCAGCGGAGCAAGAAGTCGCCGGAGCAGCGCAACCTCGTTCGTCGTCGCATCACCGCAACGATGCAGGCGCGCGAGCAGGTCATCGGCATCACGAATGCGGAGCGCAGGCTTCGCGAGTACCTGGGCAACTGATCGAATCGTACAACCAAAAAGAAGAGACAACACGAACATGCTGAACAAGATCAAGAACTTCCTGTCCGAGGTGGGCAAGCGTGTGTGGCATGCCTGCAAGTCGCTGGTCGTCGGCATCGGCGGCGGCGTGGTGGCATCGATGGGCGCGGCTCCGGTCTCGATCGGCATCGGGGTCGTGACGCCGCTGCTCCTGGTCTCGAACGAGGGGCTCGGCGCGCTCCCGATGGGCCTGATGGCCGGCGTGCTCAGCATGCTGAGCACCCTGGCGGTCTTCCAGGTCATCGCCGTGATGTCGCCGCTCGTCGGCGTCTACGATGCCGTGGCCTGGCTCGCTCTGGGCGAAGGCAGCGGGGTCGACAAGATCGGAGACGTCATCAACGACATCTCCGTGGTCATGGAAAAGAACACGGACGACCTGGTACGGCGGCGCACCGTCGAAGTGGTGGAGGCCCCGGCCGTGAACGCCTGAGATCGTGGCGCTCTCCCGCAAGGGATGAGCGCCAGATCTCTTTGCCTCAATCCTTGAGCCACTCCTCGCTGAGCTTGGTGTAGCTGTTCGCGACCGGACGACCGCCCATCATCTCCGGCACGATCTTCATCAGGATGTCGGCGTCATTGAGCGCGTTGTGTGCTGCTTCCGGATCGTAGTTGATCTGAAGCGCGCCAGCGACATCGAGCAGCTTGTGGTGTGCACGCATGCGCAGACTCGGATGGTGCTTCTTCGCGAACTCCATGGTGCAGAGAGTGGGGACGCCCCGCGGCCACTCCTCGCGCGGAATCACGTAGCTCAACATCCGGGCGTCGAAGTTCATCTGATGCGCCACCCACGGCACATCCATCCGCAGCATGTCGAGGACCTGCGGACGTATCTCGTAGAACTCCGGAGAGTTCTCCACGTCCTCGTCCGAGATGCCGTGAACCGCTCGGGCTCCTTCGGAGATCGCACGCTTCGGGTTCACGAGAGAATGGAAGACACGAATGATCTTCCCCTGACGCGCCAGGATGATTGCGATCTCGCAGATGCGGTCCTCTCTGCTGAAGCCCGTGGTCTCGGTGTCGATGGCGAGATAGGGCGTCTCGGACCAGGTAAGGTCGATCATGGAGTCTCCTTGTGGATCAGCTCGTGGTTGGCGGTGTTGGGGTCGACGAAGGCACGGAACATCTCCATCGCGGCGCGGTGGCAGATGCCTTCGATGTCTTGGGCGTAGAGCGTGTAGACCGAGTGCTCGGGCTCCAGGTGGTTCTCCTCCTGTGGCCTCAGCTTCTCGTGAAGGATCTCCCGGAGCTTCAGCGCGACGACGGTGAGCCGGTCCTGGATCTCCGGATCCTCCAACGTTCCCTTCACCTCGACCTCGGTGGGGATCGGAGGAGCGAAGCCACGAAGCCATTGCTTCGCCATCTCCGCAGCAAGACCGAGGATCGAGGCGTAGGCCTTCGCCGTCAGCACTCCTCCTCGATCGTTGTAGTTCTGTGCTTCCTTGAGGATCGCCTCCTCAGCTCGATCGAGAAGATCCTTGGTCTTCATCCCCGCGTTGGCAGGGATCTTACCGGAGGCGATGCCTACGGCCAGCATCACCTCTGCGATCGCCTCCAGCATCACCTGAGTGTTGCCTTTCTCGCAGTGGGCTCTGACGAGCTTCTGAGCTTCAGCACTCAGCACGCCGTAGGCTCGAAGCACCCCGCCTATCCTGGACTCAGTCACGGCCGTCTCCCCATTCCTCCCCAACATCCTTACTTACTGTCATCTCGTCTCTCTTTCACTCGTATAAGGGTCTGTGGATAGCTGTGTCAAGGAAATGGTGTGTTGACTCTGGTTTGAGATATATGTATTCTCTCTTTTTCATCAAGATCTATCTCTCTTCGATACTGACATCACGTAGGAGAGATACAACGAGATGACAGGATGTAAGGATGTCCAGGCGCACACTCCCGGGTGAACTTCGAGCGAGACTGGGCCTGCTGGTCTCTCAGGCCGAGAAGCAGGTCCGGCTACCCAGTCCGAGCCAGATGGAAGCCGACCGTGCCCCGAGGATCCGCTACAAGCCGTCGGGACAGAAGACCCAGGCGGAGAGCTTCAAGGACCTCGACCACTGGCTGGAGGAGGCGCAGGCCGGCATGCCGGACGACTCCTTGGCTCGTGCCGCCAACGTCTCGATGACGGCGGTGCTGGAGTGGAGGAAGGCCAGAGGGGTGAAGCGCAAGCGAGGCTGGCAGGCGAGGCGAGAAGCCGACGTCTGGGCGATGGACGCCTTCGGTGACGGATTCATCTCCGAGATCCAGCAAGCACAGTCGCAGCTCAAGGGTGCCTGGGATCTTCCGGAGTACGTGCTTCGTCTACCGCTAAAGTACGACTCGCTGTGCCGAGCCGCGTACCATCTCGCCGCTGATCTCGGTATGACGCCGGACGAGATTGCCGGAGCCATCGGACTCAGGATCCGCGACGTCGAGATGGCGATCGCGGTGGAGACGGCATACCTCACACGCGTATCGATCTCTTGCTCAAACTGTGGTCGCCCGTGCGATCCCAACTACGGAGAGTTCTGTTCCACTCGATGCAAGGCGGAGAAGACATGAGACCCCTGACCTGGTGGGAGTGGCTGATCGCAGACAGCGCCAGCATCCGGCGCCTCGGCCACGACCCGACGCAGCGGCTGCCCCATACCGGACACCAGCGTGCGCTCAGCTCTCGCTGGGCACAAACGATCGGCAAGTGGGGCCGGAGCAGCCCGGCCTCCATCATCAAGCTGTACCGCGGCGAGTCCGAGACCGCGATCTCGGAACAGAAGGCACGGTGGGCATACGATCTGTTCAAGAACCGGAACCACCTGTGGTCGCCCGGCGACTGGATCTCGCTGCTCGACGCCGAGCCCATCGACTTCCTGCGCATCGGAGGGGTGATGATTGCGTCACTCGCACATGCTCGCGTGATGTTGTGGAAGGTCACCCACCCCACGCTGAGCCTCGGCGCAGCGGCTCGGGAGGCAGTGCTCTACGAACAACCTCAGGACAAGGCGAAGGAGAAACTGAACTACCTCGGCATGCTGCCGATCGAAGCTCTTTTGTACTACCACGCGATCGAGCATGTGCTGGAGGAAAGCGGCATCACCAAGATGGTGTGGAGCGACTGCCAAGGGATCGAAGCCTGGGGCGAGCGCGCCGACCTCTGGAAGCGCCACGAATGCGACGAGCTGGTCTCCTTGCCCGCGCACGCGCTGGCCGCCTATCCTGTGGACTATGCGTAAAGACACCCTCGATCACGACTACGCCGCGGCGTTCATCGCGCAGCACGCGCCTCGTCATGACGCACTCGACGCGTTCCGCAGCCTCATAGCGGCGAAGCCGGAACAGAAGGCAGAGGCGCTGGCCACCTTCAACGGCCTCTTCACGCATACCGCCGACACCACCTCGTCGCAGCCCAAAGATCTGATCGAGCTGTATGGCATCGATCTCCGTGCGATGTGGCGCGACTACGAGGACCGCCCAGACCATTACACGGCACGCCAGCACGAGATCTTGCTGTTCCTCGTGATGCAGCGGCCGATCAACAAAGAGCCCACGGCAGAGGAGAAGAACGGCCTCGTACTGAGCTTCCTCGGCCAGTCCGCCACCGACAAGCACCAGGAGATGGCGCGTAAGCGATACGACGAGGCGCAGCGCGCGCGACGTGAGGCAGAGGAGAACGACGGCATTGTGCTCGATGACGGGCGCACCGCCAACGATCTCATCAACGAGGAGAGGACCAGGTCACACGAACCCACGTTCGAGAAGCAGGACTACGGCGACAAGGTCTTGATCTGATGAACCTCGATATGCTCCCCACGTCAGAACCCATTACTGCCGAGACGCTGCGCACGATGTTCGATCGCATGTACAGGGCGGTAGCGTTGCCGCCCCAGTACCTCGTCACGCCCCAGACCTGGAGGCGCTTCGAAGAGATGCGGGCCAATCCTCGTCTTGATCACTACGATTCCTCTACTCTGCTCGCCTACGCCGAGGTCGGCGCCACACCACGGCTGCGTACCGCTAGCTATGCGCTGGGCAAGTCGTACCGCCGGGCCACGCGCCGCGCCCGCAGGAAAGCGCGATCGCAGCGCTAAGATCACCTATAAGCGTGTGAAGGAGGCTCCAACATGAACACGCACTTCCACGGTCTCAATCCCTCTATCGTTCTCGACATGAACCGTCTCGGCACCGCCGCGCTCACCGACATGCAGAGGATGTGGCGCGACTACCCCGACATCCTCGGGCTCATCGACGATCAGATCGATCTTATGCACAAGAACGTGATGCTGAAGCACAACGCATCGAACACCCTGCATTCCGTGAAGATGGGGTACATGAACCACATGGCCGGCGCGGTCACTTACGCCGCGATCAACCGAGCGGTAGCGGATAACGCCGCGGTCATCCGCGCCAACGGGCGGATCATCTTCGACGTCATCACCGCCCACATGACTGGGCGTGTGGCGGAGGCCTGACGTGAGATCGCTGGAGCGGGCGTTGCGGCGATGGGCCGCGACGCCGATCAACGACCACGGCACGCCCCACCTCAACATGCCGGCGCACTACACCATCGCCGAGCAGAACATCTTCGTCGACTTCGTGAACCAGGATCGATTCGTCTCGGCGGAGGAACAGTACGCCAAGCACGCCGAGATCATGGCTGCCCGGGAGAAGAAGTGATGGCACACGGCGCATGCGACCACTGCGGTTGTGCGTTCGAGGAGCACGAGTGCGACGGCACTCCCGTCAACACCAGGCTGGAGCGCGCACGACGCGCGCTCGCCAACCCCCAGAAGGAGAAGCCGAAGACCCAGCTCGGCCGGGACGACTGGGTTCGTGTGCGGAAGGGGCACCGGCTCGCAGGAGCTGCGGGCCAGGTGAAGCACGTGGACCGAAGCGTGGTACCGGCCTTGGTACGCGTCCGGCAGCTCAACGGCAACGAGCTGCGACTGCCCCTCGGGCTGTTCGAGTTCGTCAGCTATTCCAACGTGGAGCCCGACGTTCTGTGAGTGAGCTGAAGAAGATGGGCCTGAAGTTCTGGCCGCTCACTCACGACGAAGAGATCGCCGAGGTCAAGAAGGAAGATCTCAAGCTGCTGCCGATTGGCAGTTGGCCGCCCGATCTCTTCAAGGTGTACATCGAGGCCGACATCAAACTCACCGCACACTACTGGACTCCGTACCTCTGCCGCCGCTGGGGATGCCCGGCGTGCTGGCTGAATCAAGAGGCGAAGCTCGAACAACTGGAACCACAGCGCTGGCTCGACGATGGCGGGCCGGACATCCCCGATACGATGACCCGAATCTGGAGAGACTGATCATGGGAATGTTCGTCAACCCGCAGCCGAAGTGGCTGGCACCGCTGGCCCGTCTGCTCGGCTATGCGCCGCGCTACACCGAGCCGTATCACCTCCGAGTGACGACGGATCGTGGCGCGCTCATGGTCGGCTACCCATCGGGCGCTCACACCGCGATCGAGATGGCCGCGCAGGTCGTCACCCACGACAGCTCCATGCTCGACATCGACGAAGAGGCGACCAGCATCCAGGTGCTGGACGCCGACGACAAGATCGTCTTGAGCATGAAGCGCACGCACAACGGACTCTGGGAGTTCGTGTGACCGAGATGTTCGATCCCCACCAGGTACAGCGCGAGTACCTGGTGGGGAGCGGCTTCAAGGAGAAGCTCTACTCCGCGCTTCGCGACATGCACGCCATAGGCGGTGATGATCATCGCACGTGGCTACGCCACATGATCAAAGTTCTTCTTTCCGTACAGATCGATACGCCGATAGTGATCGCAGGCGCATCTGTTGGCACGATGACACTGGGATTCGGCACTGGGCTGACCGGGCTGATTGGACTCGCCGCCACTACCAGAACCGAAGACCTTCAGGCTCTCGTCAACATGATCATCATGAAGTACCAACTATGACGGAGATGTTCGATCCTATCCGCGTGCAAGGTGACTATCTGCGCGAGACAAACTTTCGCGGTCGTCTGAAGATCATAGCTACAGTCCGCAACGATCTCAACCAGGTTGGAATCGCGGAGAGGCAGTATCTGCGAAGTCTGATGCCGATCTTCTCGTTCTTGAACTGGCGCCGAGACATGAGCAACGACTGGGTGCTCGACTTTGCCGACTTCCTGATCCGAGCGTACGACCTGGGAGACCCGATCCGTGCCTGAATGGTTTGATCCCACCCGCATCCAGCGCGAGCATCTCGAACAGATCGGATTCCGGGCCATGCTTGTCGAGTTGTGCCGCGTCGCCAGTCGGGTGCTGGTCCCCGGCTACGAGATCAACAACTACAACGAAGTGGACCGCATCGAAGCCTCCAAGCGGCTTCAGAGGATCGGGGAGTTCGCGCCGCCGGTACCAGGCGTCGATCTGGCGATGCGGCTACCTTCGTCCTTGAGAAGCCTCGCCGCTCGAACTGAGATCGCGGAGTTGGTCCGTCTATCCAACGCGCTGATCTACACGTACGGATTGGGAGAACTGATCCACTACGAGGAGCTGCACGGCGAACTACCCGCCGCGGCATGGCCTCCCATGAAGAAGATCAAGTATCCGTACAGTAGGTGACGAGGCGTGGCGTACCCCTCCCGAGGGGACGCCCCGCCCCGCCTAGATTGCTCGGCCCGGACCGTAGAACGCCGCCGGTGCCAGCGGAGATTCCGCTGGACTCGACAGGATGTTCGAGGCCGTCTGGATCCCCTTGTACCCGCCGTAGGTCGCAAGACCTCCGGCTGCCGCGACACCGCCGAGCGCGAGGTTTCGCGGGGTCAGGGGATTCAGCGATCGCCGCTGTGCAGCCGGAGCCGCAGCAGTGGTGGTCACGGGGGTCGGGACTCCCCCGGGCGCCGGAGACGGAGGTGCGACGTTCGGCGGCGCCTTGGGCGCCAGCGCAGGCCTCGCGCGGCCCGCTTCTGCCATCGTGGCTCCACGCGGATCGAGGATGGTGGGTCGGCCTCCGGCGTTGCGTGATGCCAGGCTGGCCTCCATCTGACGACCGCGCTGCATCACCGCCGGAGACACCTCGCGGCCCAGACGCGCGCTCTGGAACGCCGCCTGAGCCCGGTTCGCCATGCCCGGAGCGCCACCGGCCACCAGCGCCTTGGCGCCGGCCACCGCCTGCTCGCCGTGACGCACGAGCTGACCGCCGATACGACCGAGCTGTTCGAGGAGCGCCGTCTTCTCCTGCTCCGTGCGGTACTCGAAGTCCGGGTACAAACGGGTCGCGATCTTCTCCAGCTTCATCTTGCGATTGACGACCCGCTCCGCCACTTCGTCGGCTTCGCAACCACCGAGTCCCCGTCGCTCCATCTCGGCCTGGACGGCCTTGAAGGTATTGGGATCGTGCTTCTGGTCCGCCTGCTTCTCCGCCGGCAGTACCTTGTTGATGCCCTTGGCGATCGAGTGGGTGACACCCGGCGCCACCATCGCGAGGCCCGCCAGCTCGCGCGCGTGGCTGTGGCCGAACGCGGAGTCCGGACCGAACTTCTCCAGCGCGCGCCCGGCGAGCTGAAGCTTCGGGTTCTTCGCCTTCGACAGCATGTGACCGGCCGCGCCCGCGGCGTACGGAGCTGCGAGCACACCAATGCCGACGTCGTCGACACGATCTGCGATGCGGGACGTGCGGTCGTTGTCGGCCGCGGTCTTCACTTCTCGTTTGCCCTGATCGCGCTCCTGGCGACTCATCGAGGCCTGCGAGTAGTTGGTCACCGCCGGCAGCGTGGAGATCCCGGGCGTCCCCTCGCCGAGCAGGTCACCGTTGGCCACCTTCGGCAGAACGAGATCTTCTCCGAGGCTGAGCTTGACGAGGTTCAGCTCGGTGAGCAGCGAGGCGTGCTTCTTCCGCTTCGCGTCGCGCTCCTTCTTCTCCTTGAGCTTCTCGGGGTGATCCATGAAGTACTGGATCATGTCGCCATTGGCGATCTTCTGGCCGTGGTTGTCCTTGTGTAGGACCTTCGCCTTGAAGTCTTCCACGCTCATCTCCTTCATGCCGCCGAAGAACCGATGATCATCGTACTGCTTGAGGTAGGCGAACTTCGCCTCTGCCGCGTTCTTGAACGCGAGCATCACCTTCTGCTCGTCGAACTGCTTCCAGTCCTTGCCGTCGTCCGGGGTAGACGGCTTCTTCATCTGATCGACGATGTACACTTTCGTGGCTTCGAGATCCGGGCCGACGTAGACATCGACGTGGTCGCCGTCGGTGCCCTTGGTGCCGCGGATGTAGCCGTAGTCGAAGTGCATCTTCGTGTGGCCAGTCTCCTTGCCGTGCGGATCGTACCAACGACGGACGGAGCCCTTCGCGTTCTCGATGCTGATGTCGAGCCCGTACAGCTTCGTGCGTCCCTGGAGCTTGTGAGCGACCATTCGCCGAGTATAGCCGGGCCGTTGGCGCTGTGGAAACCCCTATAAGAGATCGAGGGAAAGGTCCCTCTGGGAGACCGATCATGCAAACCGTGAAGACGAAGACGAAGGCGAGGAAGAAGATGAGCGAAGACAAGACCCCGGGCACGCAGACGATCAACGGCAGCATCAACCGCATCCTCTCGGACGAGAATCTGACGGATAGCGACCGTCAGCAGCAGCTCGACTCGCTGCTGGGCCGCACCAACATCCCTCAGCCCGCGCTGTTCGAGACGTTCGAGCGCGTGCTGCCGGGCCGGCCTCGCGTCATCGCGGTGAGCGGGACCGCGCTCAACGTGAACATCGACCTGAAGCCGGAGGCGGTGTGGCCGGTCGTCGAGGTCTTCGAGATCGGAGACGACGGTCTGATCGAGACCGCGAAGCCGGTCATCCTGCTGGACGCGAACGGTCATGAGCGCGAGGTGTTCCGTCACGTCGAGATCCTCGGTCCGTGCAGGATCATCCACATGCCGAAGAACCCGCTCGGCTACAACATGCGCCGTACCGCCGTGATGCAGACGGAGGCACCGCTGCGCATTCACGTCGACACCGCCGCGCAGGCGGCGAAGAACGGCACGCACGACCGCGTCGCGATCCGGCAAGGTACGGTCAGCGGAAAGCCCGAGCGCAGCACCATCCGCCGACCCTACGGCTGCTGATGCCGCGCAGGGCATGGGCGGCGACCGTGAGTCGAGGAGGATCACCTCCACGTGTCATCGCGGTCGCTCTGGACCAACGCTCGATCCTCTTCTCCGTTCGCAAGCACATCCTCGGGTGTGTCTATGCGCTGCCGAGGAGCGAACGAGAGAAGAAGAACGAGATCATCAAGCGGTTGCGCCGGAACGACAGCGGCGACGTGATCAACGCAGCACAGCTCCTGTGGCAAGCCGGAGGCCCGGAAGTGCATTGGGGCGAGGCTGACCTGGAGGAGCCCTCGGACGAGACACTCCAGACGATGGACGAGACGACGGAGGCACTGGCACGCAGCCTGCTGTAGTCGGCGCCGGTCTGTTCTCTCATCTCACCGAACCTGGAGTACTCCCGATGCTCAACGCCGTTCGCGTCTCACCCGAGGCAACCATCCACATCGCCGAGGTCGCCAACAAGGAAGGCCTCACCATCTCCGAAGCCACCAATCGTCTCATCGAGACGGGATTCGCCAGGCGCACCGCTCTGACGAAGTGGCGTCGCAAGGAGCGACGCGCGCGCCGCAGCCACGCCTGAGGCAGCGTCGCACACCACAACTTCGAGGCCCCTGGGACCCACCGGTCCTGGGGGCTTCGTCGTTCGGGGTCGAGTTCGTGGGTGCTCCCCCGTCACTACAAGCAGGCCCAAAACGGGCTGATCGAAGTTCTCCGCCATGCTGGTAAGGCGTGAATCCACGCACCTCAACGGCGATCGCACCGCGATCCTGCAATGGAAGTCGAGCTTCGGGGTAGTCCCCGATCCATGGCTCGGGGAGACGATTGGACCGCGCCGGGAGGCCCGTCGCCAATCTCTTCTTGCCTCGATCGCCAGATCGGGCTGGATTCCGGCTATAAGCGGATGAAGGAGAACCCCATGACCAAGAATAAGATCAAGACTGTGGCCAGTGCCGACTTCGGCCGCATGATCGGCATTCCGGACGATGACGGCCATCGTCACGAGAAGAACAAGACCGACGTCGTGTGGATCTCTGCACGGCACATCGTCAGCATCACGCCCACCAGCAACGGTGGGTGCACCATCGCTACGATCTCGGTCGACGCGATGCACGGCAACCTCGTCGCCACCTCAGTTGGTGTGGATGAGATCTTCAAGGCCCTTGGACTTCAGGAGGAATCATGAGCACCACGTTTCTCGTCCGCCGTCGCGTCGGTGACAGCTTCCTCGGCAAACAGAACCTCAAGATCGAAGATGCCCTCGACCTGTTCCAGTCCTGGGTCAAGGACCCCGGACGTACGGGCGAGACCATCATCCAGTTGGTGGACGAGACCACCAATGCATCAACCCTCACCCTCCGGTACTCGGAGAGTGAGGGCGAGTGGAAGAAGATCTGAAGAACGGGGCGTGCGGTGTTAGCCGTCTGCGCCCTAGTTCTTTGCTTGCTTCTGTTGGTCGACGATGACGCGGTCGAAGGCGGCGACCTCGTCCGGGTTGTCCAGGTACCAGTCCTTGCCGTACGCCAGCGCCACCAGGCTGCCCGCGATGTAGCAGAGCCACGGACTGAGGGCCCAGATGGCCAGCGCGGCCCAGGGAGCCCAGTAGGCGCAGGACGCCGCCATCACGGCTCCAGCGATGGCATGGGTCTCGTACTGGATCGTGTGCCGGTGCTCGTGGTCCATGTACGCGTCGAACTCGGGCTCACCGCAGGGCACCACGAGCATGGTGTGGCCGATCGTGGTCGCGCCGTACTTGTAGAGCTTGAGGAACCAGTTCCCGACCGCCATGCGAACGACGAGGCATCCGTCGTTCCACACCAACTCGCCGCCGCCAGTGCGCAAGATGAGGATCCAGAGCACGCCGATGATGTCGGTGGGGAGTAGAAGCGGGTAGAGCAGGTAGCGTGTCCAGCGCATGATGTACTCCTGATCAGAGACCAGCCGCAACGGGAAGGTTGGTCCCGTAATCCGACTGGCCGATGGGGCCGGGGTGGATGCTGTCGTCGCTGTCGCCGAGCGTGTAAAGAGTAGTGCCGTCGATGATCACGCCGAACCCAGAGGCGGATACCGCTGCGGCATCGGCCGCACGGAACTGCGCGAGAGTCTGTCCGCGCCCGTTGGTGGGCTCGTCGGTACGCGGTCCTGCGGTCTGCTTCCAGATCCGCCCGAAGTACGGCCCCACGATGCTGTAGAAGGTCGTCTTCGCCGCCTGGTAGTCCGAGACCAAGACCCACTGGTTCTTGCCGAAGTCGTTTGTCGATAGCTGATCTAGAAGATCGTTGCCTACGGTACCGTCGGCCTGTGCGATCACCGCGGCCGCAAAAGCCGCGGGACTGGCGAACCGAACGAAGCACATGTCGTAGAAAGAGAACGTCCCACCGGCGAGGAAGGTCGTACGTCCGCCACCTGTGCTGGTGGCGTACGCCGCTCGCCACGCGATGCCTGCGCCTCCTGCCTGCGACTGCCCCGCCTTCTGACCCTGGAGGATCGAATCGAACAACACCACGCAGCGGTGTGCCGGCGGCGTTGGAGTACTCGGGATGAAGCTGTATCCGGGAGGCAGCCAGAGTTCCTTCAAATAAGATCCAGCATTCGGCGGCGTGACGTTCAACGTCTGAGGACCCACCTCGATCGCGACCGTTTTTGAAACACCAGGATTGCCGAGAGAGATTCCGGGATACGCGATGGTAGCCACGTCGATGACACTCCGCACTCCATCTACTGTCACAGCGATGGTGTACTGCGGGGTGTCGGTCTTCTCGACGGTAAGAAGTTGAAGCTGATCCGACGTCGTCGTTCCCACGATCGACGAATACACGGACACGATGTCATAGCCCGGGCCCGGGACGGCTGGAGCGGAGTCGAAGTACGGGACGCCGGCCAACGAGACCTTCGTGGTACCGCTGGCTGCGGCGAGCAGCGCGGCAAGCTGTGCGTCGTCGGCGTCGGAGAGGGCGTCCGGAAACACGACGACGAAGCGCGCCGTCATCGTGGGGCTCAGGCCTGCGCTTGCGATGACACCACCGATCGCTACCTGACCTGAAGGCAGCGTTAGCCCTGAGACATCAGCAGATCCGGCGTTCGTTCCGAAGAGGTCGGTTCCGTTAAGTCGTTGCGGCTTCACCGCGGACGAGCCATCGGAGAACTTCGCGCGTCCTGACCAGATGCCCCAACTGTCGCTGTACCTCGCGGACTGGTAGTAGCAGACGCTGCTCCCGCCCTTGATCGCGATCATGCCGATGTGGCCGCTGTTGCGTGCGTACAGGCCAACGTAGTCCGTCGCCGTACCTGCGTTCACGGCGTAGCTCTCGCTTGCCCCGCCCGCCAACGAGCCAACAAGATAGATCGATGCCCCAGGGGCGCCGGTAAGAAGGTTGTCCAGTCCCTTCATGACGGTGGTGGGCGTGAAGAGCACCGTGTTCGTCGAGGGACTTGCAGTCGGTCGTGCGGTAGATCCCGATGCCGCAGTCACAGGAGCTTGGCCAGTGAGCGGGGCCCACGACGTCATGCGCTGGCCCGCTTCGACGACGCGTCCCGACGCTCCATCAAGAAGAGCCCCGCCACCTCCGTGCGTGCTTACGAAAGAGATCAACGCCGACAGGGCACTTGCTGCTCCGCCGGCGAGAAGGAGCGATCGACTCACAGCCCGGCGCCGTTCTTCAGGTACGCTTCTGCATCCGCCAGATCGCCGTCCTGAGCCTGCCCCGACAAGAACATCAGGGCGGGCCCTGATGTACCTGCCCACGGACTCGCGAGACCTCCGTTGCGGGCGCCGTAGTTCAACTGCGCGTTCGCGAAGTTGCCGGGACCGCACGAGTTGACGGCGGTGCTGAGCGAGAGAGGTGTTCCGTTCTTGCGGATGAACACGCAGCCCTTGGTGAGCGTGGTTGTGACGCCGAACGACATCACGCACGGCGAAGCCAGAGACTCGACCGCGGTACATGCGCCGAAGCCCGCAGATCCGCGGGCGAAGACGCCTACGCTCGGATTGCTGTCGTTCACGTCGATGAGGAAGCCGCCGTTATTGCTGGTGGCGTCCGCGGTCAGTTCCAAGATCATCGCCGCGGCCGTCTGACCGTCGGTCAAGGCAGCGACGATGCGCAGCGAGTTGTACGGCGAGAAGTCGCAGACACCCGCCAGCACGGAGTTGAAGCCCGGGCCCTGGAACTGAAGACCGGGCTTGCTGTTGAAGCTCGACTGCGAGGCGATCGGCTTCTGTCCTGCCACGGACTGGGTGAGGGCGAAGCCGGCCTTGGATCCGGTGAGGGCGCCTACGGCACCCGGGGCGAGCGCGCTCTGCTCCAGGACGTCGATCACCGCGGCGACGGTGGCGTACGTGTAGTGCAGCACGTTGCTGTTCGTCGTGCCCCCGGGGCCCGTCGTGACGCATCGAATCGCGTAGCCGATGTCCGCCGACGTCGGGCTGTACGTAGTTCCGGTGGCACCGCCGATGTCGGAGTACGTGCCGATACCGGACTGACCCCACGCATCCCCGCGCTGCCACTTCCGCGACGTGACGGAGCCGCCCTCCGTGGCGGTGAGCGTCCCTCCGATGGTGACCTGTCCGGCGATGGACACCGTCGGTGGAGCCGCCACCTGGGCTCCACCGAGCAGCAAAGACCGGCTCACGGCTCAGGCTCCCGAGAACCAGTTCAGGCCATCCTTCGAGACGAGCGAGATCCGCTTCCGCCCCGTCCCACCGTCGAAGGCCACGCCGACACCGGCGTTGTCGATCTGAACCGTGCCTGCCGGAGTGATGGTGACGTGCGTCGCGTTCCCCGTGCACTGGATGGTCAGGATCAGCGCGGTGCCGGGCGCCTTCACCAGAGCAGCGGAGAGATCGGGGAGCGTGAACGCCTGCGCACCGGCGCCAGTGGCGAACACCACCGCGCCGATGTCGGCCGCGACCAATCCGTACGCGCCTCCTTGCGGGTTGGCGGCCGGCTGCGCCATGGCCAGCGTCATGGCGTCGAGCGCGTTGGCGACCTGGGTGCGGAAGAAGCGAACCTCCTCACCGAGCCCGCTACCGGGACGAGTGAGGTGGGGCTTCTTCGAATGACGCGGGAACGGCGGTAGCGGGAACAGCGGCATGGCGATCTCCTCAGCTCAAGAAGGGAGCCTGTTCAAACCAGCGAGAAGCTCAGGCGATCAGCTCGATGCTGCGCGTCGCGATCGGGATGAGCAGCTCGAACTGCACCGCCACGCTCTCCTGGACCAGCACGCCCTGGGCGTCGGTCGCGAAGGTGTGGTTCGGCACGTAGCAGCTCTCCAGGTAGAACGCGCCGTAGGTGTCCTGGTTGGAGTCCTTGACCACGACCAAGAGCCCGATGGGCTGGCCGAAGAGATCCGACGCCAGGTTGGCGAAGAAGTTCTCGTAGCCCGGCGGGATGACGACGTCGTGCGGGTTCGGCATGGAGCCGGCACCGACGTTCGGGAACACCGAGGGGACCAGGGTGTTCGGGATGAGATCCTGGTAGTATGCGTAGAGCACGCGCAGGATCGAGGGGCCGTGGTAGAGCACGCGGCTCAGCCCAAGCTGACCGATCGTGCGCCCGCTGATGAAGTAGCTGCGCTCCGAGCCCAGCTCGAAGATGCGGCTGAACTGTCGGTTGTGCGACAGATTCATGTTCTGCGTCACGCCGACCGGGTAGACGATCTGACTCGCCGTCGCCGGGCTGCTGAGCGCCGCACCCAGGCTCAGCGCGCCACCGACCGTGGCGAGGCGCGGAGGCCCGGCGAAGATGCCCATGAATGCGCCCGACACGAACTGACCGTCCACCATGCCGGGGCCTTCGCCACCGCTCTGGACGTAGTTCTCGTACGGCTTCCAGTTGCTGAAACTCGCCATGATCGTTCTCTCCTACGGCTTCAGCCGTTCTTCGCCTGGGTGATGAACTCGTCGATGCTGGTCTGCCGCGCGACGTCGAAAGCGGCGAGCTTCTTCTTCGTGGTGTGCTGGCGGATCTCTTCCTCCGCCGACTTGTGCCTGGTGGAATCGATCAGCTCACGCACCTCGTCCAGCGGAGACTTCTCCGCCAGACGGGCGATGCCGTTGGGCTCGTTCTGGCGGTCGGCCTCCTTCTTGGCGGTCTTCTCCGCCTCGTAGGCGACGAGGTCCTTCTCCAGTTCCTCGTCGAACGTCCGCGCCTTGTCGTCGTATCGGAAGTCCTTCATGACGCACCTCAGATGACGAGCGTGATCTTGACGTAGTTGAGCGGGTACAGCACGCCGACGGTGACGTCGATCTCCAGGGTGTCGGGCGCCGAGGCGCTCTGGCGGATGGCGTTCACCTCGAAGCTCTTGAGCACACCGTTCTTCACGAGGAAGGCGGCGAGGCCGTCGAGGACGATGCTGATCGCATCCTGGACGTTCGTCGTGATGTTGTAGCGACCGATGAAGTTCTTCAGGCCGCCGCGGATGAACTTCGCCGTGAAGTCGAGGGCGCGCGTGATCGACGTCTCGCGCTTCTCGATCGTCGACATGTCGGTGGTGAGCTGGTGCCGCGTCTTCACCGGCTGCCCGTCGGCTTCCTGGTAGAGCACCCACAGACCACCGCCGCTCAGGATCTTGAGCTGCGCCTCGGAGTAGCGGTCCTGGGAACCCAGGACGCCGGTGAAGCCCGCGATGCTCTCCTCGGTGAGCGGCTGGCTCGGGTCCACCGCGCTCATCTTGCCGGCGAGCGCCGCCGCCAGGTAGTAGCCGGCGATGGCGGTCTCCAGGCCGCCGAGCGAGGCCTTGGCCTGGTCGGGTGCCGTGGCGATGACGCGACGGTCGAGGTAGCCGCGCGCGATGTCGGCGTACGCGATGGCCTCGTCGGTGCGGTTGCCCAGCGCGCCGCCCAGGATGAACACCGAGACCGGACGGTCGACGATCGCCGAGGTGAACACCGGGCTGCCCTCGCCGTCGAAGAACAGCGTGTTGCCGGCGCTCAGCGGACCATCGTTGATCGTGGCGTTCGGGCCCACGACGCTCTCCACGAGGTAGCGGTTGGTGTCGTCCTCGAACATGAGGAAGACGCCATCGGCCTCGACGTACGTCGGGCCGGGCTTGCCGAGGGCGGCCAGCTTCGCCTGGAGATCGGCGATGCCGGTGTTGACGACGTTCGTCGGCGGGCCCGCCACGTTCGCCGTGGGAGCCGAAGCGACGAGGGTGTCACTCTTCCGCGTCGGACGCGTCGGGTTGAGGATCGCGATGCGCTCCAGGCCGTTCTCCGGCTTGCTCAGCTCGTCCACGTGGACCTGGGCGACCTGCCCGACGGTGCCGGCGTGGGTGAGCGGCGCGATGCCGTAGACGTCCTTCGACTCCAGGTACTCGAAGCCGCGGGTGTAGGCGTCGAGCGTGCCCTCGGGCTCGCCTGCCGAGATCGCATCGACACCGAGCCCCGTGACCTCGACGCCCGGGGCGTTGAGGATCGCGAAGTACATGCCGAGACCGAGCGGGTTCTGGGTGTCGAGCGGGGCCAGCGCGGCCTCCAGCGCGGTCGTGGTGCCGAAGCGGAGGAGGTTGAAGTCCGTGCCGCTCGTCGTCACGTCCTTGCGAAGCGCGTTGTACGCGACGTACGTCGCCAGCGGGCCGACGTTCGACGGATCGCCGTTGGTGGCGCGGAACAGCTCGTGCTTCACACGAACCGCGCCGCTCGTCACGTCGACCCGAAGATCGGACGAAGGACGCGAGGTCGTGGAGTCGGAGTTGTCGAGCGCCTTGGCCTGGATGTACCAGGAGCTGCCGGTGTAGCTGAGGAGCTGTTCCACGCTGATGCGCAGGCGGTTGTCCGGCGTCGCCGGCACCTCGGTGATCTGACCGAGGCGCACGCCGTTGACCCACACCTCGTCACCGACGATCGGCGAGAAGGCGTTGCCGTACACGGCCGAGACCGTGTTGAACGGCGCGCCACTGCCCGTGAGACCGAGGGCGGTGAGGAGCGTGGAGTCGCTGGCGTTGAGGTCGATGCGGACCTCGCTCTCGCGCCCGCCGTTGGTGTCGAGGCCGTGCAGCACGAGGTTGTTCGCCCCGTTCAGCGACGCCGCGCCTGCGCCCCAGAGCGCGTTGATAGCGGTGATGAGCGTCGCCGCGCTCGTCACCGACGTGCTGAACACGATCTGCTGGAACTGGTCGCCACCGATGCTCATGCGGAGCACGCGGCCCTGCACGCTGGCCGAGTACGTCACGGCCGTGAGGTCGGTGTTGCCCTGCGCGCGAGCCTTGCTCGGCTTGCCTGCGGCGTAGCTGCCGATCGCGAGACCGATCGTGGCCTCGTTGATGGTGCCGCCCGCACCGATCTCGATGCCCGACACCGCGCCCGTGGCGAGCGACGTGATGACGGGGTGGTTCGCGCCGTTCAGCACCGCCGTGGCGAAGCCGGAGAGGCCCGAGTTGAGCTGACCGATCGCGGCCGGCGCGTTGCCCGGGCTCGCGAACGTCACGGTGTGCGACACGCCGTCCACGAGGACTTCGAGCGTGAAGGTGCCGAACTCCGCGGGGTACGACAGCGTCGTCCAGTCGACCGTGCCGGTGAGCGCGGCGGCCTTGTCGTGGAACACCGCGTTGGCGAAGTTCAGGTACGGCGAGAGGTTGTCGCCGTCCCCGTCGTTCTGCACCGTGACCGCCGACGTCGCGCCGTCGAGGAAGCTCTCCGTGCGGAGCACCTCGCGGACGTTGCCGCTGCCGTCGTTGATGAAGACGCGGACGGTATCGAACTCGATCGTCACCTGGTCGATGATCTTGCGCGGATCCGGGTAGTCGGGCAGGCCGATCTTGAGGTCCCAGAAGTTGTTGTAGCCGGACGCGCCGACGTTCGTGTAGCCCTTCGTGATGGCGAAGGCCGTGAGCACGGCACTGCTCGTGCTCGCGCCGACCTGGAGGCTGGCGTTCTCGCCCGTGACCTCGGTGTAGACGACGACGCGCTTCTGCGTGCCGCTGATCTCCACCGTGGCGTGCAGGCCCGGGATCTCGGCCGAGTTGATGGCATCCGCCACCTGATCGACCGTGAGGTTCGGGCCCGTGCCGAACACGACCTGATCGGGGGCGGCGTTGTTCACGCTGACCTCGAACGTGTTCGTGCCGACGCTGGCGTACTCGAACGGCGAGCTGACGTACTTGAACGCGATGCGCGCGGGTTCCGCGATGCGCGCGTCGGGGTTCAGGCTCCCGTCGTCCTGCACCGCTTCGATGACCTGGATGCAAGGGCCCATGATGCACGCCGGCATCGTGGGGGTGAGGATCGTCGGGCTGACGGTCTGGAAGTCCTGGATGACCTGGACACTGGGACGCTCGATGGTGGCAACCATGGTTCTCTCCTATCGGGTCTGGATCTCGACCGTCAGAGGCTCGCTAGATTGTGCCTCGTCCGGGCCTGTTTGTGGAAGGGGACCCGCGCCGACCGCAGCATCACGGTCTGTCGGAGTCTGATTCGGCTGCTGGACGGCCGAGCCCTGGAGCGGGCTCACCGCCACCGGGCGATCCGGTGGGATCGCCGGAGTGGTCGTCATCGTCGTGTTGATCTTGCCCACGATCGGCTTGTTGAGCGGCAGCGCCGTGTCCTGGATGTGCAGGTACGTCGGGATGGCGACCACCACGACGGTCCAGTCGGTGTCGACGGTATCGATCAGCGAACCTGCGGGAGACGGCGGGGACAACATCATCTTCGAGCCCGTGTACATCACGAGACCGTTCGACGCCTTGCAGATGTCGTCGCGCAACGCCGAGATCTCTTTACGGACGAACCACGCCAGACCTTCGGCCTCCACCTGCTCGCGGGACAGGCAGTTCACCATGATGTTCGTCGGGATCATGTCCATGCGGACCTTGGCGCCCGTAGCGAGGTCGAGGAACGCACGGTCTCCGATACCGAGACCAGCGAATGCGGCCTGGCTGCGAAGCACCGTGATCGCAGGACGTTTGCCCACTACCGAGGTCTGAATCGGAGAATCGGAACCAATGAAGATCTCGGTGTCAGACTCTTCCGGCCCGACACTGGTGTCGACGTAGCGGTACGAGCCCTGAGGCGCGAGGCTGAATCGCCACTGCAAGAAGTTGACGAACAGACGCACCACGTCGAAGAGAGGGGAGAACTGTCCCCTCCCTACGATCGGACCTTCCGGTACCGTGGGCGACTGCGCGGTCATGCCTTCTCTGCTTCCTCTCGCCGATCTGCCATGGCGTGGCGCGACTGCGCCGCGGCGAGCGCACCGACGAGCGAAAGCCCGCCCGTCACCACCGGCATTGCAGCAAGCCAGCCAGGTCGCTGTCCGCTTCGTGCCACGCTGTCCCCGATGATCTCGGCTAGCGTACGGCCGATGCCGTACCCGATGCCGCCTCCGATTGCGGCCACCGGCAGATCCTTGAGGGTCCGTTTCCAGCCGGCCGGCGACAGGGTCTCGGAGGCGTGCTGAACATCGGGATGCACCATCGACTGCTTCTTCATCAGCTCTCGCTGCGTCTTGCGGGAGCTGGGAAGATCATCTTCGTGCATCGCGCACATGTCACCGACGGTGCCCGGGCCTTCGAGCGCGGTCTTGGTGACCGTCTTGATCCCGAAGCTTCCCGGCAGAGGAGCGCGCATCACCGACGTGGGACGCGGCGTCATCAGACGCGTCTGCGCCTTGGCCAGCATCCCGGGCTGAACCATCGGCGCGAGCATGGCGAGCTTGTCCATCAGCGCTTCGTCGCCTCGTAGGCCGCCGCGCCGGCCGCGCCGGCACCCAGCGCCGCGGTGCCCTGTCCGACTCGCTTCGCCAGCTCCAGGCGTCCGGCGATGCCCTTGCCGCCCAACGCTGCGGTACCCTTGTTCACCAAATCCAAGGCGCGGCCCTGCTGCCCCACGGCCTTCGCCGCGCGCATGCCGGCGCCCATGACGTGCTGGCCGATCGTCGTGAACGCATCGGCCTTCTTGATCCGGTCCTCGAACCCCTCCAGCGCTGCCTTCTTCATCCGTGCCTCCCGACGCTCCTGCGTGACGGTGTCTCGAAGTGTACGTTCCTTGCCGCGCAAGCGCCCGATCCTCGCGCCCGAGTCTGCGCCCAGGAGCGCTCCGGCCGCCATGCCTGCCGCATGATACTTCGGATGCGCATGCGTCAGCGCGCGCCCCACCGCTGCTCCGATGAGGCCGCCCTTCGCCGAGTGGTGGATCTCGTCGTTCTTCTCCATCACGGCGTGGAGCTTGCCCTCGTGTTCCGCCTTGTTCATCACTCCTCCGGATCTCTGGGGTACGTGGGGTAGTTGGCGAAGATGTCCGGAGACATCTCGTCGATGCTGTCCATCAGATCGGTCGGATTCGTGAACATCCGCGGCGGTGATGCCTGGATGTCCTTCAATGCTTGCTCGATCTTGATCGGAATCCGGTACTCGATGTCGGTGTCGTTGAGCTGAAAGAGCACCAGCTCCTGCTTGATGGGCGTGCGCAGGCGTTCCGACTGCGTCTGCTTCTCCACCCGCCAGCGCTTGTTCTCCGATTCCACGATCAGATCCTTGGGCCGGACGTTCGGATAGAACGTCATGCGAGCGGTCGTCATCGTGGTCTGCGACGTCTGCTGCGAGTTGTTCTGTACCGCCTTCGCCGCGGGATCGATCTGAATCCAAACTTCGATCGGGTTGTTGTATCCACGAAGGAAGCCGGTGTCGTAGCAGGAGAGGCAGTTCGCACGCGTCTTACGCTTGCTGATGCTGTCCCAGCACGAAAGACAGCGCAGCCCTGTAGAGCGCCGCGGGAAGAGCCAGCAGAGCCGTCCCGTGGCCTGGGTAAGGAGCGTCTGCTCCATCCGGCGGGTGTAGTTGGCGATCAGGTCTGGTTCCGCCTCGCGACACACAGGGCCGTAGTCCTTGAGTGCTCCGCTGGCCTTGTGCTTGGTCTGTAGCCGGTACCAGATCTGACGAAACTTGTCGCCGGCCGGCAAGCGTCGATCGACGAAGATGTACCGCTCCTCGAACGGCTGCGTGATGGCATCGAAGGGTCCTTCCGGCGACTCCGAGCGCAGGATCTGGAACGTGTAGTCGAGCGCGTCCTCCAGGGTGCCGTCAGCCAGCTCCCAGGTGATCTCGTTCTCGTCTGCGTCCAGGCTGCGAACCCGAAGCCGCTCGATCGGAAGAACCTTGGCCATCACCCCTCCGCCGGCTGACGCCGATAGAGACCGAGGACCTGGGCCTTGGGCGTCGTCATGAAGTCCGACGGTACCACGGCGCTGCGACTGCGGTTCGGTACGAGCTTGGTGCCGAAGCTCTTCGAGATGAGCGTCGAGCAGATCTCGTTTTCCAGCTTGCGGCTGTCCGACCCCACGGGGAGCACGCGGCTGCCCAGGGTGTGGAAGAGCTGGGGCACCGAGTAGCGGACCTTGTCCGGCGTCTCTTTCGCCTTCAAGATCTTGGACAGCGCCTTCTCTCGTCCCTCGTCGCTGACGTTCGGGCGCACCACTGCGATGTCGACCTCCTTGGCCATGTCGGCGAGGTTGCGCTCGTGGATGCCGCCGTCGAGGCGGAAGTCGATGACCTTCCCCTTGCCGGCGTACATCGCGGAATGCGTGAGATCACCCTGGATGGCGTGACTCACGGTATTGAAAGCGCGCTGGGTGAGCGTGGGCCCACCCGGATCGGGCTTCGGTGACATGACGAGGATGTCGCCACGACGCGCCGTGCGTTCGAGATGCGCGTAGTCGGCGAGCGTGGGGTGCTCGGCCGAGCCCATCTTGAGGATCGGTGGAGGCGCGATGTTGGGCCGGAAGGGATTGGCACCGGGCGCCGGCACGTGCCCCATGGCCTGCGCAAGCTGTCCGGCACCACGCGCCTGCACGCGGGCACGAAGCTGCTGCCCCAGCACCTCCGGAGTCGCCTGCTGCATCGCCGAAGCGACTGGAGCCGCCCGAGCCGTCAGCGCGGCCTGAGCGGCTTGGTGAGCCGGCGTCGAACTGACGCCCTTGTAGTAGTTGGCCAGGCCCGCGACCTCGGCCTTACGCGCCACTCCAGCGCCCTGCTGCGCCAGACGTGCCGCTGATGTGACGTGCCGGGCAAGCTGCCCAGCTTCCAGGCCGATCGTTGCGAGACCGGCCGCCTTCAGAAAGGGCCGGGGCGGCCCTCCCGGACCGCCGAGAGGAGAGACGACGTCTTGCTGATCGTTTCCTTGACCGTGGGCTCCGAAGGCTTCGAAGCATCGGTCTCCTTCACGCCCGGGAACTTGCGATGCACAGCGGCTCGCACCTTCGCCTGCACCTCCGGCGATCCGAACTGCGCCGCTCGGGCCAGGGCATTGCGCGCGTGCGCCTCGTCCGGAATCGGGAACTTGCGCTGAGCCGGAAGCGCGAACTGTCCGCCCTTGAGCGAGTCCCGTTTCTTCTCCGTCAGATCACCGGCCTTCTTTTCGCGATGCTCCTTGAGCTTCTTGAGCCCATAGCCCGCTGCGGCCACCGGAGCACCCATCATCGCAGCTTCGGCCGCCAGTGCCTTCATGCCCGTACCGGGATTCGGCGCCGCCTGCTTCACCGCATCGAGCAGCGTCGCCGACTTCGTGCCGTGCTCCGGGTTGTGGAAGCTGGCGTCCGGCGTCGCGGGGTTCGCGGCGAGCCCGGTCTGCTTCTGCTCCGCCTCTTCCTCGGGCGTCGCGCGACGCCCCGCGGAGTCGAGCCCGAGCGTGCTGCGTGGCCAGCTCGGGTCCTGCGGATCACCGTTGTTGATCTGACCCACCGTCTGGATGTCCGCACCGTTGGCTTCGGCGGTCTTGTCCCCTTCCTCAGATGCGGGCATGACCTGCTCGGTGGGCTGCGGCTTCATGGTCGGATCCTTGCCGCCGCCCTGTCCCTTCATCGCCTTGTGCAGCTCCAGCGCGAGCTGAGCCTTCTGAAGGCGGAGGATGTCCTTCTTCGTCCAGATGTCGTCCTCGGACTCCATCTGCGCTTCCATCTTCTCGCGTTCCGCCCGGCGCTTCAGGCGCTGCTGAAGCTCCTGCTGCTCCAGCGCCAGCTCCTGCTCGCAGAGCTGGACGGCCTTGGCGTGCAGAGGCGAGTCGCAGAACTGGTCGAGCCAGGCGTCACCGCCCGTGCCCTCGGCGAGGCAGCGCGAGAGGTACGCCACCTTCTCGGCCTCGGGTAGCACGATGAGCGCTTCGAGCTGCTCGATGCTGAGATGATCGAGGTCCGTGGCGGCGATCTTGGTCGGAAGGACCAGGCCGTGAACGAAATCGTGAAGATCGTTGTCCATCGTCGTCTCCCTCACGCCGCCGTGGCGGCTGCTGCCTGCTGGGTCTGTTGCTGTGCTTCGCCCTGTGCGCGCTGCGCCTGGGCGGTTTCCTTCTTCGCCTTCGAGCCTCCCTTGGCCCCGGCGGCATCCTGCTCCGCCGCCATCTGCTCGGCTGCGGCCTGCTCCTGCGCCATCTGGTTCTGCTGCGACGAGGTGGCGACGGTGCCGGGACCGGCGCCCTGGCCCTCACCGAAGCCCACGCCCTCCTCCTGAACCGGATCGGCGGAGACGATGTTGGCGAGGTCCTGCCGAAGCTGCTGGATGCGGATGGACAGACGCATCTTCGCGTCGGCCTGCGCCGCGGCCTGCTCCGCGCTCATCTGGGCCTGCTCGGTGGCCTGATGCGCCATGTCGGCGCTCTGCTGCGCCTGCATCTGTAGCCCCTCGTTCTCCGCGCCGAGGCTTTCGATCGTCTGCTGCGCCTGCACCTGCTGCTGACCAGCCTGGTCCATGCGCCGACGCAGATCTGCGTTCTCGTTCATGAGCTGCGCGCTCTGGAGCATCGCCTCACGGCCGAGCACCGTGCCCAGCGGTTCGGAGCCCGGCGGACCGACCGGAACGTCGCCCTTCTGCGGCGAGGGCTGGTTCGGTGCGGCGAGCTTCTGACGAAGGATGCGGGTTGCCGCTGCGATCTTCGACGCGGCCTTCGGCTGCTCGGCCGGAGCTTCGGTCGCCGGCATGTACTGCCAGAGCTTGTCGAGGTGCTCCTGGGCATCCGTCATGATGCTCTCGATCGTGAACTTCATCGGGTTCTCGCCGAGCATGGCGTGCAGGGTCTTGAACAGGACGATGGCCTGCTGCTCACCTGCGATCAGGAACTTGAGCGCGACCGTGACGTCCGCGCTCGGCTCCGGCGTCGGGGCGACGGGGATGGGCACGCCGCCAGGGCTGAGCACGCTCATGCGCCGGAGGAAGTACTTCATCTCCTTCAGCTCGCCCTTGGCCTGATCGGTGAACAGCTCGGCCAGCTCACCACGACCGACGTCGCGCATCGTCTCGCCGTAGTACGTGTACGCCGTGTGCTGGCGCATGCTGTTCGACACGATCTGCGCCAGGGTCATCACGACCTGACTCAGATCGACAGCGAACTCGCCTTCGAGGTGCCCGGTCTCGTCGGGCGCGCCCTGCTGCGTCGCCGCCGCACCTTCCTGGGGCGTCGCTTCGTTGCCCATCGCGACGTCGGCGGCGTGCTCGCTGAGGTCGGCGTCGGGCTGGGGCCCTGCCGCGATCTTCTTCAGCCCGACGAAGAACACCGAGGCATCGGCGCGACCCACCGGGGCCACGAGGTCGGCGGTGAGATCCTGCTCCAGCTTGTCGTAGTTGTTCACGGTGTCCTCCTCAGGAAAGATCGATGATGGTGGCGAGGTTTCCGGCCGACGTGCCCTGCGTGAATCCGAGGACCTTGCCCGACGGCACCGCCCCCGCACTGACGGTGTCGGTGGTGGTGCTGAAGCCGAACACCGGGTTCGCGGTGCCGTCGCTCTGCACCGTGAAGCCGGCGTCCTTTTGGAACGCCAGGACCACCTGCACGTGCATCTTGCCGTCGGGACCCGACGTGACGGCCGGTGCATTCTGCACACCCCGCTTCTGCACGATGTTGGAGCCGTAGCCGGAGTTGATGGCCGCGACGATCTGATCCGCCGACATGTCGCTGCCGAAGGTGATGGTTGCCGCATCGATCTTCAGCGTCAGCCCGTTGACCGGGTTGAGCATGTTGTCGATCTTGGCGGTGAGGATGACGCCGTTGAGCCGGTCGCCGGTTCCCACCACATCGCTGACGAAAATCTCGTATGCCATGCTGATCTCCTCAGTAGAAACCGATTGCCGAGAGGGCGTAGTAGTCGGAGTGAACGCCGCTCGGGCCGGCGTCCATGATACTTGCGACGTTGATCGCGGTCTTCACCTGGCGCTTGTCCTGCTCGTACGCCGCCTGGAAGAGCTGGAGCGTGGCCTGGATGATGCCGGCCTTGTCGTTGAAGTTCACGCTCATCCCGCCGTCACTGAACGGCAGGTGGTTGCGCATGTAGATGAACATCACGCTCTGAAGCAGCGAGATCACGGTCCCGCGCAGGCAGAGGTGGTTGAGGTTGTAGGAGTAAATGAGATCGTCGAGGGTGTATCGGGAGAAGGGCGGGGTGCCGTTGAAGTTCGACAGGAAGTCCATGGTCGCCCACGCAATCATGCGATCGCTGCTCTCCTCGCCTCGAATGAGGAGGTTGAGCATCGCGTAGTCGCGCATGAAGAGGCGGACCTCCTGGACGTGACCGGCCAGCGTCTGCATCTGCGGCTGACCGAATCCCTGTAGCTGCTGCGTCATCCCGCCCTCCTATCTCAGCCGGCCAACCAACCCTGAAGAAGCTCGATGAGCTTCGTGTTCGACACGCGATCGGACTCGATCACGATGCCGCGCTCCTTGCAGAACTTGACGAGATCCTTCTTGCTCTTCTTGTCCCAGCCGTCGGGCAGCGTGCGCGCGACCTTCGCCTCGGACGTGGTGTCGGCCGTGGCCTCGACGACGTCCTTGACCTCGGGCTCCGCTTCCGGCTGCTCGGTCTCCTCGACCTGCTCGACCTGCTGCTCGGCCTCGGGGGTCTCCTGGGTCTCCGGAGCGGTCTCCGGGACCTCGGCTTCACCGTCGTCGACCAGACGCTCCTGGAGCGCTTCCTGGGCCTCCTTGAGGTTCGGGTCGCTGTCCGGGGTCTCCTGGACCTCCTGGGCGGGCGTGGGAGGCGGCGCGAGCACCGGGGGCACCTCGGCATCCGGGGGTGCGGCCGGGTTGGTGCCGTCGCCTTCCGGAAGGTCGGGGACCTCGGCGTCGTCGGCCTCCTCGACTTCCTCGGGCTCCGGCGGAGCGGGGAGCGTGGGGACCTCGCTTTGCACCACGGTCTCACCACGCATCGCGGCGACGAGGGCGCGAAGCTCTGCCTCGTCCATGAACTTGTCGTGACGATGCTGGACGATCAGCGTGCCGTCTTTGACGTGCTCCAGGATCGCATCGAGGTGCTTCTCGATGAACGCCGGGTTGACGTCCTTGCGACGATTCGGGCGGATGGTGATGCCCGCGATCTGGAAGACGCGGCGCTCGAAGCGCGCGGCGCGGCGCGCGGTCTTCGTCGTGGGGTGCCGGCCACCGCCGACGAGGTAGAGACGCTGGGGAATCTGTTCGGTCATGTCGGGATCTCCTCGGGAGGTTGAAGTACTGAAGGGGCACCGGCAGTGCCGATGCCCCTCCGGTAGTTGGGTCGCTCTGCTTCCAGCTCCGGATCAGCCGATGCTGACCACCTGCGGGAAGAACTGGCGGTTGCCCGCGCGGTTGTTCTGCTTGCCGAGATCTTCCTCGGCGACCGGCGTGACGCTCGACAGGATGCTGTCCGCGTTCGTCGTCGGGTTCGCGTCGCCGGAGTACAGCTCCAGCTTGCGGACCGACGCGATGTTGATGATGGACATGCCGACGTCCTTCCACGCGACGAACTTGATGAGGTTGATCACCTTGTCGATGTAGAACTTCACGTTGTTCAGCACGTAGAACTTCCCGAGGAAGTCCGGGCTGGTGAAGCAGTACACGTTGCCCGGACGGAGGATGTCCGTCTTGATCGTGCGCACGTACCGCTTGCCGAGGAGCAGGTTGTACTTGTACCCCTGCACCGCGGTCTCCGACTGGAGCTTGTCGCCCTGATCTTCGACCGTCCACTGGAGGATGTCGTCCCAGTCCACCGAGGTGAGCAGGATGAGATCCGACTCCAGGCGGTTGCCATCGAGCAGCTTGATGAGCCGCACGATGTCGGGGCGCTGGATCGGCAGCGCCGTCGCCGTGTAGGGACCCGACGCGACGATGCGCGCCAGCTCACCCTTCGTCGCCGAGAACTCGACGACGCTGCCCGAGAGGACGTTCGGCGCGTTGAGCGCCGTCGCCGTGCCGCCGTTGGCCTCCGTCTGGAGCGCCTGGATGGCCGCCTCGATGTGGATGAGGAACTCGCGGTCCTGCACCTCACCGAGGTCGCGCACGGCGTTCTGCTCGATCACCCTCCCGATCGGGAAGGCATACGCGAGGAACTCCTGCTCCGGCTTCTGGAACATGTCGCTCATCACCGTGATGAACGGCACCTCCACCTTCTCGCCGCGGATGAAGTTCGCGCGCGGCTCGCCGCGGAACGTGACGGTCATCGCGCGCGAGCGGGGCTCCAGGTACTCGATCTTCACGAGCGAGTCGTGCTGGGTCGAGACCTGGCACTGCGAGCGGTCGACGTTCTCGGGCGGGATCACCTGCTCGGCGAACGACGACTCGCGCAGGCGGTCGCGGATGTACCCACCGAACCGCGCGGCGATCTTGGTCTTCGCTGCCGGATCGGAGAGCTGGTTGAGGAGCATCTCCTTGTTGCTGGCCATGGTCTGGTTCTCCTTCTCTCGTTGTCTCGTTGAGGGTCTGGGGCTCAGACCAGGGTCTGGAGGATGCGCAGGAGACCACCGTTGGTGGCCGCCGGACGCGTGACGTAGCCGATGATGATGCCACCCGCCGAGGCGACGAGGCCGGAGCGGTTGACGCTGCCGGAGAGCGAGTTGTTGACGGTGCCCTGCTGGACACCGGCACCGACCGCCACGATCGCCGGGTTGTAGACGATGGTGTCGCACTCGAACGCGCCACCGCCCATGATGGCGCTGAGCTTGCGCGACGCCTGCACGCCGTAGTCGCCACGATCTTCGATCGTGAAGAACGACGGCTTCGTGGCATCGCTTCCGCGGTTCCACTTGTAGCTGGCGTCGAGCTGCACCAGCTCGCCCTGGATGAGCGCGACCGGCGACGTGGACGTCGGGTCGAGCAGCTTGACGTCCGAAGCCTCCAGCGGCTTGCGGATGAGACGGTCCAGGGTGGGCTGGACGACCTCGAACTTGCGATCGTAGCTGGCCATGATCTCTCTCCTTCTTTCCTTGCCTGTTCTCTATCTACCCAGGTCGTCCATCCTTCACGAAGTGAAGGCAGCCTGGCTCTCGATGAAGTCCTCCAGCGGATCCGAGTCGGACTCACCCGGGGCACGCTCCGAAGCGGTCTTGTGTCCCGTCTCGGTCTGCTGGAGCTGGGGCATGCGTACGCCACCGGCGGCCAGCTCGATGGCGGCCTCCGTGGTGGCGAGCTTTTCGAGCGAAAGATCGCGAAGCGACGCGACCTTCTCCTCGAAGCTGAGGTTCTGGTGCAGGCCGCGAAGGTCCATGAGCCGCGCGATCTTCATCACGCGGTTCTCGTGCTCCGCCGCCTCTGCGCGCTTCACCAGCTCGACGTTCGAGCTGGCGAGCTTGCGCATGTGGGTTGCTGCGCTGTGCATGACCGCGGGGACGTCGGCGGCCAGCTTGTTCATGTCCTTGCTCATGTTCGTGATCTCCTCTGTTGCTGGTTCTGCTTCAGCCCAGCAGCGTGGAGGGATCCACGCCGAGCTTGCCCTTGACCTTCGTGAGCAGCGACGCCGCCTTCTGACGCATCACCGGATCCGCGTTCTGATCCTGGGCCGTCTTGATGGCCTGCGCCAGCAGAGCGCGCCCCACTTCGGGGTTGAAGGACGCGGCGGCCTTCTTCTCCGCCTCTTCCTTCTCCTTGCGCTCCTTCTCCGCCTTGGCCTTCGTCTCGTCCTTCTGCTCCTGATGATCGCTGGCCGTCTTCATCTGAAGGACGTGGCTGATCTTCTGGCCGTCGGCGCGAAGCGTGTGCGCGGGGACCGCGTTGTCCTTCTTCGGGGTCTCCGAGAAGTGCTGCGTGGTCTCGCGGACCGTCGAGTCCTTCGCCTGCGCCTTGGTCATGTTGATCAGGCCGGCGTTGTCCGGGATGTGCGACGCGCCACCCGGCTCCGTGCTGAGCATGAACGCGTTGCTGTGTGCCGGCATGACGGGCTGCGGCGACGACGGATCCTGGGCGAGCTTCGCCTGGACCGCCTCGACCTCACGGAGCAGGCGCTCTGCCTCGGCGTCCTGGCCCAGCTCGATCATCGTCTCGGCCTGCGCGACCTTGGCGCGCAGCATCGCGGTGGCCGCGCCGCGGTCACGCGTGATGTCGCTCGCCGTCTTGCCGCCGCCCGGATGGTTGTGCGGCGCACCGCCGCGATCGCTGGTGCTGGTGAAGTCCGACTTCGTCGTCGGCAGGCCGGTGCCCGGAGGACCGTCGACCGTCGGACCAGTGATCTTGTCCGAGACGTTGGCCTGGGCCTTCGGCACCTGGACCGGCGTGGAGTTCATGCCGGACTCGTGGACCTGTGGACCGGGGGCGCTGAGCGCCGTGCCGTCCGAAGCGAGCTTCGACGAGATCAGGCCGGCGCCCACGTCGAGAGCCTCCGCGAGCTTCATGCCGAAATCGGCGTCGTCGAGGATCGCCTGGAACGAGGCCTTCTTCTCGGGCTCGTCCTTCTTGTCCTTGTCCTTCGCCTTCTTCTTGCCCTCGTCGTCCTCGTGATCGAACGGCGAGTCGTCGCCAGCGATCTTCTCCGAGCTGCTCAGCTCGGAATCGAGGAAGTCGAGCGACCCCGCCGCTGCCGGACGCGCGTCGCGCGCCGAAGCCAGCTTGGTCTTGGTCTCCGCGCCACTGAGCGCGTTGGAAACGATGTCTGCGAGAGTGGGGGTCATGTCTTCCTCACGTCACTGGTGGTGGGATCAGGGCCTTCTGAGAAACGATCGTATCGGGGCGGGTCTGCGCTGCGGGCGGGTTGGGCTGCGAGTACTCTTGGCGGTCTCTGCCGACGTCCCGCTGTTGCATCCGCCTCCGGGTGTCACCCAGCCCCTGAGGACGCTGAAGATCTTCGGCTTCCTTCAGGAAGCACTCCAGCATCAACAGGGGCTGAGTGTCACGTCGCACGATCACTCCTGCGGGATGTAGTTCGCCGCCTTGAGCATCTCGATCGCCTCGGCGGCGACCTCCTCGTCCGTGAAGGTCTCCTCGGCCGCCGCGGCGACCTTCGGCTGACCCGTCGCCGGATCGAAGCCCATCTCCTCGACGATCTCCTGCGCGATCTTCAGCGCCGCTTCCTTCTTGCGCGACATCGCCGCGCCCGTGGCCGCCGCGCCCGCCGCCGCGCCACCCGCACCGGCCGCGTAGTGGCCCTTGTGCTTCGCGCCGTGCTCCTTGACCGCCGCGACGAGGTGCTTGCCCTTGTCGGCCGCCGCACCCATGTGCTTCTTGACCATGTCCTTGGCCACGCCGAGCGCCGCCTTGCCGTGGCCGGCGATCTCGGAAGCCGCGGAAGCCTCCTTCTTGGCCTCCTCTTCCTTCTTCGCCTTTGCCTTCTCCTCGTCCTCGCGCTTCTTCGACTCCTCGTCCTCGGCGCGCTTGATGCGCGCGAGGAAGCCGTCCGCGATCCGCTCGCCGTGCTCGAACGCCGCCTTGTCGGCCGCGATCTTCTCCGCCTCCTGCGCCGCGGCGACCTTCGCCGCCTCGGTGGCCGACGCGTAGTTCGGATCCGCCATGCGGTCCGCCAGCTCGTTGAAGCTGGCCACGTAGTCGGCCTCCGAGATCTTCGTGAGGTCGATGTTCTTCGCCGCTGCGATCTTGGTCAGCTCGATGCCGACCTCGGCGTACGAAACGGTCTTGGGCTCGGTCTGCTGGCTCATGGCGGATGCTTCCTTCCGGGTCTCGTTGGTGGGGGTCTGCTGGGTCTGCTGGGTCTGCTGGGATGCGGTCTTCGGCGGCATGAGATCCGCCATCAGCTCCGCGATCTGAGCATCGCTGAGGGATCCGAGGTCGACATTGACCTCCTCCGCCAGCTTCGTGAGGACGA